AAAAAGTTTAAGAAAAATCAATTGACATTTATTCGAAAATATGGTATAATAAATACATAAGATAGAGAGCCGGAACTCATTAAAAACCGGAGAAAGAGAGTATATTATGATGACTTTTAAGAATGATTCTATGGTAAAGAACCAGAACGAAGCACGCGTTGCATTCTCTGAAATGCTCCATGAATTCCTCGTTGAAAAGTTCGGTGAAGAAAATGTTACGTTGGTAGGTACTAACGAATACGCTTTTGTTTTCGGTACTGTTGAAAACAAGCACGGTACTTTTGATATGGTGCTTGATGTCAAGCCGACAGCAAAGAACTATGAGGACACCACGCGGAGCAAAAAGGTTGTTGAAGCATTCGACAGAGTGACAGCCGGCGAACTGTACGCAATGAAAGTTAAGGAAAAGGAAGAAAAGAAAGCCGCCTCACGCTTCGCCTTTGCCGCCTCACGCTTCGCCTTTTCAGCGGCAAAGAAAAAGGAAAAGTAAAATTTATTAAGTAGATATGAAAGAAGTGGTAAGGATTTTCTTACCACTTTTTGGTTTTTATTTAGTTAAATATTTTAAATTGTTCATTTTTTATTCATAATTGCCGCCGGAATAAATTATGAATAAACTTTTAATAAACAATGATGCCGTCGCAATAAAATGTTTACAAAAAAGTCATTGACAAATTTTCTTGGTTATGGTATAATATAAGTACAGTAAAGGAAAGGAGAATAAAATGTATAAAGTTTATTGTTATCCACTTAATGAATCAACAGTAGTTAAAAATAAAATTGAAGCCATAAAAGTATATAAAAAATATTATAATGAAATGTTAGAACTTATTTGCAATTCTGATAAAAGATGGACAGCAAAAGATATTTCTACATTCATAGAATATTCAACAGATTGCATAAATGTATTTACAAATGGTTCAGAAAAATTTTATCTAACTGTAAGAATGGGTATTTGTCCCATTCATAAAATTTCAATAAAGAATTTAAAAAAAATTTATTGACATTTATTATTAGATATGGTATAATATAAGTGCAGTAAAGGAAAGGAGTTAATAAAGTGAATAAATATAAAAAAGTTATTGGCTTTTTATCTCAGTTAGATAGAGATTCAATAGAACGCATTGGAGAAGAGTTTTGCAATATTAATTATCACGATTTTTTACACTTTATGAGATATGATAATATAGTAAAAGTTTTCTTATATTTAAAAAGGTATTTTCCTAATGGTGCTATTTATAATTTTAAAAGAAAAGGCGAAGAATATTATTCAATTTTTGGAAAAATTTATTGTGAAACAAATTTGAAAAAATGGTATACAGAAACAACAGATATTTTTATTAATAATCATTTCGAGTGGAAAACTTTTTCAGTTTTACTTGTACCGATGATTGTCTTTATTGTCACAAAAATAGAATACGTCGAGAAGGTTGCCCGCATAGAAGCGTTTTTCTTATTGAGGAATTTTATGATTTTGTTTTGACTATTATTGAAAAGGGGTTAAATAATAATGAATAAGTATGAAATAGTTATTAAGGTATTGTCACAAGTAGACCATGAAACACTAGAAAGACTTGCAGAAGGATTCTTTAAAGCTTACCATTATTCTCAATATTTGAGATATAGTGATTTAAGAGAAGTTTTTTATAATCTTCAAACGTATTTTTCATGTAAAGATATTAGTATAACAAATGTTTCAAAGGATAATGCGATATACACAATTTTTGGAAATCAAAGCGAAAGAGTTGATTTAGAAAGAAAAGCATATTCTGATGTAGAATGGAATAATGAAAACGAAAATGAAGATAAAGAAAATTTTGATAGAAATACACTATCAATTTTTAATCAGTTAGAATGTTGCCATTGCGATGACTGCCATATGTGTTGTTATATTAGTGTTTTCTTTATTGAAGATTTTTATATTTATTGCTTAGAACAAAATTTTATTAAAGTTCTTATTAAAGAATCAAAAAATTCTAATGGAAAAATTAAAGAAAATAAAGAAAGAAAAGAAGAAAATATGGACAATTTAAGAACAATTGCAAAGAATTTAGTTGATAATTTTTATAAATATGAAGAAATTATTAGTAATTTGCGTGATATTGGTGTAAAAGATGAAAGAATTTACAATATTTTCTATAAAATTCTTAAAAATATTAGTGAATAATTAAGCAAATTATGTCCAGAAAGTCAAATTTCTGGGCATTTTTCTTTTTATTTAGTTAAATATTTAAGGCATTCACATCTTATTCATAGACAACGCCGGATCACTTTATGAATAAAAAGTAAATAGATTGACTCTTCTTAATCTCTTATTAACAATTGAAGCCGCCAAATTATGAACAAAGTATTAAATAAATTTTTCTTTTAACAATTGCCGCTAAATATGAATAAGTTAAAAAATTTAACTTAATCCCAAAATGTGAATAAAGTGTAAACGATTCGCCGCCGAATGGTAATTAAAATTGTCAAGTGCTTGACAAGAAATTGCTCTTACTTTAGGTTGTTTGTCAAGAGGTTGACTTATATTAAAGTGCTCTTGAGCTCGGTTTGTCATATCAGCTGTGTCCTGCAAAAAGCTACAAATTGGAAAAATTTTCCAAAAAGCTGGTAAATCTTGGAAAAAATTTTAAAAAAGAAACCCTTAACTTTAAAGTCAAGGGTGCTATTATTATTCATTTGTTAAATAATCATTTAAAATATTGTATAAAATTTTTAAATGCTACGGATTAAGATAAGACCATATATATCCATATCCAATTCTTTTTCTTCCTCTAGCTACCTCAGATATAAATTGTCTTGCAGAATTGATTTTTTCTAATTGTAAATTTGTTACTGCTTCTAAACAACTACTATATTTAGCTACAAAATTTAAATCTAAATCGTATTGAAAAATATCTTTTATTTCTGCCTTAGGCTTCATCCAATCATTAATAATCGATATTAAATTTATATTAAATAGCTGTGAATTATTATAAGCTGAGCCATTACGACCTCTCTTCTTGTATAATTTATCTGTATTTAATATTTCTTCTTGATGTTCTGAAAAATAATCTAAAGCTTGATCAAAATCTTCGAAGTTAAGATAGTAATAGTTTTTATTATCACTTACTTTTATTTTACCAATTCTTTTTCTTGGCTGTTCCGACTGAAATTCTCCACTTGAATAAATAGAATTATATCCATTTTCAATAGAATGATATTTATTAATAAAAAATGATTCAATATAATTAGCCTGTTCTTTTGAGCAGGTATCTAGTAATTCAATTTTAAAACTTTCTTTTCCATATAGTTTAATTGCGTTATGTAGTTTTGGACAATCAGATGAACTACTATGCTATGATAATCTTTCCTCTAAATTTTCTTTTGTAGTTTGTCCTATATAAACTTTTTTAGTAATCTAATTTGTAATTTTATAAATTTTTACTTCATCCATATCAGCTGCTACCTCCTTTTATTTTCTATATTCATTATATCATAAATAATAAAAAAAGTCAAGTCATTCCTATCCTAAACTTATTTTAATAATCTCTTCCTTGTCCTGTAAAGATATTAATTCACAATCTGAATTATCAATACTTATATTAGCTGGATCAATATAGAAATTAACTTGAATTAAATTAATATATTCTACTTCAAAATTAAAATTACCCGCTTTTCCCGAAAGTATTACAGAAATTTCCCCAAAGTATTACAGGAAATGCCCCAAAGTATTACAGAAATTTCCTACATTATCTTAGAGGGAAGTCCAGAAAATAACTTAGTCAAACTTCAAGCCTTAACTTCGCGGCCAATAGATTAATCTAAAAGAAGCTGTAAAATTGAAAAAATTTTTAAAAAATAAGAGCAGGCTGGCGACCTGCTCTTTTTGGTTATTTTTTAATGGTAAAATTTGGAAGGGCGGCGTTAATAAATATCTTTAGTAACTTTATCTAAAATATTTTTGTCAACCTCTGGCATAGTATCATCATCAATATAGCTGCATTTTTTACTAATACCATCATTAATGCGACACAACACGTATTGAACATAAGTATTACCTTGTTTGATTGCTGTTTGTTCCTTGACTTCAATTAAGTCAAATTCTTTAAAAAAGCTGAGATAAATTCTAAATAACTTATAACAATCATCATCAGTTTTATTATGACCTAAACCTCTTACCATTTCAGTAATACTAAAACGATAATTACCATTGCTTGATTCAAAACATTTTTTTAGAACGCTATAAAATAGAATAATTTCACCACCCAATACAGTAGAATAAGATAAAAGAAATCTAATTAAACATATGTCCATATAGGTACTACAGCTTTTAATTGGAATCTAATAGCATTCTTTATCATCATCTTTCCATAACAAATCTTTTTCAAGTAATTTACTAATTGCTGATCGGACAGTATTAGTAGAGCCGATTCCCAATTCACGAGCTATTTGAGAATAATTTATATCAGAATAATATATATAGTAATGTCCTTCTTTTTTAAAACTGTTCCAATAAGATTTAGAAACAAACCAGTAATAGATAGCAAGCTGCTTGCTTGTCAATTTTTTAAAATTGATTTTATCTTCTGCTTTTGCGGCAGGTAATTGTCTTGAATATTTTTTTATATTCTCACCTCCTTCAATTTTAATGTATCTTCTTTTATTAATTTTTTCATTTTTGAAAACAAAATTTCAAAATTTTCGAATCGTCCTTCAAAATTTTCGAATCGTCCTTCAAAAAAATCTAATGGTTATTTCAATTTTCTCGAATGGTTATTTCAAAAAAATCGAATGGTTATTTCAAAAAAATCGAATAATTATCTTTATATTATCTGTAACAAAGTATCATAATTAAACTTCACGGCGAATAGACTAATCTAAAAAGTTATAACATATCATAAAATTTTAAAACTAAATTCAATATTTAGAAAATGTTAAGAAATGAAAATTTTGCTATCATTTTGATTCATAGTAAAAATAGGTCTATCCCCCATACAAAGCTTTCCTTTTTTATTTTTTCTTTTTTTTTAATAATAATCTCTTCCCTTTTAATCTTTGCTTTTAATTAAAGGAGCAAATCTTTTTTCTTTCTATTATTATTAGAAAACAAGCCACTATTATTTTCAAGTTTTCTTTTTCATTCTCTCCTCTTTTTACTCGCTACGTTCGTAAAAAGGTTACTCCATTACTCGCTATCGCTCGTAACTACATATATAGGAATAATCTCCAAATTATTTAGAATTTCTTCCTACTAAATAAATCCTCTATTTCTAATTAGCGGCTTCAACCATCCTGTTATTAATTTCTTTTCACCACTTAATTCCATTATAATAGTAATCAAATATTCCTTTAACCGAAAAGTCCTAACAATTTTACTACCACCAAAAAGTTCTAATCTAAAAATGCCGCAACTATTGCCGCGACACTTCTAATTAATTCTTTCTTTAATTTCTTTTTTCAATTTTCTCTCCTCTTTTCTCTCCCTTTTATTCGCTCCGCTCATAAAAGGTTACTCCATTACTCGCTATCGCTCGTAACTACGTTAGGGAGCGTAGCTCAGCTCCCCGCAACTGCGTTGCTCCCCTGTCGCGGCTTATTTACTCGCTATCGCTCGTAAAGTCGCCACCTTTTAAGAAAAAAAATAAGAGCAACTATTTCCAGCTACTCTTAAATCAAATATAAAGTATTGTTTATTTTGTTTTTTTCAAATTTTTTCATACTCACTTTCAAAAAAAAGAACAGTAAACTAAATTTCATTCAAATCTATTTCTCTTTTATATAACTAACGTATCGCGGCTAACCATGTCTATGATACTGTTAAGCCATATGTTCTTAAACTTTCTTTTAATATCAGCTATGCCGCGGCACGGCAATCCTGTGTAAACATTTTATGACAGCTACCATTAGAAAATTTTATTTCTAATAAACCTCTTGCCGCCTTACCTACTTCCGTATCTATTTTGTTTTTAATATCAATCTATTGTTGCTTTTTCTTTTGCCGCATCTCCTAGACTGTTACATAGTTTTTCATTTGTCTACACTCTCCTTTTTACTCGCGCTGCTCGTAAAAAGCTACTGCATTACTCACTGCGTTCGTAACTACGTATTAAAAAAAAGAGTAATTGAATTTCAACTACTCTTAAATCAAATATAAAGTATTGTTTATTTTGTTTTTTTCAAACGTTTTAAATCGCGGCATTAATCAGATTTCAATAATCTTTTGTAACTAACTTACTATCTTTATCCCAATATTTTCTTTAATCCGCGACCATTAAGTATATCATTTGTCGTACTATCTTCCCCAACTCTATAAACTTTTTGTAATGTTTCAAGCATCTCTTGAATTTTTTGTTCTTCCTCTAAAGCTTTTCTATTTTCATCTGCTTCAAACATATGCTTATCAATCATTTCATCAATACTATTGTTCATAGAATTAAATTCTGGCCAGCTATTATAGATATAAGTTCTCTTTTCACCACTAATAAAAGTAATTTTAATTTGAAGAGTTGTTGCATCATAAGTAAAACTACCAACACCATTTAAATTGATTAAATCATTTTGAATTTTAAACCACATTTTATTATTTCCTCCCTATTTAAGCCGCGGCATTAATCATAACTAATCAACCTTCGATCGTCTTCCGGAAATAGCTTGCCATTTTTTAATGACTTTAAGCCGCAACTATTAAGTATATTATTTTTTGTAGAATTAAAATCTGGCCAAGTACTATACTTGAAAGTTTTCTTTTCTCCGCCAATATAAGTAATTTTAAGTTGAAGAGCATTATCATCAAAAGTAAAATTACTAATACTACTTAAATTAATTAACTCATTTTGAATTTTAAACCACATTTATTATTCTCCTTCACAAAGTGCAAAGAACATTTCTTCAACCGAATTAACTTCTTTTCCGTTATCCATTTTATAAGGAAAAATAAGATTACCTATAACAAATTGAAAAGTGATATAACCAGTATTATTAGATGATAATTCCTTCTCGATAAACTCTGCCATATTATAGGTTTCTTCTGCAAGAAGAATTTTCTCATTTAGATCAATAATCATAGACATCTGTTTAGAATAGTATTTCTTTAATCTGTCAACAAGAGTTGTATATTGATATAATTTCATCTATTCTCCAATCTCCAATCTGTAATCATTTCTGTTTCATGTATTAAATATTGCCCTTGCCACCGTTCTTCTGATGTCATTTCACTATTCATTGTATCAATAAAGCATTCCGCATCTTCTTTCTTTTGAAAAGCGCCAATAATTCTATCTAAGCTATAGGTTCCACGAAAAAGAATAATATAACATTTTTTCTTAGTTGTTACGTGTTTTAACATTTTTAACCTCCAAAGAAGAAATAAGATCGAGTTCAATAATAAAGTATTGATATTGTTCGGCTTCTACGTCAGTATCATTATTCATCGTATAAGCATACCATTTAGCATCTTCTTTCTTTTTAAAAACATAAAGAAGTTTATTTTTACCATAAGCATCTTTACGATAAACACAATAACATTTTTCTTTCATTTTTAATTCCTTTCTCATTTACTATAATAATTATACCATAGTCTAAGTAAAAAGACAATACTTAATTTTAAAACGAAATCCAAATAGTATTAACCCATTCATTCCAGTGAAGTGCCGCCTGCTTAAAACACCATGATAATTCTGCCTTTCCTTCTAATAAATTATAGTGCCGGCACTTCAAACGAACCCATGAGCCGCGTGCATCGCGCCAATAATATAATTTTGGAGTGCGGCGGCAAATAGGACAAGGCATTAAATTAAGTTCCAAACGTCTTGAACCTCCATATCAACATCAATACCAGTAATTTCTTTAAAGATCCCAGCATCGAAATTAGGAAGAGATAAAACTGCTTCTTTTTGCTTGTCGGTAAGACAACAATGCCAAGTCTTATTACGAAGCTTTTTACAATAAGATGAGTCAATAGGATTCTTATTATAATAAAAATCTATATCATAGAGAGCCATCAGTCGATGTACTAACTCCATACCGTCTAATAAACTAAGAATCGTAGAAAATTTAAATTTTGTTGGCTTATTAAACATATAAATTGGTTGTTCTTTTGTATTAAAAAATCCAGTTGAATAGGAAATCTTATTATAACTGCCTGTGTTGTTATCTCCAGTATTATAATTACCAGTATTATTGCAACCATTATTACAAGCACCAGAGTTGTAATTTCCCAAATTTAAACTCCCAACATTATAATAACCAATATTGTCATTGCCGCCATTATAATTTCCACAGTTGTTACTACCAATATTATTGTTGCCGCAATTATTATCCCCAATATTATTATTGCCGCGATTTCTTTCGCCAATATTCATTAGCCCTCTGTTGGTTCCACCGCCGGGATTCAGTTTTCCCATTATACTTTTAAAAGGAATTTCTTCAACGATAAAAATTTTATTTGTACAGCAATTTGCAAACAAACCTTTATCTATATCACCAACTGCAATAACTTTTGCGATATGAATATTTTCTTTTAAGTCATAAAATCTAAGGTAATATTCAATGTCTGTAGTAAAATGCATTCCTCTGATACACACTTTCGGAACAACATCTTCTTCAAAGTAGCCGGGACATGAATATTGTTTATCGCGGCAAGTCCAATCGCTATTAAAAATTTTATAACCTTCTATTACCATTTAATTCTCTCCTTAATTAATTTTATCACCATTTAGTTCAACATAAATTACAGATAATTTAATTTCATTACCTACTTCATATTCTCCCGAAATGTCTTTTAAAAGATAAGTGCTGTCATCATCTTCTATGAGAATTTCCTGATTATAAAAACCGCTATCCTTAACATCAACTACTTCATAAGTTTCTTTAATACCCCAAAATAAACCACCAACAACTAATGAAACAATAATGGAAATAATAGATATTAGCGTTATTGTAAAAGAATTATCCCACATAAAATATTCAAGAATATTATATAATAATATAAGCACTCCACTGGCTGTCACAATACTAACAATCCACATCAATAGAACCATTTAAAACTCATATCCTCCTACAATTTTACTCGTTCTTATCTTTCACTTCTCTTGATGTTTCTTCTGGAATTGTAAAAATAAATTCTGTATCATGAATCTTTTTTTCGCCACAATAAGGACAATAAATCCAGAATTGTAATGGAACATGCTTCCCACAATTACCACAATAGTCTTCCCGTTCTAAGACTATACCACTTGCTGGCGGTTCAATCTCCATTTTTGAACCATCTTCAAAAATTAGATTACAAGAAATAATTTTCTTAACTTCCATTTTATCCACTCCATAATACTTAAATAGAAACACCACAATAAGGACAGTGTTTATCTTTAAAATCCTCTGGGCGAAGCACTTTTTTACAATTATAACAAGGATAACCAAATGTCATAGGCGGCGCTGAGGATAGAGTAGAAATATTATCTTTAATTGTTTCTTCTATAATTGATTTTAAAAATTCTTGGTATCGTTTCGTTGATACTGTGCTTGCGCCGCAATAAGGACAATAATTATAAGAATAATCAATACTGACAAATTTTTTCTTACAATTATAACATCTATTCTCAAAAGTTATAGATATTGGAGTAGGGATTTCAATTGCTTCAACATCGAAAGAGCTATTTTCCAATCTTATTTAACCTCCTTAAATATTCCTATAAACAAGAACACAAAACCCAACAAAAACCAAAAACATTAAAACATCAATAACCATTCAATCACTCCTTTTTAGCGTTGTAGCTTTCAATTTCTCCAACATCAATACCAGTGATTTCTTTAAAGATTTTTCTGTTGAAATTTGGAATACCTAAAATAGCATCCTTATTTGTAGGATATAGATTCTCCCACCATTCTTGGACACTCACTTTTGGTTTTATTACTTTTAAATAGCCGTCAGTAGTTTCAGCTTTTGGATTTGCTTCTTTTTTCTCTTTGGTCATATTTTCAAAATTTACCCATCCGAAATTTTCTGTTGGGATTTTGTCAAGCAAGGACTTTGCGTCGCTTGCTAACCAATCGCCATAAGTCCAACTAGATTCCTTATTAAAGAATGTAATCCTTGGTTCGATTGTATTAAAACAGCCGCTAGAATAATTTGTCTTATTCCAATCACCACTATTCCAGCTACCACTATTCCAGTTACCACTGTTTCCACAGCCACTATTTCGATTACCAGTATTCTTATCACCAGAATTATACATACCAGTATTCCAGTTACCACTATTTCTGCTACCACTATTGGCGGCACCAATATTTAGATCACCAGTATTCCAGCTACCACTGTTTAAATCACCTGTGTTCCAATTGCCACTGTTCTTATTATCAGTATTACAGCTACCACTATTCCAATTACCAGCATTATGATTACCAGAGTTCCGATTACCAGTATTCTTCATACCCGTACAATTTTTTCCAATATTTACAACATCCAGAACTTCATGCCATGACAGCTCTCTCACGATTTTTAACTTATCTGTACAGCATTTATTATCTCTTTCCTTAATATTGCCATAAGCAATTACTTCTGCTACATGGTTGCTAGGATCAAAAGTATAATAACAAAAACAATCTATTGCTTTTCTACAAAAGTGCATTCCTTGATAACAAATATCTAAACTTACATTTTCTTCAAATGTCCCCGGACAAGTATATTGCTTATCTCTACAAGTCCAGTCACTATTAAAAACTTTATAACCTTTTACAATTTTATCCATTCTTATTCTCCTTTTCTCCAATTTTTCTCATTCTAAAACTAGACCATTCGCCGGCTTAATTTCCATTTTTGAACCATCTTTAAAAATTAAATTACAAGAAATAATCTTGTCAACTTCCATTTAATCACCCTTCTTTACTTTCCATGCCGGCGCAACAATTACTTTGCATTTTGGGCATTGGTAATAATACTTAAAGCTATAAGTAGGTTTATCGCAATTGATTTTAATTAGCTTAACATTACAATAATTACATTTCATTTATATTATCTCCTTTAATAATTAAACTTACTCCAATTGTTGAACTCTTCTAACTTAACTAATTCATCAGTAGAAAAATCTTCTGCCATCTCCTTCATTACATCGAATACTTCGTCTTTCTCATACCAATCTTCTCTGTCAAAAACTTCTCTGTTTGTAATAAACGAGTATTTATTTGGAGCAAATTTAACTAAATCAAAGTTAAAAATTTTTGAGATAGAAAACAAATGTTCTTCATATACAAGTTCATTTATTATAAGATAATCTATATTGAAAGCATAATTGATAAATCGCTCCTTTAAACAGTCACCGCAAACTATTTCTTCTCCATTGGTATAGTACTGGTCTTTTTCTTCTTGGCATTCATCACAAACGAGAACCTTTCTATTGTTTCTACCACAACCAATACAGTGTTCACAGCCGCAGCAATCATTAACATTAATCCAACTCATTATCTTCTTCCTCCTCATCGTCATCATCGTCTTTTGGGCCATAAGGAATAACTTCAATTGAGATTAATTTACCATCTTCTTGATAAACACCGCTTGCAATATCATTATCGCTAATAGTAATTCGGTCTTCCCAATGTTCACCTAACTTCTTTAATAGCTCTGCGGCGGCAAACTCATACCAAGTTCGTTCCTCAGTTCGATTAACTGTATTATCTGCCGGATTAAAAATTACTTTAACAAGAATTGCTTCCATTTTCTTAGAGCCCCTTTCTCACTTTCTATAATAATTATACTATATTTTATAGCGAAAATCAAGCCTTTCTTTTTCCTCTTCCTTTTCAAATTCAATTAAGATTTTCATAACGCAATTGATAAAGAGTTTCTTTGTTGAACTAAGCCATTCGCCGTGCCAGTCATGGTTCATAAAATAGTTAAGAATATCTTTTGTTTTGTAGAAACGAAGAATTTTATTTTGTAGTGCTGTATAAAGTTCTTCAACTTCTTCCCATGTGGAACAACCTTTTAAAGCATCACAAGCACTACAAGAACCCCAGCCAAATTCAAGATAACCCCATTCGCCGCCAGTATAATAAAGGACAAAAGTATCGCCAGAATAATCATCATCACTTAAAGTAAAGAGTACGTGTCCAAAACTATTAATCATTGGAGTATAGTCATCTAAATCTAAAATACCCGTTTCCTTCCAGAACTGAAATTCCTTTGGATAAATCTCTTGAACATAAAAAATTTCTCCCATTAATAATCCTCCTGTCTTAAATATTCCCAAATGTCTTTTAGGTTTGTAAAAACTCCGTTAATATCAATGATTGGAAATGGTTCCTTCTTTGTTATTACATCGAGTAGCGGATTATTAAAATCACTTGTAAGAGTATAACCGCCAACCTCATCTCTAATCTGACGAGCAATATCTAGGGCGGTAAACTTATAATCATTATAATTACTATTCTCGTTTTCAAAATAATCGTGCCGCAACTGATTAATTAGCATATGGAACTCATAGAACCTCATTCTGCCGCTGCCTCCTCCTCTTGTTCAACAATTTCATTCAACTGATTATAGAGTTCAAGTAGATTATTATAATAAAATTTTGTGCCTTCGTACATAAAATAATAATCATCATTGCCACGAATATAGTCACCCAAAACATCGCATTTAAACTTACGACCAAAGAAAGTTTCTTCAATAGAAGAAGTTTGTTTATCCACAAAAGAATCCATTAGATTTAAGATTTCTTGAACTCTATCTTGCTTTGGTCGGTCAGTTTTACTTTCATAAAGCGAAAGCCAACTATCAACCAGCCCTTCCATTTCATAATAGGAAATTCTTACTGCACGCATAATTTTAGCAAAATTCTCAAACTTTCGATAACTCATTCTGTCGTCTCCTTAATAACAATAAGATCATTATAAAAATGCCAAATAGAATCACAAAGATATTCTTCATTATGATACCAAAAATGAATATGCTTATTTCCAATAACTTGCTTGATAATACCAAACCTCTTTCCGAAAAAGGTTTCTTCAATTTTATTGCCATGTATTTCAGCAAATTCAGCGGCATCAATAATTACTCTATCGACAAAAGATTCATCAGAAGAATTGCCATTTTTATAGAGTTCCTTGTAACTATACCACATTTCTTCCATTCCTTTATAAGCTTCTCTTGCGGCAATAACGACTCTTTCAAAATTTTCAAACTCTTTATAATTCATTTAATTCTCCTCTCAATAATAGAAAAAGGGCTAAATTTTTTCTTAAAAAACTTAACCCTTACAATCCTTTCTTTTAATTAGACTTCTTAGTCTTAGTGTTCTTTTCTACAAGATAATCATCATATTCCTTCTTTGTCTTATCAAAATCAAACATTTCATAAGACTTAGATGCTGTCTTACGGTTTGTATATTCCTTAGCGGAAACATCAAGTGTAACGCAGCCTTCATGCTCACCCGTACCATCCTTAATGTTTCCAATTCTTACACCGATTGTATTCTTTTTCTTATCACGAACCATTGCGACATTATCATCACCATACTTTTCCCTCAGAAAGGAAATTACATCTTCCATTACGGTAGCCTTCATTGCCGCCTTAACCTTTGTCATTGTCATTTCAGTAGTAACAGTATAATCCATCATAAATATTTCTCCTTTTTAATCAAAAATACATTCACATATTGGACAAATTAGATTCCCATCCTTATCAGTTTCAATTTCTGGATAGTCACATTCGTAAATTGGTTCTCCGCATTCAAGACAATAAATACAATTATCATCTTCATCACTATCAATATAGGCAATTGTATCGTATTCCCTCATAATTGCATTTGCGAATTCTCTCCACTTCATTTTATTTCCCTTCTCTCTTCATTTACTATAATAATTATATCATACTCTATAATTAAAATCAATATTTTTAATTACCACGATTCATCATAGTAAACGTCTTCTGTTTCAAAATTAGTAGTCGAAAGAATTTCTTCTAGTTGACACTTAGTAGATTCTAGCTGATTAAAATACCAACTATCATAATTGCAAGAACCAAAAAAGAATCCGGCTTCTGTTGGGAGCAATTCATCTGCTAGATAAGGATTATTAAGAACTGTAGTAACTGTATCCAGAAGTTCTTCAAGCTTTTCTTTTGGAACACGAACATTTTCTAGGCTATCTGATCGGGGATCTTGTTCATATTCAAGATTTTCAACAAACCACTTTCTAATTTGATTTGCTTTTCTCCAGTATACATCTTCTTCATCTTCCCAGTCCCAAACTGGATTAGACTTCTTTCTTACTGTTAAAAACATATCCAAGCCCATTTAATATTACCTCTCTTTCATTTACTATAATAATTATACTATAGTTTATAGGAAAAATCAAGAATTAAAAAATCTAGCGTCATAGAAATTTGTATCATACTTTAACCAGACATTACCACTATTAATAATGCCATCAATTTGATACTTAAATAGTCTTTTTGCGCGTTTAAATGTAACTTCATTCTTAATAAGAGCAATAATTTCTATTCCGCTAGAAAGATCGTTAAGAGATTTACAGGTCTGCGAACAGCCAGATTCATAAATCATAATTAACTCATCATTACTCCCCTTCCAAACCTTAAACCATTCGCCGCGATTAGTTACACCAATTAAACCCTCTGACAATACGGGAGTTTCTAAATAAAAATCTTCGCCTATATATTCGCAAATAATTTTAATTCTTTTCATTTGATTCCTCCATTTCTTCGAATCTTCTTCTCCAAATAATATTTTCATCACGAGATGCAAATGTTTTTGCATTTAGAAAACATCTTGATTTTACAAAAAGATCAATTGAATCATCATCAGTTTTGCTAATACCATTAATGTCAAAATCACTATGCGTACAAGATTCCTTTAGTGTACCTCTATCAAAACCACCAGTTTCATAAACCATTGTATAATATTCATCATTATCCGGCTCACGAATAATAACAAACCACATACCAGAATTAGTTCTACCAATCCAACCGTTCTGTGGCTCTGGCATTTTTCTAATCTTTTCTTCATTCTCACAAATGAATCTTTCAATTACATCATTATCTTCATCAATATTATCATAATAATCAAGGGCAGTATTCTTCATCTTCTTGTAAATAAAACCAATATGGGCTTGAAGAATATTATAAAAGTAAGCAATCTTCTTATGTAGATTTCTTACAGCCTTTCGATAAGCAAGCTTCTTTGCAAACTCCACATCCATATTATCGCCAGTAACATATATAGCATTACCATAGCCGCCGCGACAAACATTGTCATAAGCTTTTTTAATTTCAGTACAAGTAGCAATACCACCACCGGTATAATATAGATTAATAAAAAATCTCATATCATTTGCTACAACTGGAATATAACACTGAACATTCTTACCACCGTTGATAATTTCATATTCGGGTTTCTTAAATCTAAAATCTTTTGCCATATTTAAAAACTCCTTTTCTCATTTACTATAATAATTATAGCATACTCTATAATAAGAATCAATTATTTTGCTAAAAGAATATAGTTATTTATAAAAACTATTCGTCAGTCCCAAAATGAATCTTAGCAACTTCAATACATGCCAAATATTCTTTTGCATATTTAGTGTTGCCATGTGTTTCTTTTATCTTCTCTGAAAATTCTTTTAGATTGCCTGTAAAACATCCACATTTGACCATAATATTTTCGTTTCTAGTTCTAAATATAGTTGTATTTCTGCTCTTACTACCAAATCCTTGGAAGCAAATATAATCTGCACTATCACAAATCAGTGCATCATTGTAAATTTGTGCGTTACCACAAACCCGTGCATTGCCAAGAACCTGTGCATCACCAAAAACTCTTGCATTGCCAGAAACAGATGCATTATCATAAATTTGTGCATCACCACAAATCTGTGCATTACCATAAACTTGTGCTTTACCACAAACTTCTACATGGTCAGAAACTCGTGCATTATCATAAACTCGTGCTTCACCAAAAACCCATGCATCACCACAAATACATGCATCACCATAAACCTGTGCATTATCAAAGATTTGTGCATCACAAATAATCTTTGCATTACCAAAAACTTGCGCACCTCTATAAACCCATGCAATACCATCATGCGACAAATTTTCTTCCTTTTCGATATAGCCTCCCAAATCTCCGGCTTTGACATCGCCAAAATCTTTAAGTGCCTTAATTTGAAATAGTTTATGTCCAAGGAATTCTTTTACATTAGAAGTCATTTCATATTTTTTCATTTAACGTCTCCTTTTTTATTTACTATAATAATTATATAATATTCTATAGTAAAAATCAATTGTTACTATTTTCTTCCTTTACTTCTAACGGCTCAAAAGTTCGATTAAACCATTCAAAAATTAGCTTTCCATCAGTAGGCTTTCTTAAACAAAAATTTTCCTTTTGAAAAGTCTTCCACCATGTTTCGATGGCACCATTATATGAACCCCAAAACGTATCAAACTCTTCCATTCTTTCCTTATCGAAAAGTTCATCAAAATATTTTTCTCTACTATCTCTATCTTGATAGTCTTCACAATCCGCATTATAATCTTCTTCTGAATAAAACTCATTCATAAATTCAATCATGTCATTATAAAACTTGACACTATTATCACTCATATCAGTTACCTTAATTACTACACTCATTTTATTTCTCCTTAATATTCAACAGTAAACTCTTTTACAAGACCATAAAAAACATCATAATCATAGCGAATAATCATCTTGCCGCCAACATTATTAGCAAACTTAATTGCATCTTCCTCATTAACAAAAATTTTCAGAAAATTACCATTCATTAGACATGCCCTCCTGAATTTTTCTTGCAAAATAAGTTTTGTTTTGTGTATAACCGAGACAATCAAGTCCGTCTTCAATGCTATCATATTCATGAATACCTAAGCCGCCGCATTTACCAGTAATAACACCATCAAAATAACGAATAAAATGGAAATCATCATCTCTTGTTGCGAAAGCGATTCCGTATTCGTCATCATTAAGTTCATCAAAAGAATTAACTTCTCTCATATCTGGAAAGGCAGCAAGCAGATGCATTTTACTTAACATAGCGACTATTGTATTGTCCCATTGTGTGTCATAAAATATTCCATCATCGCCGCCATATTCATGACATTCATTAAGATAATTATTCAATCTCTTTTCGTAGTCATTTACATCTGTAAAGAAACGATTTTTATTCATTGCAAGAACTTCATCATCGTCGCATTCATCATCACAGTCATCAGCTTCATCTTCCAAGTCGGCAAGACCACACATTGAAGCATGAGTAACGAAGGGGCAAAGCCAATTGAAAGTATTCAATGCCCATCCGCCGCAATTAAAATCTTCGTTGTAAGTATTATTAGTATTACGATAATTCGTTTTGTTCAACGGATCGTCCATATAACTAATAACATCACCATTTAAATTTTCAATATAAGCGAGTCCCATAGATGTTTTCTCCTTTCAAAGAACCAAGAAGATTATTTCCTATCTTTCATTTACTATAATAATTATAACATAGTTTATAGTAAAAATCAAGTATTATTCAATATCTGACTCTACCAATTTAAAGCAAACTTCTGAATCAAGTTGAATCATCTTATAGCCACCATCTATATAAGTATAATAGGCAGTATAAGCATCATTCATTTCAGAAATAAAATTATCTCTGTCACAATCTTCCTTAAAATCTTCAAGCATTTGAAGAAAATACTTACCAATCTGAGCATTAAGATAGGTTTCAGCATCTTCGCTCTTCCTAAAAACCTTATACTTTTCATCATCAAGTAGTTCACAAATTACAATATAAACTTTCATTTAATCCTCCTTATTCCCAAAAAGCATCAAACCATTTAACAAATAGTTGAAAGGCTTTTGCCTTCTTCTTCTCCATAATAATTTTTGTTCTTGTATCTGCCTGTAAGTCAAAATCAAATTTTGAACATAAATAAAAACCAAGAGCAATATCGCTCAGAATTTTTTCCCATTTTTCACGAGAATCATCATCTGCCACGATATTACAGTCCTCATCAAATTTACATAGTTCTGTGGGAGCACCTATAGTTTTTTCTTTTAGATAAAGAATATGGATTAAAATTTCATGAGCGAAATAATCATCTAAATTAAAACACTCATTAAAAATTCTTGTTTCAAAGTCTACTTTATCTTTTAGCTTATATCCATAAAGTTCACAAGCTTCTTTATAAGTAGGTTCAATCTTTCTAATTTTATTAACTTTCATTACGCCGCCTCCTTAATTACATAGAATAAACTAAGAGCATAAAGTGGAATCATACAAAAGAATAGAATCATCTAATTTCTCCTTTTTCGATAACAGTCCAAGGTAAATTTTCAAAATCATTTTTCTCAATTGGTAGTAAAGAATACTCATAACTTTCAGCGTAGTCTTGATAAGTAAAAGAATCGTAAAACATTTCCCATGCTTCATCAGCATCTGAATCAAATTCATCATCATAATCCGCTTCATTTGTTTCATAATCTTCTAAAGCGATGTATTCCCATTTGCTTAAATAATCATCTTTATAATCTATAAGGAAAGCTTTTATAAGCTCAATATTCTCCGCCGCGAGATAATGAATTTCTCTAGTTCTTGCATAACAAGAATGACATTGACAATAGCAATAAACCATAAAATCCTCCTTATGATGTAAAAAGCTTATAAATAAAATAAACAACGTAAAATATAAGTAAAATATATAAAGGAATTAAAACTTCAGCCCATGTCATATTTACCATACCAAGTAGTTTTTCAACAACAAAAACAGTTAAAATAAGCCTTGAGTTTTGAATGAATTTCTCTGTGTTCTCACTCATTTCTATCTCTCCCACAATGCATATAGAATTCTTCAATTTCATAATCTTCTGGAATAGACTGTTGTGAAACGTAATCTTCCGCCGCAGCTTCAGTATCAAAAATTTCTTCAATATATGTATGCTTTATTTGACAATATACATCAGTATAAAAAACAATAAAAATATTTTTCAGCATATTAGCACTCCTTTAATCCTCATAAAAGACGATTACTCTCTCTATTGAATTTCTCATAATTGCACTCATCAAAGCACCCTTATCAACTGTAGGATTTACAACAACGCTTTCAAAGGTTTCTCCACACAGATTATAATACCATTCACAGTCTTCCTCTGTGGCAAGATTATCAACAGCAAACCAATAAGCTTCTTCAATAGTATCAAAAAGCTTAGATTCAAATACATTGTTTGTTTTATAGTTAAGCCTATACATATTTAAAACTCCTTTTCTTATTTACTATAATAATTATATCACAGTTTATAGGGAAAATCAAGGAAAATTTTTACCATAAATTTTAATTGGAATATCCTTCCGCTATTTTAATGGCGATGTAAATTGCTTACTTTTAATCATTCTCGCTTCATAATAAAGCTATATTGAATATCTTTAATATTTTTATCCACTGAATTCTCGTAAACTTCTTTCTGTCCATGAAAATGTTTAATAATTTTGTCGTAATGTTTTTCAACTGGGTTACCTTTAATCATATAAAAAGAAACATAACAACAACCATACTCTTTACGAAGTCTTTGCATTTCTTTATAAATATCTAAGCCAATAATAGGATTATTTTTATCAAAAGAGTAAAGACCAAAATCGAATAACTCTAATCCTACTCTAGAATTATCATAACAGTAAGAGAAATAACCTATTATTCTATCACCATCATAAATGGCATATTGACGATTTTTACAAAGATTGGCACCAGTACCAATATAATTAAATTCCTTCTCATCTCTGTCCGCCGTGAAATAATACATATCATCATCGTCAGCATGAGTTTTAAATAAGTCAATTAATTCTTTAGCACAAGTTCTCGCATCTATCAGCATTAAATATCAATCTCCTTTACAAACTTATTTTCATAAGTGGTATAATAAATATTTTTAAACCCATATTGCTCAATCATTGTTCTACAAATAGGACAAGGTTTAGCTAGTCTAAAGTTTCCATTCTTCATTTTGGACACAATAACCAATTCTGCTTTTTTGAAATCGTTGAAACCGCGTGGTAGTTTACCAATACAATCAATTTCAGCATGGAGCTTATCATAAATATAATCTTTATTGGCATCTTTTGTCCTAACTCTATAATAATGTTGAATAGGCGAAGTTCTTTCGCTATTGACTCCAAAACAAAGAATCTTGTTTTTATAAACAACAAACGAAACCATTTTTGTTTTATTCTGATGATACGGAATAGGCGAGTAAATATCGTCATACAACGACGACAACTTTTTCAAAATCTTTTTATTCATTTATATCTCCTTTACGCAATAAAACCAATCAACACAAGCAAAACAACCAACAAGATAGCATAGCCAATAAATAATGGCTTATAACTATTGCGGCGAATAGATACATCTGTAAAAATATCAACAATAAATGTTCCTAACATCATTAAAATAAATAAAACGAATGCCAAAACTCCCATAGAATCACTCCTTTTCTTTTCTATAATTATTATACTATATTTTATAATAAAAGTAAAGGGGTAGTTATTCACTACCCCTTAAAATTAAATTCTTTTATAAACCACATAAGATTCAATAATTGGCTGAACCTCATAACAATTAGTTAAAACAATTTGATTTTTATTTAAATCATGTTCTATCTCAATTTTATAAAATTTCTGATTATGTCGGTAAATGTAATAATGATTATTATTCCATTTCCCGCCTTCAAATTTTTGAGAATTTTCAGAATAAGTTAAAATACCATATTGAATAATCTCTTCACATAGGTTTTTATTTTCTACTTTAATTCTAATTGTTTCTTTATTCACTAGTTTTTTCCTCTCTACAAAAACGTACTTCAATCTTTAGCGGTGAAACAGGCATATCATCCATAACCAGTGCCTTTTCATAACCATCTTCACTAGCTTCAAATAGCATATCCTCATAAACATCAGATAGAAAATCTGAAAGAGTGACTGGACAATGACCAATCGAATTTCTTAGCTTATGGAGAAAGAACATATCTTCTGCAAAATAGTCGATTAGCATCATAGTAAAATCTTTTCGATTATAGAGTTTTTCCTCTGTAATCATTGTTCCTTCATCAGCATTCCAAATTTTTACATTAATATATCCACTTGTCATTATTAATCCTCCTCTCCATCTGGAATTCAACTAATTACTACTCTAGTTCCGTTATCTTCCCACATATCAAAATGAGCACTTTCATCTTCATTAATTTCTGTTAGAATATATTCGTCAGCATAATAATCAAGTTCTTCATCGTAAATCTGCTTAAAAGTATCTGGATAACATTTACGAAGAATATAGCTTTGATTAACCTCTCCAACGCCAATAATATGAACTTTTTCATTACAGTCATCAATCATATCAGCAATCATATTATTGAAACAGTAGTCATCAAGACCTTCTCTCAAATCTTCATAAAACTTTGTACTTTGCAATCCATTTTTATAATAAGAAACAAATTTATACATGGTTAATCCTCCACAAAGCAATCCAATTCAGTTTCATACCATTCATCGGGATTAAAAATTTCTGGATAAACATCAAACCAATCTACAAAATAATCAATTAAAGTCATTACTTATCCTCCTTTTCAGAAATGTCCTTTTTAATCTCATTCATTTTTCTTAGCATCTCTTCCTCTCGCCGCGATGCCATCGAGCCAATTTTCATTAGTGAATAAATCATTGCACCCATTCCAAGTCCTGTTGCCGCCGCGACACAAATAATAGAAATCAAGATAGCTGTAGTCATTTATAATTTCCTCCTTTAAGTTTCTATAAATATTATATCATAGTTTGTAATAAAAATCAAGCTTAACTAAAAATAACGAGTAGAATATTTCCAATTGTTAAAACGCAACAAAGAATCAATGGAAAGTCCTCTGAAATATCAAATTCTCCCATATAGGATCTCGCGGCTAAAATTCCTATAGTTGCGATTAGCATAAAAAAGCTAATAATTAAAATAATAATACTAAGCATATAAATTCCTCCTTAATGAGCATAAATATCTGCACAATGAAGTAAATCAAGGCACCATTCAAAAGATGGTCTGTTTAAATCATAATAATCAATAGAATCATTATGAAAAAATTGTTTCGTTTTTTTAATTTTATTTTCATCAAAATAATCCATGTGGTGATAAATTAAATTACTAATAAGAACCATTGTATTATCGTCATTGCTAAATTCACTACAGGATATAATATATGCTCCAACATTATGATGATTATAATAATGACAGATTCCATCCTTCTGAATTTGCGTCATTGGCTTTCCAATATCATGAAATTCCGTAGCAATACAAATATAAAACATGTAGTAATCAAAGGGTAGATTATATTCATGACAATAATTTCTAATATATTCTGCGGATTTTAGCATATGATCGCCGATTGTTAATTTATGATGAGGATTACGATGACTAATATTTTGAGATTTCTTCAAAAGAAGGTAAATATCAAAAGAATAATTTCTAATGAACTTAATATAATTAAAACCCTCTTGATATGCCGGCGGCTGATAATTGAACAACATTTTCTTGATTACTTCTTCTGGTACTTTTCTATCTCTTTTGTTATTGTTTCCTAAGCACTTTTCGTATGGCGTAGCAATAACAATAGCATAAAAAGCTATCGTTTTCTTTACTGCATTTTTAATTTCTTTAATTAAATTAATTCTTCTTTTTCTGTTAATATTCGTAGCATTATAATAAACATTTTGTCCATTTTTTAATGCCGCAACAGTTCTCTTAAACATTTCATTAAAAACTTCGTTATTATGCTTTTGGTCATTAATATCTCCAAAAAGTTCTTCTCTTAACTTATCAGAAGATACAACTATATCATTCTCCTTTTTATTAGAATTAATAAAATAATCCTTTCCAGAACCCGGCAAACCTATCATAATATAACATTTAGGAAATTTCATATTTTTCTCCTCTCAACAATCATAAAAGCCACTATAGTCCATAAACACAACTCTATTATCTTTTACACACATATTGTGCATAGACAAATCATTAATACTGTACTTTTCAATAAAAGCACAAAACTTATCAAGGTCTGACTGACTATAATTCATTTGAAGAATTGCTCTTGTAAATATGGGTAATTGAGAATTGGCATATGCAGAAAAGCTACTTTTAATTGATTCCTCTTTACCTTTGACATCCGGCATTTTAAGATAAGTTCCATCTGCCTTTTCTTGTAACTCTATTTCAGAAGTAATCATTCTACTTTTAAGAAAAAACTTATCAACACCTTCTTGTTTTGCTCTTTTATAAAGACTAACTTCTTTTACGCAATAGTTTTCTACTTCATAATAATCATAGCCAGTTCCATAAAACCAACCGACAAAAGGTACTTTCAAAACACAATTATCAAGAAAGAACACAAGCTTAGAAGCTCCGTAGTTGTAATCATAATCATAAATTTCATCAATTGGCATACCATAGCCGTTGCAAGGAAACTCATCGTCACAATCATTGTAAAAGATTTCACCCAAAGTATCCTTTAAATTAATGATTTCTTTAATATCCGCTCTCATTTTTTCTTTTCTCCTTTCCTTTTTCTATATTTATATTATATCATAGATAATAAAAAAAGTCAAGAAAAATTAACTTCTTGACTTTTACTAAATATTACCAAGGCATTGCCGCCCACTCTTTTACTTGTATTTCCAGAGGAAATTTTTTAAACTCATCGGATAACTGTTCTTCAGATAATATCCAGAATCCTTCTGAATAATATCCAAAAGTTGGTTCATTTAAAAAGTTGCATTTAATAATAACGATTTCATTAGCTTCTGGCATTTTCTCTTGCGGAGCGTACCATCTTACATAACTAATTCTCATTACAATTTCCTCCTTTCGACAAAATTCGACATTTTTTAGACATAAAAAGAGGGATTTAACCCTCTCGTTTTCAAAAGTTAAATCCCATTAAATAGCTTAAAAATATCGCCACTTGCAATTCTTTCAGATAATTCCTTAATTACATCTTCGTCAATATCAAAAGTAAAATTAGCTGTATCATTCTTATTCTTATTCTTACACTTTTCGCCGCAACTACATTTACCTGTGGGCTGCGTAGAGTTGGAATCATTCTTCAATGCTTGTCCAGAACTTGTCAGCGTACAAACATAAGTCTTAGAATCACTTAATCGGTTATACTTATTGACTGCACTCTTTAGCTTTGCATAAGTCGTCTCAATGGAGTTTTCCGCCTCAATAAGCTCCTTAATTTTACTATCTTCCTTTTGTTTCTTTTCATCGGAAATAATACAATTAGCCATATCAGTAATCTCTGCATACTTCTTGTGACAAATTGGGCATTCATAACTTAGTTCCATAAATAGATTCCTCCTATTAATAATCATAATCTTCATCGTAATAATAATCGTCTTTTTCTTTTTGCTTTTGCTTCCTACGCTTATATTTATCTTTATCCTCTCGCCGAGTTCTTGGATCAATACCGCCCCAATCACCTCTTTTTTCTTTATCAATCTGTTTCTTATCCCTTTTAGACATCTTATCATAGGGAACAAAATCAGTTTCTCGGCGATGATTTTTGCGACTCAATTTAACTCCTCCTTTTCCTCTTCTTTATAAATTTCTTCGAGAATTAGTTCAATGGGCATTTCCATTACATCCTCAATTTGTGTAAATAAATCAAAGCTACTAATGTTCATTTAATGAACTCCTTTCTCTCAATTTCTATAAATATTATACTATATTTAATCGGAAAAGTCAATGTTTTCGCCGCGCTTGGGATTTAGAATTGTATAAACTAAATATTCATTAAGATGCGGAATAAAAGCTTGGAATTTTTGAACTTGTTCTCTTGTTAAATAACAAGATTCTGAAAGTTCAGAACTCCATAGATTTAACCCCTCGCAATTTTGTAGATAATAATCGTCTTGCCGACGACGAATCACGTATACCATAATAATTCTCCTCTTTTAATGCTTGTTTCCATTCTTTTGAAGTCCACTTTGAAATTATATCATCTAACTTATATCCATCATAAAATTTAAATAAAATTGAACGAACAAAAGGCGACTTGTCTCTATGAAATAAAGAAAATTGCTTCTTATCTGGATAAAATGTCATTCTTATCCATTCTTGATTGATAAAAGATTCAAGCATAATTAAATGAACATAAACAAATCTCATTTTGTCTTCTAATAGGGCAAATTTTTCTTTATATTCTGGAAAGTATCCAATAACTTCATCTACTTCGCCGGCTAAAATAGTGTCAATAATTCTTTTTTCAGACCAAACATTATTGTTTCTTAAATAATGCTTTCTTAAATAGGATTCAGTTTTCATTTTTACTCGATTACCATGACGATCTTGAACAACAATTCCTTCAACATTTTCAGTTTCCATTTTTTTAACAAGTTCTTGATAATCCTTTTTTGAATTAAAATTAAACCGTTTAGGCTTTTCAATTCCAATATTTTCATAAATATCTTCTTCAAAGGTTGTCTTGCTACGAGTAAAAATATGATAAAGTTTTGGCTTTTCATAATCAATAACTACTTTATTTGCCTTAGAAACTAGTTCAAAACAGTAAGTATTATAAATCTTTAGATTATTAAAATCCAATCCAGAGTTTTTCGCCGCGGCATCAAATAATACTCTGAAATTTGGATAAAGAATATCATTCAAATCGGCTTTATCAGCAGGACGACCGGAAGAAGTAGCTACTTGCCATTCGTTATTATAATAGAATACTGTAATTAAAGAACCATCAATTTTAAGGGTAGCAAAAGCTGAACGCCAATCAATTACTGCGGCATTTGGTTCTTGATAATTAAAAAACTTATAGAAAGGATATGCTACTACATATCCATTCTCATTTAAAATTAATCCTCTCGCTTCTTGAACAATAGACAAAGATAAGTCAGACTTGGTAGTCTGATATTTAAATCCATACAATGGTAGGTTTTCCCATTTATAAATTTGTAAATAGTATGGCGCATTTGAGAGCTTTTCTTTCCAGTCAATAGGATTATTATAGATAAACTTTTGAATATCTAAAATCATACTATCACTCCTTTACCAACTAATTTTCATTCCAGCAATTTCCTTTATATCTCCACGTTTATATAAGAATTCTACGCCAAATTTAAGCTTTTCCAAATAAGTTTTTAAACGGATATACTGCTCTTCTGTACATCGCTCCGATAGACTGAAAATGATATTAAACTCTACTTCTTTTGCGGCATCATCAATCTTATCTATAATCCGATACAGCATTTCACCAATTTCTTTATCTAATTCGGCGTGCATGCTAACATTATGAAAATAATCAGCAGATTCAAAGTTATCTAAATTCATTCTTATTTACCTCTTTCTTAATTTCTATAATAATTATACTATATTTTATTATAATTGTAAATACCTTTATTCCTCTAAATCTGCAAAAACCTCATAATATTTTTGCTTTAGATGATCTGGAATACGAAATAGATTTACTACCCAATTAGAAAAAAATTTCTTGCTATATCTTCATTTATTTCATTTAAATATAACTTAATTGTTGAAATATTTAAGCGACAGTATTCCGCTAATAGCACATCTGGCTGAAAAGTATAATTAGGGTGTAATAATACAGATGATTTTTCTGTAATTTTACCATTTTTATTAAACTTATAAGCTTTTAGAAAAATATCATTAAAAGAATGGGTATTTTCATTATATATTTCGTTGTTAATAGTATCATTTATATTAATATCATAAACAAAATAAAGATACTCTTTTTCTTTATCTAAATAATATTTTCCGATATAATCCTTTGCTTGTTCATATAGTAAATCTATTTTATTTTTGTTTTCTTTTAGAATAATATTGTCTAATTTCTTTTGGCATTCCTCAATTTCATAGAGAAGTAGGCCTTTTTCGTTCATTTTACCCTCCTTAATTAACTGAATATCAATTAAGACCTTCTGTATTTAAAACAATATTTGACTCAGAGTTATTAATTTTATATCCGGTCATTGATTCACCACTTTTATTTTGATTCATTAACATCATTAGCGGCAATAGATTAGACTTATCCTCGGACTTAAACATCATCATATACATAAACATTGGATTATTAAAATCCATTTTACAGCCATTCATCATCATGAACATTAACATATCGTTATTATTATCCTTATTATCCATCATCATAAGCATTGGAAGATTACCAAAGGGATTAGATGAAGTTGCACTATTGCTAAAATTCTTAGTAAAATCAATAACCTTTGTATAAAAGTCAAATCCAAAGACAGACTTCTCCGGAATAATGCCGACAATTTCCTTTGTTCGCGGCCGTGCTACTCGAATTTCCTTAGATTCAATAGACTGGACAATTACAAATTCACTATTATGAATAATAATATCCCCAATCTTAACATCTGACTTTGGTACAGGCATTACATAAATTGGAATATCCATAACCATTTCACTAACATTTGTAAATGTCATATCTGGATTATAGACAACATAATCATTATCTTCTGTTTGAAATGCGATGCCATTAAAAGAATACTTAATAGCGTTTGTATCCATTTTACCAAACTTAAAATTCTTCATTAGATTATTAAACATACTCTTTCCTCCATCTTTCTTTTTATTATATTCATTCCAGCTAACTTTTTCTGTGGCTTGTACAAGGTCAGTATATGATGTAGCACAACAATCATGAATAGTTAAATATGGTGACCTAGAATTTATTGGAATCGCTATATTTTCTCCATCTAGTAATACCATTTTTACTGGTTTTTCTTTTTCCGGCGTTTGTTCAAGAGAATTATTCTGTTTTTCTTCCTTAAAATAATTCGCTTCTATATATTTCCAGTTACATGCTTCTATTCTATAGTTTCCTGATATATATGAAAATTGATTTCCTTCTGTATCTTTAAAAAATTTAATAGCATCAAGAACTTCGTCAATATTATTATATCTTTGAAATTCTCCAATTTCAAGTTCTATTAAATAATGATTATTGCAATATGAAACAAATTTGTTATGCTCTAATAATACAGACAACTCGTCATAAAAGACATATTCTATTTTTATGTCCATGCCCGCTTGTGATGAAAGGAATTCTCTATTAAGAATTAAATAAGTATATAGAATGTCGTCAGTATAATATGATTTTCTTATTACAAAATTTCCAATTTTTAGAATATCTTTATTTAAAGTATTAACTTCTGTATAAAAATATGTTACTGAAGGTGTTTTATGTTCTATACCAATCCAGCACAACGCTTTAATCTTACATATCATTTTTCTTAATCACCTCTTTTAAGTATTCCTCAACTTCAACCCAATTTTCATTCAAAATTTGACAAACCTTTGTAGCATCTTCTTTATTCTTATAAACCGGATAAGTATATCCTTCTCTACCTCTCAAAGTTGCTCCATTAACACTACAAAACTTTAAATATTCAACATAACTATATCTTAATGTTCTCGCCGCAACAACATGAAGAGAACCATGATAACAAAAATTTGGTAACTTTTCAACTAAACTCGTATCAAAATAAACAGAATAAATGTTTGGCTCACAAGTTTCTTCAACATAGAATCTATACATTAGAAATACTCCTTTTGAAATTTCTTTAGCTCGTCCCATTCTTCTTCTGTTAATCTACAAGCATCACAGAAGTCTTCCATAATGCCTTTCATAAGAGCACGACAACCTCGTGGCGGCGTAGAAAATTCAATTTTAGTTTCTTTTTGACTTTTATAATTCGGAATAATATATTTAGATACAGTTGAAGGAGAGATACCTAAAATTTCAGCAACTCTCTTCTTAACACCATACTCAATATATAGTTCATTTATCTGGACTTTCATTTCTTCAGTAATTCTCTTTGCCATTTAGATATTCTCTCCTTTCATTTACTATAATAATTATACTATAGTTTATAATAAAAATCAAGCATTTTTTAATTCTTCTTTTAGTGAATTTGTAACTAACTTTTCAAGAATGGAATCCATCTTTTCTGTAGTTTGTTTATTTTCACTTAAATCCAAACCACCTTCATTAATAATAATGTCTTTCATGCTCTTAATATATTTCATTGCTTCATCTGCCAATATTTTTACTTTATCAATACTATAAACTCTTTTATAGGTCTTAATAGAAATTAAATATTCTCTGTCTTCATAAGAAGGAGTAAGAATCCCCTTATATGCTCTTCTGCCCATTAGAAATTCAAAATAGTCACAAATAAAATATTGTAGCCGAAGTAAGTGATGAAGTTGCTTGCTATCATAACCATACTTTTCAATTTTTTCTTTATTAGATGGATACTTATGAAATAGAGCATAGTATTTTTCACAAGCCATTCCATAAATACACATTACATTGTTTAACGGTCGCCATCTCGCAATTTCTTCTCTCATTTTTCTTAAATCATAAAAAAGATTATCATAATACAAACAATAATTTGTAAATAAGATTTCAAGGAAATTAATGTTTTGTTTCTTCCAACAATTAAACATATTTTGCGGATTTTTAACATCACAAAGCCCAAAAGGTAATTCAATTGTAGTAGAAACTTGTTTGCCTTTAATAAAATCTCTAATTGTTGGCGCTACAATAGCTTTAAAATCATAATCAGATTCAGCAGTATTTAAATTATAATTATCACTACCATATAGTCCAATATATAGCGGCTTATATCCTCTTTTTTTCAATTCGCTTTCAGTATATCTTATATTTTCAAAAGCTTGATAGGTTCTATTCATTAATAAATCTCCTTTATATCATTATAAAAAATTCTGGTTTTATTATCAATAGTTTTATCAACATGATAGTGTCCTAAATAATGGTAATCATATTGAAAAGTATTTAGAATTTGACTTAATCTTACATCTGAAATAGTAGGTTTAAATCCCAATGAAGCACAAACATTCACGCCACCAGTATGAGTTAAGAGATAGTCAACTTTATTATTGTATCTTTTTAAATTAAATTTTGCTTTTTGAATATCTTCTTCTGTAATTTGCTCCTCTGGCCACCATGAAATACCTTCTTTTCTTAGATTTTTATCTTGTGAATCCGCTCCGTTAATTACTAAGCAAGTTTTTCCATTTAGATTATAAATTTCACCGCTAATAGCATAGAATAATGAATCAGTAATCTTATAGACATGACCACCACAAAATTCTACAATTGGAAATTCTTTAATTAATGAAAACGCCTCATGATTGCCGCATACTGCAAAAGTGGTCCACGGTTTATTAGTAATCCAATTTCTCCAATATTTTTCTTGTTTTTCAGCTTCTATTCCATAAGACCAAACGAATCCAGCATCTCCTAAAATTACCATAATATCTTCTTTTATTAATTCATTTCCAATTTTAAAATTAGTACTGTTTAGTTTATGAATATCTATATCTTGATGAGTATCACCACAACAAAATAATCTTCCCATTAATTCACCTTTACCCATTCATAAGCTGTAATTGGTCTTTTCTCAACTTCATCTGCAACTTGACTTTCAAACTCATCTTCTTGATACTCTGTTAAACCTTTATAATAATAAATACTATAATAAGAGTCATTAATCTCATAGACTACAGTAATATATCTATACCATCTTCCTTCATCGCCGCCAATATAATCTACTTGTGGGAATACCTCTCCATAATAAATATACTGGACTTCATCAGCACTTAATTCTTCCCCATTTACAATCTTATTTTTAAGTTCCATATAATCAAACATTCTCAATCTTTTCCTCCTTTAAAATATTATAATTGCCACTATTTGCAGCTTCTTTACTTAAATAGTAAGTTTTAACAACTGAGTAAGGATAAACTCTTGTAAGTGTTGGAATCATTGCTGCCGTAACAACCGGTCTACCATTCTCATCCCAAGGATCATAATCAATATCAGGATCAAGATCATTCGGCATTGAAAAATCTAGTCTTAAAGCGCTGGAAGCTAAATTAAAAAGTATCATTGATACGCGAATATATCCATCTGTAGTATACTCATAACCAAGATTATTTTTTGGATAAAATTTATCGAGAATCCAATTTACATCATCAATAGTAATCTCTGTTCTTTCGTCAAGAGCATTAAAATCAATCATATCTTAAATCTCCTTTTTTATTTACTATAATAATTATACTATAATTTATAACCAAAATCAACAAAAACGATAGTACTAACTAATACTATCGCTTTCTTTTATCTATTTATTATGCCCACTGAAACTGTGGTAGAGAAAGAACCTCAACCATAGCTGAATAAGCATCCTTTTCAATTAAGGTTTGTAGATGACTAAATGTCGCCGCAGACTGACCGCTAATAAAAGCTACATTGGGATTATATTTAGTAGACAGAAAAGTATCTCCTCCTCTACTCTCAACATTCCAAAGAATCAACTTGGGCATAACTAAGCCAGCTTCTTTAAACTTTTGTTCCCACTCATCAGCAATAGAAAAACTATCATCTTTATAAGAATCAATTTCCATATCACTGATAACAATGAGTGCCTTGGGAACATCATTAGTCTTTACTGCAAACTTATAAATTGCTTCAAAACCTGCATCGAGATTAGTAGAATAACCAATTCCTGTCTGTGTCATTTTCTTTACAATATCACTAATCTTCTGACCATCTTCAATGGTAATAAAGCTAGGACAAAAAGAAAAAGACATATACATATTATGATATGTACCTTGATTATGCTGAGCAAAATAAATACCAAGTCCAATAGAAGTAGAAATAGGACGACAATTATCACCGAACATAGAGCCACTAACATCACACATGCATACTACTTCTTCATTATTTTTTAAATAATTTGGAAGAGCTTTCCATTGTTCGTTAAGAAGTTCATCGTCATATCCTGTATCAGTCCAGTCATATAAGTTGTTAAAAATAGGTCGAACAATATCATATGGAAATAACGTTGCAGCATTAATTTTCTTTTCTCCACTGATAACAGACTCCCGATATTCAAACCACTTTTCTCCGCAATTCTTTGAAAAGGCGTTCATATACCGGTTCATTGCTACAGAAGGAACGGTTTCAAAGTCAATTAAATCCCATTTCTTAGCAGACATTAACTTTTCAGTAATATTTAAATAACTACGAAGTCCAGATAGAGTTTTACGATAGTCCTTTTCAGAAATACCTGCAAAACGACAAAACTTCTTAGCCATTTTAACAGTTTCTTTTGAAGAAGTATTAACCGACGGCATCCACTTTGCAATAAGAGATACTGGTTTCTTTTCAACAAAAGAATTAATATCTTCTGTTATCTGCTTTAAACAATAAATCATCATCTTATCTTCGCAAGGAGTATCGAAAAGACAGAATAGATCGTCCCATCTACCATTATTAACAATAGTAGTAAAATTTCGATTAACTTTCTGTGGATCAAGCTTGGCGAGAGTCTTTAGCAGAATCTTACCAACACGTCTTTCGCCGCAACCATCTTCACGAATGTTACGAGAATAAAGAACAAGATTATCTGCTAATTCCTTATCCTCATCTCTTGCCGCCTTATACATTTCAATAATTTTATCTTCTGGAACAGAGCGTAGGCTACCAATTGTTGCAAATAAATTAAGCAAATCAGAACCAGTAGATGAAAAACACTTTCCACCATTTTCTGTAATAGTCTGACTAGCTACTGCCTTAAAAGCTTCTGAAAAATTCATAATAAAAATCCTCCTTGACATTGTATAATAGTATGTATGCTGCTGAAAATGCCAATAAACAAGACAGTTTAAATATCCCATAAATTTATCATGAAAAAATTGGCTGTAACTGTCTTAATCGCAATTAGTTAAAACAGAGAATACCTCATGAAGGTTTGCGATTTTAAATTCTCCATTTTATTAGGAGCATTTCTCTCTCCTAAAGGGAATTTCAACCTATAGCCGTTCATTTAAATTTAATCGCGTCTTTGCACGGGCGGCTGTGATATTATAGACGCTTTAATATCACCCATAAAATCTAAATAAATTGCGCAACCTACACTATTTTGCTCGTCAGCAAAAATGGATTTTTTAAATTTCTTTTATTTTATTATTTTGCGCTGCTGTGTGAAAGAGAACACCCGCAGGTCAGTAACAAAGACTGAAAATCTTCTTTTTAACTTTATGGGTAAGGTTGAAGAGGAGTACCGACCAAATAAACAAGACAGCTTAAAATAACCATTATTCAATACTTTCAAAAAAAATTAGCTGAAACTGTCTTCATTTATAATACCTACCAAATCATGATAGGCTCTATTCTTTTTAATATTCAAGACAACGGGAGGTGATAGGGTAAATAACCGTTTATACAACAATAAAGATACCAAGATAATCGCTGTAGTTGTCTTTCTAAACAAGACGATACTATTTATAAATCTCATAAATCGGTGAGCAATAAAAAGAATAATTGCTGAATTCGTCTTTTAAAGATTACTCTGTATCTGGATAAAGATTCTTCTTAATTCGCCGCCACTTATTAATTAGCTTAATGTTCTGCATTTCCTTTACCATTAACTTCTTAATTCGTAGATTGATTTCTTCAAGTGTGTAACGCTTTTCCATAATTTTTAATCTCCTTTTCATTTACTATAAATATTATATCATAGATTATAATTAAAATCAATAATTAAGATTCCTCAACAACCTCAATTCCGTATTCCTTAGCACAAAGAACCTCAATGCAGCAACCTCGTGCAGTTTCATATCCCTTTAGACAATAGATAATGTCTGCTTCGGATAGCTTACAAATTGATTGTCCAAGCCACCAAAGAGCAGGCAACTTCGTTTGCGGTGCATCTTCAAAGTAAGAATCAATGATATTAACTTCTTCATCATACTTATTTAGTACGAACTTTTTAATATCCTTAATCGCTGCGAAACGATTAGCTTTGATTTCGTCTGATGTAAGGCCACGCATTGGTTGTGAAATAAAAACATTTTTCATTTAATTTACTCCTTTTTAATTAAAAAATTTTCTTAATGGTGGCGAAGACAGAGATCGAATCTGCACGCTTATTTAGCAATGAATTTTAAGTTCATCATGTCTACCATTTCCATCACTTCGCCAAATTTCCAATTTATTAAAAATTGGGAAAGTTTTTAAACTTATTGGGGGCAGATTCACGAGTCCAACGTGAAGCTCTAGGTAATGAGCCTAGTGAGTTAGCATTACTCCAATCTGCTATATAAGAGATATTTCTATCTCTTTAAAGATCATCATACATAGGGGCATACTGTCTAACATGATTATGAATAACAGTACCAATTTGTTTTTCATTGCCATCTGCTTCTTTTAGATAAATATAAGTTTTATCTGTAGTAATAGCCCCTCTACCCTTGGGAGAAGTAAAATTCTTTGCAATTTTTTCAAGATAAGGAATATCAAGAGTATTTAATTCCATTCGTCCCTTTCCACTAATTAAAATAAATACTGGCATATTATTTTTAAATAATGGATTAGAATTAGCTAATGAATCATGCCATTTAACAATATATTCTTCATGCTGAGAAGTTACAATTAAATGAGTTTTAACTAGCATTTTCTTATCTCCTTTCGATTTACTATAAATATTATATCATAGATTATACAAAGAAGCAAGAACTTTGAATCTTTTAAATTCAATTTCTTTTTCAGGCGAGGTTTTTAAATTCCAATTCGTTAATGCCTTGTCTTGCATTGAATCAATCTGTTGTTTATTCGCGCCGGCACTAATAAGTTTAGAACATAGAGTAATAACTTCTTCTTTGGTCACTTGAACTTCATTAAAAGAATCACTATATTCATACTTATTGACTGTTTCTCCCTGTGGAGCTGATTTTGGCTTAAATACTCCATCGGCAGTCATCTTTCTACTGCATTCATTAACACATTTTACAGCAGCTTCCTTAGTTGAATATTCTCGATGACAAATATAGCACTTAAACATTTTTCTTTCTCCTTCTTTCTAAATATTGGCGCGCTTTGTTGGATTTGAACCAACGGCTTATTGCTTAGAAGGCAATTACTCTATCCAACTGAGTTAAAAGCGCATTTGGGGCAGGTAAAGGTAATCGAAACCTCATCTTCTGGTTGGAAGCCAAATATTCTGCCATTAAACTATACCTGCATTTAAGTAGATAAGACTACTTATGGTGCCCCACCACGGTTATGCTCCGAGGTCTACTGCTTAAAAGGCAGTTGTTCTACTATTGAACTAGTGAGACAGAAAGAGTTCACAATTAAAAACTTTTGAACTTCTTTGTGAATAAGTTTTAAGCAAACTTATGGTAGCGTAGTCGAGTACTGACCTCGCGTCTTCCTCTTATAAGGGGGATGCACTAACCATTGTGCTACTACGCCATAAAGAAAATTAATCTCTTTTTATATTTTACCTATATTAGCCAGCATTACCTGTTTCCGAAACGAACCACGAGGAGGTTTAGATAATATCGCTTCTTAGGGCAGTAGGATTCGAACCTACGGAATCTGCTGATTTAGATGGTGTAGAGAGAAGGTTCTGCCCCTTCTAAAATATTTACTAATACTCTACGTCAGCCGCCTTACCACTTGGCTATGCCCCAATTTTTTTAATTTCTTCTTTCAAGACGATTTTTATCCTTACCGCAGAACAACATTGCCGCAATCGTCTTTCTTAAACAATATTTACGAGGAATCCAAATAGGAGATAGATTCCTTTTTAATTATATCATATTTTAAGAATAAAGTCAATTATTCTCCTTCATTCTCTCCAACGAGTCTTTCCCAACATTCCTGACAAAGCGTTGCTTCTTCTTCAGTTGTCTTAAAAACCTTAGAGCACTCACTACAAACTCTCTCTACTTCTTGTTCCATTATAATCACTCCTTTTTAATCGTTCAAATCAGATTCAATTGTATCTACATAGTCAAGCTGATTATCATAACCATTCCGAATGTTTTCTACACGGACTCTAGTTCCATAGAAACGATAATCACCATTTTCATCGACCATTCTCACAATATCATTTTGTTTAGGAACTCTCGCTCCCTTTACCAAATTAAAATCATAAGTCTTACCACGGAATACCTTATTCTTATCTTTGAATCTAATTGAAATAATCATTTAAATCGTCCTTTCTCTTTTGATTCTATAAATATTATATCATAGATTTTGAATAAAGTCAACTTTTAAATTAATCTTCAAGCTGATAAGCCCACGCCTTATCCTTCGTTCTTAGAATATAAATTACACCAAGCTGAAACTTTTCCGGCTCTTTATTAACAATTTCAATCTTATGGTCAATGCCATTCTCTCTATCAGCTTGGATATCTTCCATAAATTCCTTGCCGCGAAGCCATACGTGATGACTATTACTTTGCTTTAATTCCTCTCCTTCCTTTTTAAAATATGTAATTTTCATTAGAAACTTACTCTTAACTGGTCTTTTATCGTTCATTTTATTCACTCCTTTTCTTTGATTCTATAAATATTATATCATAGGCTAAAAACAAAGTCAATTTTTTTAGATTCATCTATCGCCGCGAAACTTTTAATCCATAGAATCATTTTACTATAATTAGTATATAATAATCTAAAAGAAAAGTCAAATAAAAAGAAAAGAGGAGCTATTGCCCCTCTTAACAATTATTAAACAGTAACAGTTGTTTCAGTCATATCATTAACATCTGCAACAGTTAGGTCTTCAGTTAGCTCAGTAAGCTTTGTCTTTATAGCATTAAGTTCTTTTTCAAGCATAGTTTCAATAGTTGTTCCATACTCAGTAGTAGACTTTTCCGCATCTAAATAGCAACCAAAATTATATTGCTTGCAACCAATTGAAATAAGAATTGGCTTATTTTTATTCTTTAACGCATCAAGCATTGCACGAATAGTTGCACTCTTCTTTGCTAACTTAGCAATCTGTGCTTCCACAGAAGATTTTGGAGGACAGACTGGACCCGGCCATTCACCCGGATAAGGTGGAGGTGGCGGAGGACAATCTGGTCTCGGAGGCCACGGCCAATAAGGTGGACAAGCATAGCCGCCGTCTGGGTTAGTTATAGTTGTATCTTGACAACCACAGTTGCAATTTTTGGAATCTGCCATATTAGCACCTCCTTCTGGTTTTTTGTAGAGATCACCATTTTTCACTACACATCGCCGTTAGGCATAAGATCATCTCCTTTTAGAGATTCTCTTAGTATAAGATTGATATTTTCTATATCTTTATAAGAAATCTCTATTAATTTTATATTATTAGTTTTGCAGAAATCTCTTTTTATAGCATCTCTATGCTATAGTTTCAATAATTCTTGCTGACCACCAAAATATTCCACTGGACTATAATGCTGTTTTCCTTGAAACTCAATCGCTGCAAAAACTTTATTTTTATTAGTATAAATTACAAAATCAAATCTAAGACATCCTTTATCTTTTAATTCCGGAAAAGTAACTTCTGTTGCATAAATAAAATTTTTTGATTTAAGAAAGTTTTCTATTAAAGTTTCTCCTCGACTTCTTTTTGTACATCCACAAGAATTAACATATCCTTTTCGTAGATCATATGAGTTTTTTGAGACCACTCTTCCACATTTTAAGCATTTACATTTCCACCATAAATGACCACCACTAGAAGTTCGTCTAGCTTTTGTCTCGTTTTCATCTATTTCAATAGCCTACAAATAACCAAAAATTTGATTAGAAATGTCTATTCCTCTTAATTCTCTTGATTTATCGTGTGCTAAACAACCACAAGATTTTGTATTTCCATTTTTTAAATAAGATGACTTAACACTAATTACATTGCCACATCTTAAACATTCACATTTCCAATATATATCTTTCTCTTCACTGCTTGTTTTTTCAGTATCCATTTCCAGAACTTTTAAATAATTAAAAACTTTATTAACTAAATCAACAGAATTATCAATTCTTTTTGTCAATCTAACTTCACAACCACAATCTTTTATACCATTTTTAAGATGATCTGTTCTTTTCTATACGATATTGCCGCATTTATGACAGTAGCAATCATAATAAGTTCTTTGATATAAACTGGATTTCTTTTCATTTACACATAAAACTTCCAATTCACCAAAAAACTTTCCAGATAATTTTTTTCTATCTACTGTAGATGCTGTTCTTAACTATTTTCCAAAGTCTTCTATACTTAGATTGAAAAATTTTATCGCTCTTTCGCACGCTCTATAATCTCTATTTGTAATGTTTATTTTTCTCATAAAATCTATTTTTCTTTTTGAATTTTCCCAACTATATTGGACATATTCTTTATCTAAATCTTTCCACATTTTATTTTTTTCTCTCCTCTCTCCGCTTATAATAAAAAGGTAGAGACACGCGCGGAGAGTTGCGCTTAAATTAGTTCATGACGCTAATTTTGTCTCTACCTATAAAGTAAATATTTAATTAATATTTCTTAAATAAATTCAATCTTATTCATGAATAGAAACATTATCATCTTCCGCCGCATCAATAAAATCTTGAAATTTAAAATAAGCATCAGCATTCGTTTCAATCCAAGTATCATCATTCCATTCTGAAGCCGCGAGTAGCAAGCCCAAATAAGATTTTCCATTCACTCTATAACTTCTATCTCTTGTAGTAATGTAAACATCTTCTGGAATAGTTTTTGAAATTTCAAGAAAATCATCAATTCCTTGTTTACCCATAAGTACGACTTTGTTAAACATTTAATCTCCTCCATTTATTATCTCAATATATGTCCATAGTAATATTATAATAGTAAAAATTATAATTAACTTTATTTCTTTTTCTCTTTTCTACCACAGCTAAATTTTTCTGGACAATATCTCAATCGTTCACATCTAGGAGCAAAAATTCCCATATCAACAATTTGTTTCCATTCATCTGAATAGATAGATAATCCTTCTTTAAGCTTTTTCATAAATTGTCTATATTCCCAAAATGCTCTACTACACTCTCGGACTTCTGCCATATCTACTAGCGCTCTCAAATTTGTTCTATATACAAGTTTAGTTTCCATTCCAAGTGGCAGTATCATTGAAGCATCTTCTTTTGGGATTCCAAAATTACCTACCATAGTTTGGTAAACAATATTAATATAATTCATAACTTCTAAATAATTTGTTTTTGCGCCACTATGATTTTCAATAGACTTTGGTATAATAAAATTAAATCCTTCTTTATCTACATATCTAGTAGAATCTTGAAGAACAGTTGGCGCACCACCTAAATGTCTCATAAATTCTCTTGCAAATTTAATACTGAAGCCTTCAATTGTTAAAAATACTTGCGGATATTCCATTACGCGACCATGTCCACTATTAATACACTCAATTGCTCTTTTAATATTTTTCTCTGGAGAAGTTGTATCTGCATTCCAGCATGTGCCGGCTTCGTATCCCATTAAATAAAGTGGATTTGTAGTAGTTTCAGATTGAATATAAACTCTTTGTTGCATTTCACTGCCTCCTTTCCTTTTTCATTTTAATATATTATATCATAACTAGTAAAAAAAGTCAATAAAAAAGACAGAATTTTACTCCTGTCCTTATCTTTAACAATAGTTCCTTATGCTTTATTTTTCGATTCTCTCTTTGTTTCCTCAATAATCGAGTTGCCAATTCAATTATCTATCTTTATGGCATAAGTTTTTAACTTATACATTTGAATTTGAGTGTTACCAATTACATGCAATATCAATTTGAGTTGGATTGCTCGCCGCAAAGCCACCTGTGTCTACAACTATCCCTGTTCCCAGTGAAGTTTCTACTAAAGTTCCCTTTGGACGAGAACCAAGCTCTGCGGCTATCATGGCGTAATCACCAAACATTTTCACGCCATCAGATCGAGTCCAAACTGGATATTCACTCTCAGAATATCCCAATCCTCTCATAATAGAAACGCATCCACCCATATTTAAATTATAATAAGTTTCTTTTCCACTTGGTCCATAATGAACACCTTTCCCCGCAGTAAGACAACCATTAGATGATGTCTTAGGGGAAGCATTCTGAACTTCTGGAACATATTGACTTGATTCATCAATACTATATTCATTAGAATAAGATTCTACTTGTTCAACTTCAACTGATTCAGTATAAACAGTATCAATAATAACATCTGGCTTACATACCTGACATGCCCTTCCTTCCTTTACATAATTTCCATCTACTCTTTCCATTGATTCATCTACATAGGTGCAGTTGCTTCTGTGGATTCTTTTAGAATCTGGATTGAATACTAAGTATTCAAGAGTAGTAGTTGTTTCTGTCGTTTTCTCTGTTGTCGTTGTATTTGTCGTTGTAATAGAAGTAGTTGCTGTAGCCACTTGGGTACTCCCAGTTGCTACGGTCAGTGGTGTTGCTATCATAGTTGTAGAGGTTGTCACCGAAATAGTGGATACCTTATCTACTTTACTACATCCACACATTAGACAAATAAGTCCTAGGAACATTACTGCTCCAATAATTAATTTTTTCATTTAAAATTCCTCCTTAATTCGGCTTGCGCCTGTTAAAGCGGAACTATTGTTATTTAAAATCCTTTAATCTCTCAAAAATTTTTGGTAATTCTTCAAGTTTAATGGGGCCATAATCCCAAAACTTTGCTCCTATATTAAGAATATTATCTTGAATAACAGTATCCATATAATTTTCCCTTACACAAATATATTCATGAGATTTTGGATTTTTAAGCTTTTCTTCAAGTGGAAAATACACTTTATGACTATGCCCCTCGTCATCTTTAAAGGTGTAAGTACATGAGCAATTCCACACTTTGTCAATTCCGTATTTATGCCATCGACTTTTTTCAAAAAAATTATTATAAGAATGCTGGACAATATAGATTTTTCCTTTTAATTGATTAATAATGCCGCGAATAGTGCTTCCTGTGCCGCGAGCAAAATTTCCAAAAACAAGAACCTTATCATCATCAGAAACTATAGAGTTCCACTTATTAATTAAAGCAGTGTTATATCTTTCTAGCGAAGCTTCGTTTCCAGCATTATTAACATTATTAAAGGAAATATCTGAGATTATATAAATGCTCATAGATATCCCTCCATAAATATTATGTAATGAAATTAATATTTAATTATAAGAAAAGAAACTTACAATTAATTCATTGTTATTATTTAAAGTATACATATAGCCGCGAACTTTAAATACTTCTTTTGGAAAGAATAAAAAATGAATATTATCATTCTCTTCAATTAAATCTTTAATCTCATCTTTATCTATTTTATCATAATCTTCGATAGAAGTCAATATATCAAAAGCTAAATCAAAACACTGAAATTTATCAATTAATACAAGTCCTTGCCCATATTTAATAATGGGTACAGTTCCATTGGCTAATATCTTAACATCTTGTAGTTTAATTCCTTTTGATTCGGCATCCTTTAACACTAATGCAAGTAAAGCATTAAATTGTGGTTTCTCTAGTCTAAATTTTCTAACATAATAATATTCAAGGAAATCCCTTAGAACGCTTGAGAAATAACTACAGTTTGTTCATTATCTTCATAAATAATTAAATCTTCCATAGCACCACCTTAGAATTTTATAAGTTGCTTTTTAACTTGATCGGCTATCATATTCTGAGTTGTTTTTACAGTTTGTGCAGTACCAGCACCACGTCTACGTTTGGCTATAGATGGACAGATATAAAGATTATTTTCTGCTCTTGTTACAGCAACATAACTAATTCTATTCTCTTCATCATTATATGTTCTCATACCAACAACAACAACATTAGGAAATTCTAATCCTTTTGCAGCATGAATAGTTAGAACCTTTACTTTATTTTCGCTAAGTAGTCCTTCCATTTCAACTAAATCCAAATCTCCTCTTTTAAAAGTTAAGTTTGGAATACCTTGTTTATCAAGCCGCCGCTGCGCTTCTTCTAATTCTGCATTAGTTCTACATAAAATTGCCCATTTTCCATAATTATCTGTCCAAAGAATTTCATCTACAACTTCATTAAAACTAATATCATCATCAATATAGCCAGCTATAGTTTTCGCTGCAACGGCCTTTGGCCCAACATTCTCAAATCTTTGAACGAATCTTTCTGCATATTTAATAATATTTGGAGGACAACGAAAGTTCTTTGTTAAATAATATTTCTTAAAAGATGGATCGTTATAAAAACGATAAAAAATTTCTGGATTAGAACCTCTAAACGAATAAATAAGCTGTCTAAAATCTCCCACCAAAAAGAAATTATCGTAATGAATTTTTTCTAAAACCTGCAAATCTAGGTCACAAGTATCTTGACATTCGTCCATTAATAAATATTTAACATGTGGATACATTCGTTCTGGAATCGTGGCCGCACGAGAAAGAATTTTGTCAAATTGCATATTAGCTAGATAATTACTTGTATCAATGCCACAACCAATACAAATTTGATTAGTATAAGAATGGATAGTTCCAATAAACATTCCATAACAAATATCTCCTAACCTCTTTTTCATTTCTTCTGCGGCATTGTTAGTAAAAGTTAATGCTACAATTTCTTCTGGCTTTGCTTTCTTTTCTACAATAATACGCCGTATTCTTTCTGTTAAAACTCTTGTCTTACCCATACCCGCGCCAGAAACACAGATAATATAGGGATCATCGGCATAAATAACTTTTTCTTGTTGCTTAGTGAATTTCATTAAACCATTCTCCTTTTTCTTTTGCTTCTACAGCCATCTTATCTACCAATTCATTATATAAATTTCCAGAATGACCTTTAACCTTAATAAAAGTTACATCATCATCAAGTAGTTCCCAAATTTTCTTAATAATTGGTAGATTCTCAATTGGTTCATGTTTCTTTCCTCTTGTCCATCCATTCTTTTCCCAGCTATAAATCCAGCCATTTTCTTTTAACATATTAACACAATAAGCTGAGTCACTATAAATTTCAATTTCTTCGTTTGGATAATTGTTATTCCAATAAGACAGTGCTAGGTAGATTGCATGGAGTTCGCAATAATTGTTTGTTGTGCTTTTAAAACCCCGTTTATATTCTGCAATAATTTTATTTTCATCATTAATACATACCATCGCCGCGCCACCATTACAACGAATCCATTCATTGTTAATTTTTTTCATTGTACTTGCGCCATCTGTGTAAAATTTTAGCATTTTCAATCTTCTTTGATTATAATTCTTCTACTAAAGTTGCAAAACGATATAGTGATGTGTGTCCTTTAAGAATACAAAATAATGTTCTTTCATCATATTTTAAATCTATAACCTTTTGTTGTCTGGAAAAAGAATGGCCAGAATAGTTTTCTTCTCTTCCAAGTCCAATTCCAACAAGCGCGTTCTCAGTTGTATAAGAATTTATATATTCTTCCCAACTACAATCAAAATTTGCAACTCTAGCCTGTTGCAAATGAATGTCTTGCATCTCATAGAAATTAGTTTCAACATTTTGTTCTATTACTGTTATCATAAGTAATTAACCTCCCAAATACCTTCATCATTTTTTAAATATATTCTATCTCTTTCAATATCATCCTTAAAAATAGACATAATCCATTCATATGCTTTCATCTTATCTTCTTTTCCATAAATCCAACCACCATTAATTGATGATCCCCAATCACCAAATCTTCCGACAATCAACATCCATATAACATGTTCTTCCGAATCCAGCTTATGTTTCCAACGAAAAATTTCATCTGTCTTTGCACTTTTCTTTATTTCTTCCGCTAAATTTAGTATTTCTGCTCCATATCCATTATACCAGCAAATACTACTGATAGCATTTTCAACACTACATTCGCTCATCAATTCTACCTCCAATCTTTTTTATTAATTTAATTATACCATAGCCAAAAAGAAAAGTCAAGGAAAAATACCTTGACTTAACTTTAATTATTGACAATCCCAACTAATATTTGAACAATTAATAAATGTTCTTGTTGTTTTTTCTTTTTCTTCTTCTGTAGTATCTGGATAAGCAGTCGCGGCTTCATAGTTATATCTATAAGAAGCAGTTACTAGTTTAGAACTACTTGTTTTAATTCTTGGAGCGTAGTTTCCGTCTGAACCTTGCTCTGGCGGCAAATAAAGTAATTGAGTAAAACTAATTTTATCTGGCTCAACTTGCTTCTATAAATATTTAATATCTCTTAAATTACTGCAATTGCCAAACGCTTCATTTCCAACAGACTATAGCTAACTACAGTTTAAAAAACTAATTTTCTTTAAGCCAGCAGAATTCTAAAAAGCATAGTTGCCAATTTTCTTTAAACTTGCCGGCATATGAGAAAATCCATCAGAAGTAGCATTAATATTGAGCAAATTCAAGTTACTCATATTTGCAAAAGCATAATCTCCAATTTCTTCAAGTACAGAAGTTTCTAACTCTACTGTTCCAGAAATCAAAGACCCATAGAAGCAATAATCTCCAATTTCTTTAATATTTGTAGACAAAACAATTTTATTTGCATTTATAATATCTGCAAAATGTTCAAGTTTTGTCATTGTATTTGAAGTAATGATAGCATCAATATCACCATCTCTAAATACGTAATTAACGCCGCTTGAAGTATCTGGAGATTTAATTGTTTCAATAGAGCAATCATTACCAATTGAAATATAATAGCCGCCTTCTTTATAAATTGAATCATCTGTAAATATCTTTTGATTTGCTGTAGTTTCTCCGTTATAGTGAAATGATACTGCCTTTGAACCAGAAGTAATAACATAAGCAAGTCTTGCGCTATCATTTACAAATAAATAAAGTTTATTTGCTATTGCTTTATAAAAACCATTAGATAATTGTAATTGATATTTACCAGTGTCACCGCCATGACGTTGAAATCCAATTATATCTGCTGTACCACCTAAGTAAACTTTATAACAAATTTTTCCATTTATTTCGATTGTATCATTATCATACTACATTCCATCTTGTTTTTCAATATATACATAAATACCATTTGAATCTTTTGAATAATATTTTGTACTTTTATCTACTGTTTCACCTAACGCTTCGAAATAATTATAAGCATAGTCATTTAAGGAATCTACATTTAAAGCTTCTCGATAAGACTTATTTAAATTACAGATTAAAACAAAAGAATCAGATGCGGTTCCTTGTGGAAATGAACCAGCATTACCAGAAGGCTTAACTGGAATTTTTTCACGAACATTTATTAAAATTGAATCTGTTAATGAATCTAAGGTGGTTACTTTCAAAGTAAAAGTTTTGCCCGATTCTGATTCTGTAAAAGTATGCTTGTAACTCATTTAATCAACCGCCTGTATACTATGTCCAGTCAATGCCTAATCCAGTATTAGTTCTAATTTTTTTCTAATCCTAAATTTCTTTTTGTCTTTTAGAAGCTGAAATAATACAATAATTATGATTTGTTATACCAGTTGTAGCATATGCCAAAAAATCTAACTAAACAGAGAAGCTATCCTTTTGGGCATCCCAGTTATATCTGTTTATATCTTCTGTATCCATTTTTCCTATTAACGCTTGAATAGATGCTTTATCAAAAGGAATATAATCTCCTGTTGAATTTATAAGACCATATGAAGAAAAAATTTCTATAGGTCTTACTTTTCCATAAGTTCCTGAACCATATCTCCATAAAGGAGGCCCTTGACAGCGCCAGTAGGAACCGTATTTTTCATCTGTTACTTCCTTATAATAATATTCTGGAGTTAATTGTCCAAAATTAATATTTTTTACTTCATCATATCCTAAAGCTGGTATTGTATAACCGCGTCTATCGTTGACTGATGCATTCCAATTTACACCAGTCAACGTACCCAAAAATCCGTCAACTAAAAAGTCTTCCTTATCAGTATGTCTTGTTATACAATTAGATTCACTTATATAACCAAAATTATCATACCATTTTTCATTACTAGGTTCTTCTACTCCCATTACACCATTTTCTGGAGCATTAAATCTAATAATCTAATTTATTAATGTAGATTCAAAATTTGATAAATTTGAAAAAGGATTAAAGAATGTTAAGCTAAGAGAGGTATTATGAGGGAAGCAATCTTTTTGTCCTTGTGAGCCATTTAATACACCTAATATTCCTTCTGCACACGAAAAAGATCTCATATTTGAGTAGTTGATTCTAATTTGAATTCTTCCTCCAGTTCTATCCCCAGAAGAAACAGTAATCCAATAATTATTTAAACTTTTAGGAATATAAGGCTATATATATTCAATTCTTACGCCACCTTGTTCTTGCATACCTTTTAAATTGCCTATTGCAGCTATTGCCTAAACATATAATTTCTTTTTATCCTCTTCGCTTTTTGCGCTGTTAAAATAATTTGCGAGAGAAGGATCTTTTTCTAATAAATCCTATATTTTTTTATCTCCTATATATTTATCTTCTTCTTTCAAAGAACATCTTTTTAAACATTTCTAATTATCATCATCTTCACTTGCAAGTAAGATATCTCCACCACCAATTATAAAACCTTCTTTAGGGACAATTGATGAGGTAAGTGCCCAGTGAATATTTCCTCCTTTAAGATGCCCATCATAGCCATCCATTACATTTGTTATAATAGGGGTATAATGAGAATCATCAAATTGTATTCTCATTTCCTTTTTATAATGGTCAGCTTCTAGATATGCCCACGGAATAGAAGTTCCCATAGCTGATTTTATAAAATTATTACTAACAAAAGCTTTGTATGCCAAACTATCCGATTTAGATAGTTGTGCCTAAACAGCATTTTCATAATTCTTTAACCAAGGTGTATCAATAGTCGCTTCTAAAGTGTCACCTAGCCCTAAATCGCTTGGCAGTAATTTTAGTATTCTTAATAAAGCTAGTACAAAATTATTGAAGCTTTCATTATTCTCATTTTTTAAAAATTTTGTATACAAATTAATTAAATTATCATAATCTTCGTTCTTAGCCTGTCCAATATTCTCTTCTTTTATTCTTTCTAAAAAAAACTTTGCCGCGGCAAGATTAGTTACTAAATTATCATATACATCGTCAGCTGTAGTTGACATTTTATTTAAGAATTCATAAATAACTGCTGGTATCGTCCAGATTACAGAAACATTTTCGCCAACATTCGGGTCTTTTGTTCTATAGCTATTATTTGCGCTAGTTGAAAAATTAACTAAAGTTTTTAAGAAGTTCCCAGTCATATCTTTTTTAGAAACCCTTGAAGCCGTTATACTGGTATAATCATCTGGTATCAAATCCCAAGTACAAATTTTAGACGTACCTAATTCATTAATAGCTAAATCTCTAAGTACAAAATTAAATCCCATAATATTAGAAAGAATTTCTGTTACAGGTTTTTTATTATTACCATCTCTTTCAATTTCAATTAACCCAATTTTTTGATCAGAAGTATCAATTGGTTCATTAAAAACAGGATTGCTGTATATTCCGTTTTCTTCAGTCATTGTATCCATTATTGTTCTATTAATATGAATATAAGCTTGATTAGATACTATCTTTTTAGCATACCAATAAGGACCATAAAATTCTTTTTTAGAAAAAACATATGGACTAGCCAAATCATATGCAATTGCATGGTCTATATCTTCAGTTTCCTTGTGATAAATAATAACACACCCTATCTTATAACCAACGTCTTTTCCATAACATTCTTCTGCAAGTTTTTTATAAGGGCCATTCTCATTGTTCATCCAAACACAACATTCAGCTATCTAATCCTTTTTTCTCTTTAAATTCTATGTCAACTCTCCTACTTCCCACTCATATGAATTATCATTATTCTTTTTTGCTCTTATAGGATAGAAGGATATGGAATCAATAGTAATAAGTTCGTTAGAATTTTCATCTTCACCTAACATACGTCTAAATTCCTTGCCTTTATCTGTATAATTTGGATATATATTTAAATTAATTCTTACTTTTGTCTTTTGAGTTGCCTCTACTATTTTATTTATTCTATCATTAGTTTCAGATACTTTTTCTCCTAAACCATGTAAAGCTTCCCAAATTCTATATACATTATCCCATAACTATGCGATTTCTTTTAATATTCCCTTAATTAGTTCATTTAGAGGACTATCTGGACTTAATAAATATTCACTGATTAGCCCAATGGTTTGAGCAATAACCCAGAAATTTCTATTTAAATCCTCAATTTCAACTCTTCTTAAATACTTAGGCATTAACAGTCTTATATACTTTTCTGTATTTATCCCATCAGCTTTATTCTAAGTATGAGTATATTGCATCTATTTTTTATTCTTCAAAACAGATTCAATTTTATCATCACCACGAACACTTTCATATGTTTGGCTATCAATATTTAAATCTGGTTTTACATAAGGCTCTTTAGAAAAATCAAAACCTGCATCAGAATTTATAGTATCCCCAATATCTCTTTGTCTGTCATCTGGATCGCTAGGGATTCGTTCTATCCAACTGTTCCATAAATTTCTTACACTTTTATTCCAATAATGGTGTTGTTCTGTGTCATTAAACCAAACATCAAACGAAAAAGAGGAAGGATAATCAATGTCTGGATCTAATCCTATCGTACTATTTAATTCAGACTCTTTTAAACTTTTTTCTAGTTTTCTAAGAAAATCTTCAACATTCCATGTAGTACTATCTGCCACTATTATTCACCTCCGCCGCTATTCTCCTTTTCATATTTAAATCTATTATATAATTCTTTAAACGAATCCCATCCGTACATAGAAACAAAAGAAACGATAAAGCTACCTACTGCTCCATAAATTCCATTAATTACACTTGCTCCACCAAAAAGTAAAACGAAACCAATAGTTAAAATTAAAGAAATAATCATAACTAAAAGTTTAGTTGGAAACTTTTTAGGTAGTAAATTCTTTAAAACTTCTGTAATTAATGAAACAATAAAGGCTAGGCCGCCAACGGTTCCTAATAATGTTCCAATTGAAATACCTAAAATAGACTCTATCATTATAATCCCTCCTATATAAAAAGTGCTACTCATCGTAGCACTCTTCTATTAAACTTTAACAACTCTAATTTGAATTTTATCAATTGTTTTGTTAAATATTCCTGCATAATCTGATGTTCCAGTAACCCAAGGTAGATAAGCTGAAGTACCTAGATAAGAAACTCTATACTGAACTTCATAACCACTTACTCCTTCAAGCTTTAATTGAATAGCATCAATAGCTCTGTTTCTAATTCCGGCACAACCATTATTCCAATCTCTTGTATTATAACCAGTAACCCAACCTAGCCATCTACCGCTATGAGTATGGACACGATATTTAAGTGTTCCTTTACTAGTTTTTGCAGCAAGACCAGAAATACTTCTATTTTCTACACCAGCATAATCAGAATCATTAACTACCGCAGGATACCATTTATTAGCATATACGCAATAAGTAATATTAGGTGCAGTGGTTGGTTTTGAAGCACCTCCATTGGTATAGACTGCATTACCATTATTATCAAAAACAGTATAGCCAGACTTGCAAGCCTTCTTTGCATTTTCTAGGTTAGAATATGCCCCAATTTGAGATTTTGAATCTGCCCAAGTTTTTCTTATCCGATACATTTGAGTAGAGGTTGGAGTAGATGGAACTTTAGAACCGTTTAATTGAGAAAGATAAGTTGCTACTTTTGATTTGAATTGTGCCCAATGAGGGAGAATATATGCTGGACACATCTTGTAGCTATTATGTGCTGTATTTAAATAATCATTTGTTCCCTTTTTTCCATCTCTAACATTAAGCCAGTGAGTGTGTGTTGTTAATCCTTCCTCAACACTAAGCCCATATTTATGAAGAAGCCATGCTGCTAGCTTTGCGCAATTATCTTCTGACTTTTTACTAACTGAATCTGTAGAGTTTCTCATAATACACTCAATAGCAATAGTTTTTCTGTTGCCGGGGCCATTTCCGTCAGCAGCATGGAATCCACTGAGGGTTAGTGGAAGATTTTGCCATGCACACTTATCATCTACATAATAGTGAACACGAACAGTCTTCATGTTACCGTTTCGACTTGCCCTAGTGTATTGTTCAGCAGGTGTAGTATTGGATGCTACATTAATCCAATCGGTATTATGAATAGTTATAGCAATTGGTTTTGCTGGTAGATTAGCCGTTGGCATCATAATATTATTTGGATTGTGTTTTGTTAATAAATATTCATTAACTTTAACTCCATTTATAGTTGTTGTTTTATCTGGATTTAATGGCATTATTATCAACCTCCTTAATTTAAGTTATTAATCAATGCTTCTGCAATCCTTGTCTATTCGTCTGTTAAATTCTCATCTTTTGTAATTTCTTTAATTGCCCCTAAAATTATTTTAACCTTATTTTCACTCTTAGCTTTAAAGTAGTAACTACATGTCGCCGCGCCAAGTTCTGTGAAAATAGCAGGTACTAAATAAATTAGAGGCTCAATTGTTTCTAAATTAATCATCTAATAAGTAGAAAAACCAACAATAAAGATTGTTAGAATTGTGATAATTAAAAGGAACAATTTTGATGTTTCAATCTTTTTCATTTCTTTCGCCTCCAAAGAAAAGTATAATGAGGCTTTTCTTCGTCAAATAATTTGTATCGTAGCCAATCATCTATAATGATTATTACAGTACTTAGCAATATCCATATAAAAGTAAAGGGTAGACAAATCTACCCCATTACATTTAAGGGTAAATTGGAGTAATCCCATATACCCATATTAAATTGAATATTTGCTATAAGTCCCGTAATAAATTCTATCCCAGTTATTATGCCGCCGCCTATAATTGATTGAATTTCTATTGGAGTTTCCCATTTGAAAACTTCATTTAGCATACCAACCATTAAAAATGCAAGACCACCAATGATAAACATTAGCCAATGGCTGTAGCCGCGATAGAGCATTTCAATACTAATATATGTCGCGCCACCAAACAGAAATAGAAATAAATACTTAAAGAACTTTTTTAGCATTTTATCAACCCGCAGTAATTGATTTTAGTACTGATTTGTATTCATCTTTTAATTCAATTCCATAATAAACAGCTTTTATTTCATCTTCTGTTTCTAAAGCTAAAATTTGATGCTTCAATAGGTTAAAATAAGTTGTATGATAAATAACCCATTTAGTTGCACTTTGAACTAATCCGCACATTTCTTCTGGTGTAAATACTCTACAAATCTCTCCATCAGCATGGTATGGAACTGATGCTCCAGATTGTGCAAGAGAATATAATGAAGTTAAGTTAATTTGGTCTGTAGTATTTAAACGATAGTGCTTTTCATTGTAATCAATACCATTAGTAATTGTAGTCTGACTAGTCGCTGACATTTCAGCAATTTTTCTTTCTTTTAGTTTTTCTAATGCATCAATTTCTAAACTATTATCTTGTAAAGCATTGATGTTATCTCTAATTTCCATTCTATTAGATAATAATTTTGAAAAATCATATGGAAGAACGGAGCCTAGCATAAAGCTTTCAGTACATTTAAGAATTTGATAGTCGGAATTATCCAATTGCTTTTTAAGAGTATCAATTTTTTCTCGTAAGACTTTATTCTCCTCGTTTACTTTTGCTTGATTTAGAAGAATATCAAAATTTTCATTGATGTATTCATTAGCATTATCTTTCGCCGCGATAACCAATTCATATTCATTATAAGTATAAGTATTATTTTTTTCTTCAATATTATCTCTTAACAGTACTTTATAATAATAATTACTAACTTTGTTAAGAGAATATTTTTCAACTGCTTCAATTGATTGTTTAATCACTCATATCCCTCCTTAAAAGTTAATATAATCTATTTTAATTAAATTAAAGTTACTGCTATCAGCTTTTTTAAAGCCTTCAATATACATATAGTAGTCACCTACAACTGGCGAAGTATCAATTGCAGTAACATCTTTTTGAGAACTAAAGCCGGCATAAGCAAGAGTAATCGTTTTCACATAATCTTGTGCGGCGATTTTTTCTGTTAATTGGGTTAAAATATCATTTCTAGTATTACCAGTAGCAGTAAGAAAATGAATATTTAAAGTCTAATTCATCCAACTAGAAATATTACAATTAAATGTTAATAGAAAATCACCTGCAATAACATCAATTGGCTCTATAAATAAGATACTGGTATTTTTTTCTTGTTCTGACCAGTTAGTCATATAAATACCATATTTTTCACTTTCTCCACCTATAAAATTATTTTGAGAAGCAACACCTCCCCAATGAGTAACTATATCATTAAGAGTCATCCAATCTAAATCCCCATCTTTAATATAGCACTTATTACCCCAATTATTAAGAGTATCTTGTTGAGAAGTTGAAGTAGTGGTGTCTAGAATTGTTCCTTTTCTTACAGAACTTCCACTGCCTTCAAAAGTACCGGTAACACCAAAAATTTCTACGCCTTTTTTAATATTTTCGGGAGATAGATTAGGACTTCCTTTAAGAGTTTGATTGCCGCTTAAATATTTTCCAAGTGGAATTGAAATATCTTCAATTGTTGGAATATATTCTCGTTCAGCTAAAGATTCTATAGTACCAGTAATCTTTTCTCCTTTTGCATATGCAGTTTTGCTTAGAAGAATATCCGATGAAGTTGCAGTTGCGTCGGAGGTATTTAAGGGATCGGAAATAACTCTAATTTGTGAAATTTTCTTAGTTCCTTGATATACTGACATTCATTTCACCACCTTTAACTAGTATAAGGAGTATTCAAAATATACACTGGAGAAGCGTATTCGATAATATCGCTACTTGCGAAATTTGAACCATCAATTTTTTCAAATGTGATTTTATTTGCATTCTGCACACAGTATACAAGAGATTTTGTTCCAGTGGAACTAATACATACTTGAATAGATGTTACATCATTCCGCGGCGCGAAAATCTCACTATACTGAGAGTTAATTGTGGCAGAAAAGCTTGAAAGTGCAGAATCGCTAACTGTAATACTTGCCCCGACACTAGCAATGCTACCAGCGACAATTACTCCATAGCCTGTCGAAATCACACCTACACTACTTGAAGGAAGAGTAAATATTAATCCGAACTCTGTGGAATTTTCTTCAACAGAAACAGCTGCGGCGCTATTTGGAATATAATCTGTATAATTTTTACTATCCAGTATTGTGCGCTCGCCTTCCCATGTATTTGTACCAAGTTGATTGTTCCACACCAAATTGTTATTTCTCTTCGCCTCGTGTCGCAAATACATTCCAAAGTGTCTTCCTGCGTTATCCCCATTTCTATGCCTGATCGAGATTATGCTCGATGTTTTTGAGTTTGCATCTTTATATGAACCAAAAAACGACCGAGTGCGTGGGAGATACTCCTGTATTGTATTAGAACCAATTGACAACTCGCCGCACGCCGGCAATGTATTATTTCCATTCTCGGATATTACACGACCTGCATCGACTAGAATCTCTGCTTTATTTGTCAGCATGTCAATATTTCCAGTCATTACGCCACCAGTTTTTGGCAGCCAGCTTGACTCATCTAAACTGTCTAGCTTAGCCTTATCTTCTGCACTCATCAGACCGTGCGTAGACTCTGTAGCGTCACTATAAGTAGTATCAGTAAATTTTGCATTCGCAGGAACATCAGAATTAATGGAATGGGATATGGGTGTAGCAGTACCATTCTCTGCAATATAAGTAGGCTTTATAGCAGAACCAACCGCCATATTCGCAGTATGCGTTACAGCTGTAGATTTATCCTACTTTCCACTAATATCCTAATGCTTCTATAGTGCACTATCTGCCTTACTTAAATTAGACTAAACAGTAGTATCTAAATCATCTTTAGGTATTCCATTAGCAGGCTTAACATAAAATTTATTCTTTATTTTATTCCAAAGAGTTTCTATAGTGTGCAGGGTAAATAATTTGCTATCCACTTCATATCACTTCACACTAAAATATCATTTAATTCAGCGTCGGTTACTTCTACAGGTCTATCAACTAAATCACTATAATTCCCAGTAAAAGCAACAGTCTTTAGATCTTCTAAATATTTAGCAATTTTTCCTAATATCACACCTAAGCTATCACCAGATTGAATGGGTTCTCTTGTTTCTGCTTTTGTAAACTGAACAATTGTGTCCTCAAAATTATCATTTGTAATAATATAAGTCCAATCATCTTTCTTGTCTGCAAGTGCTTCATACTCTTCTTTAGTTCCATACCACACTTTAAAAACATTTTCGTTATTATAACCAAGACTTCCATTGATATCGCTTAACTTATCTAAAACATCTTTATTTTCATGAGTATGACTATCACCATTTTTACCATTATAAACAGTAAAAGTAGAGCTAGTATTATCTGAGTAAGTAATAGTGTAAGTATCTATTGCTCCCGCAAGCCCAGCAATATCTCCGCCAGTGCTTGAAGTAAATTCAATTGAATTAATTCCTCTTCCAGCGCTACCAACTAAAGTGCTAATTGGAATTAAATTATTCCATTCTTCTGTTCCGGCAGTTCTCCATTGAATATATGTTTCAGAAGTACCTAATTCAATATTCTTTCCGTCAACACCCGGAGGGCCTTGCTCGCCGTTTTCTCCTTGAAGTCCCGTTTCTCCTTTATCTCCTTGGTCGCCCTTATCACCTTTAAGTGCCGCGACAGCAATTAGATTCGTCCAAGCTAAATCTCCAACTACTCTCCATTGGATGTAATCTCCGTTTACAGCAATTTCAATTGACTTTCCGACTTCACCTTGTTCACCTTTTTCACCATTTGTTCCATCAATGCCGTCATTAATTTCAAAAGTATGCTCACCAGTAGAATCTGTAATAGTAACAGTTGTAACTTTATTTATCTTAGAAGTAGAAACTACTGGACTAAAGCCAGATTCACCTTGTACACCTTGTAGACCTTGCTTGCCTTGTAGACCTTGTGGACCAATTACATTGCCAATTTCATTGCTTGTACCATCACTATATGTAATAGTCATAACACCAGAATCATTAATTGTAACTGTTGAAATTCCTCTGCCTGCCGGCCCTTGAATATTACCCGCATCATCAAAGCCATTAATAGCAGTTTCTTTTAAGCTATTGGTATAAACCCATAAATGACCATTGATTAAATAACAATCTCCTATTTTCTGACCTGTTGAAGGTAATTCAGAAGAATTATTTAATGAACCCTTAATATTAATTGAAGTTCCGTCTGCACCCTTTGCATTGCCGGCATCAATAGTAGAACCGGAAGATAGGGTTAAAATTAGATGCCCATCATTATTAATTGATGCGGCAGTAATAGATACACCCTATAAGCCTTGCTCTCCTTTTAAGGATTCTACCCATTGAGTTTCAGTGCCGTCAAATCCTGTATCAAGAGCACTTTGATAAGCGGACTTACCTTCCGCTCCATTCTCTCCCCTTTCTCCTTTATCGCCAGTTTCTCCTTTTAATTCTACATAAGTATATTCAGATTCACCAGCTTTTTTAATGCCTAGTTTAGTTCCGAGCCAATTAAATTCTAAAGATTCTCCATCAGCACCCCTTAAAGAGTCTAAAGAAACTAAGTTAGTATAATTAAGTCCATTATCAATAGATACTTGAATATAATTAGATGAAACTCTGAAAATAGGGGTTATGCCGTCCTTACCATTTTGTCCGTCTTTTCCGTTTGTACCGCTCTCACCTTTTGCACCATCTCTACCGTTATTACCATTCTGAACAATAAAAGTAGAAGTTGAGCCATCAGTATAAAGAATTTGATAAGTATCTTTTGCTCCAGCTTCACCGGGCTTTGTTCCTGTAGAACTTAAAATCCAAGATATTTCTTGTATTCCTCTACCATCTTGTCCAGTCCCTCCACTACCGGAAGAATTAGATGTTCCAATAAAAGGATTAAAACTCATTTTATATCACCTCTCAATCTATAGGTTCATACATTCCAAATAAAGTAAAGCCATATTTTGAATTAGCTTTAAATCCATCTGTGCAAGTTAGAACTATTGTATTTTTATCTTTTACAACATATTTAAACTCTTCCTCGTTTGGTCCATATGCATATCCAGAAGAATTTATATAGTTATGAACAAAAGTGGCTGTATCATCTATTTTTAATATCATTTGCTAAATATTTATATTAGGAGTTACATTACACCTAACCGCAAAGATTAAGTTAGAATAATAAAATGCTATAACATTTGTATCACCATTTTGAGGATCCATTTTTATATAGTCTTGTTGAGTTTTTGATAATGCAATTGCAGTCTCTCCACCCGTACCAGAAATTCCTCCAAGACAAATCCACTCTGTCCAACCAAGTGATATATCTAAAATGTATGTTCTCATAAAAATACCTGTTCCGGCATATAATATTTGTACAGCAGTAACATAAGTGTCTTCCTAGACAACAAGCTATCTATCATACTACATTACTTTTAGAATAAAGCCTTTTTTAGGATTTGTAACAAAAGAACCAACAACAACATTTGGAATGTTTTTTATAGTAGGAGCAACAATTCCAGTTGCTTTATAATAAATATTAACTCTTGTATCATAACCATCTCCGACTGAACCATAATTATCTAAATCAGCATTCTCTGGTAAATCGTGCATTAAATAACTGCCTTCTATGTAGTGATTGCCAGTTTTTGTTAAATATTCAAGATTGTTTCTTTCATTATTTGATTTGCCATTTCCAATGGAACGCGCCAATGGTAATTCTAAGGTTGATAAATTATATTGACCAGCGGCAATTTCGTTATCACTAACGACTTTATTGTGAGAGCCAGATACTTGACAGTTTCCCGCAGAAATTCTATTTTGGAAACCAGAAGCGTGTCCATTATATCCTCCATCTGTAATGGTATTTCCATAACCACATCCAAAAGCCGCGTTGCCAGCTATTCTGTTTCCTATATTCATTGCAACTGAGTAGTCTGCTGTAGCCTAGTTATTAGAGCCAGAACTATGAGAGTAATTACCAGAAGCTATATTATCAGTATAATCATTAAAAATTTCTCCAGTGCTATCTTCGGTAGAATGGCGACCGATAGATTCAGAAATTTTTACTTTTTGATTAGCAATATTAATTGTGCCATAAAGAGTTTTTTCTCCAGTTAAAACTAATTTCTTTAGCTCCTCTTTTATTGCCGCAATGTCCTTTTCATTTTGAGTAACACGCCCATCTAATGCAGTTACTGATTCTTGAATCTTAGTTATTTTACTATTAATAGTTTTAATATCTGCTACAATAGCATTTCTGTCAGTATTTAATGAAGAAAGTGAATTATTAATATTAGTTATTTTATAGTCTATATCATTCTTGTATTCTGTTAAACTATTATCAATAGCTGTAATCTTTTTGGATAAATCAGTGTAATTATTACTAATTGTTTCATTAATATTTGTAATCTATTCATTAATAGTATTGATAGCTGTAGTATGATTTGTAATAATTTTATTCATATCGCCAATACTTGTATTGATTTCAGTAATGTTTCCTTCAATTGTTGTAATTGAATTATTTATACTATCAATAGAATTGTCAATAATAATAATCTTATCATTAATTTCAGCATAGTTGTTATCAACTTTTGTTTCAAGATTTACAATAGTCTATCCAATAGTGGTAATATTATCGTGAACAATTTTAAATTCTTTATCAATATTTTGTAATGCTAGTTGAACCTAATCTGTACTTTTATTTGGCTTAAATACATATTGAAATTCAAAAGCGCCGCCATTGGTAACATTTTTAACTCGAACGTCTTCTGCCCAAATTTCAGTATTTTCAAAAATACTAGCAATAGATAGAATAATATCAAGAACAGTTGTGTTGGCGCTAATATTGTCACCAAAGACTTTCTTAATTAAATTCAATTGTTCAATAGTTAAAGTATTATCGTTATCTAAAGGAACCTTTCCTGCATCTGGCATATCAATTAAATCTGTAACATCAATATAAACCTCCGTTCCTTCATCATCAGAAAGAATTAAGTGCATATAAGTTTTGTTCTCATCTGGATTATATTTTTCCGGCACTTCTGTACCTTTAACAATTTCGCCGCTTCTTACAAATAAATCTTCAAGATCAAGTCTACCCATAGAAGTTTCTCTATTATCTCTCATTGGCTCAATTTTAACTAATTCAAAACCATGAGAAGTACCAATACTTTGAACTTTTCTTAAAACAAAATAAGGTAATTTATCTACATCTACGCCGCCTGCCGCGAATGGATTAAAACTCATTTAAATCACCTCTTTATTAATATATACAATAAAAATTCTGCTATGAGCAGCCATTCGTCATATATAATTCATTAATATTTAAATAATATTCCCCCTCATAAGGAGAAATAAAATAGCCATTAGTAGGAACTACCATGTTATTTTGATTTAATTTAAACTGTGTTCCTTTTTCAGCCTCAAAACCTACAAAATGAAGTTTAAAATCTGGATTGTTATATCCTTCTTTTTGTAGTTGCTCATAAATTTTATTTATAATATTATCCGCTGGCCCAGCATCAATAGTAAATACTCTATAATTAGCAGCCATTACATTCCCTCCCTATAGTATTAAATAGTTCTTTTATTTCACCAACTTCCTTATAATTAGTATCAAATAACATTAATTTTACAATATCATTCTCCCTAAAATGACCTTGTAATAAACCTATTAAACTTTTTGCATTTATAATGAAATCTTCATTCTCTTTTGTTAAATAAATAGTTGTTTTATATTTATTTAATTCAAAATTTAAATTAGCCGCAGTTCTTGCTACTATATCTCTTTGTATATGATATATAGTAGAATATTCATTAATTTCACTTTGCATTTTCTTCACTCCTTATTATATAGTATATAACACTTTATAAAAAATGTCAAATACTTTAGAATTAAATTTTAATTGTTGACTTTTCTTTTTGGTTTATATATAATATTATATATAGGAGGGATGAGAATGAATAATTCAATCAATTATTTACAATCAAATTTGGATTTTACAAGACAATTTTATAAGTTTCTTCTTAATAAAGAAGCTATAGAATATCAAACAAACTATTATATACAAAAAATAATGAATAATATAGTAAATCAAGTAAAAAATAATGAAAGTATTGAATATATTATTCTTGATTATAATGATGATATGTTAAGCTATATTAATCTATGTATTATTAATAATTGTTTATATTTTTTAAATACTAATTATAAATTATTAATTTGGGGAAATATAAGAAAAACTAAAAAATATATATTTGATAGCAAACAATATAAAAAGATTAAAAACAGAGATTTAAAAAATTATACATCAAATAGTATTATTATCTCTAGTTTTAATCCTATCTATAAAGTCTCTGATTATTGGAAAAAATTCAGTAAATTCAAATTAGTAATTAAACCACTAGAACATATGACCTATGAAGAAATTAGAACTTGCTTATTTTTCTATGAACCAAAAGATAATATTAAATATCTTAATGACTGTAGTAAATTTTTAAATAGTAAGAATGTTGAAAAATTTAAATATAATTATAAAATAGAAAACATTTACAAAAATAACTTATCGGAAATTATAGATGCATGTTCTCATTTGTTTATCTATATTTCAAAAAATGATACAGATGATATACTAAAAGAAAAAATTAGTAAAATTAATGAAAATAAAAATATTATTATTCTTTATATTATTGATGACGATATGGAAGAAGGAGATTTATTCAAGAATCCTATTTTCACAACCATAGAAAACCCAAGTCAAGAACCTAATAATTTTAATATATTTAAAAGGAGCGTATATGATGAAACTATTTGTAATTAATGGACACAATCAAGTTGGTAAAGACACTTTTGTTAATATGATAAGTGATATTGCCATCCAACATCAAAAAACAATAGTAAACTATTCTACTGTTGATTATGTTAAATATATTGCTGGACTATTTGGATGGGAAGAAGAAAAAGACAATAAAAGTAGAAAAATGCTTTCTCAACTAAAAGATATGCTAACGGAATGGAGAGATATTCCATATACTAAATGTTGTCAAGAAATTAGTTATTGGACTTATGGTAATGCCGCGGCAATGTTTATTCATTGTAGAGAGCCGGAAGAAATTAAAAGATTCGTTAAAGATTATAATGCTACGACCATTTTAGTAGAAAGAAACAATGTAGAACAGTGTCTATCTAATCACGCGGATAAAAATGTTCTTAATTATAATTATGATATTATAATCAATAATAGTCGCGGCTTAGCTGAACTAGAAGAAGAAGCAAAAATCTTTTATGATACTTTTATTAAGGATTGACTTTTATTATAACCTATGATATAATATTATTGTAAATGAAAGTGAGGTAATTAAATGCAGCCTGTTTGTGGTATCTATAAAATTCAAAATAAGTATGATGGAAAGTGCTATATAGGTAGGTCAATAAATATTCTTGGACGTTGGCAACAACATATTGAACAAGGATATGAAACTACTGAATTAGAAGATTATTTTCACTTTGAACTTGCTCATCATACAGATTATTTTACTTTTGATATACTTGAAGTTTGCGGCGAAAGTGAACTTGATGAAAAGGAAAAATATTGGATTGACCAATTTAATTCAATCAAAGATGGCTATAATAAAGTACAAGCAGCAGTAATTAATTCTACTAATGCAAAAAAGAAAGTCTTAACTCAAAAACAAATTGTTGATAAAATTAACTCCCTAATTGGCAAACCTTTGACTAAAAGCGATAAGGCTGCATTGGTAGATTTCTTTGATTTGAGAGATACAAATGGAAGGCAGCGTAAGTGGCCTTCTATTAAAAAAATGATTATTAATAATGGACTTTCTGTTATTGAAACAAAAAGAAAAGATAAAAATGGACAGTTAATTAATTGTTCAATTATTTCTATTGATTGGAAGTAAAGGAGATTTGGTAAATGATTATTGGAATTGATATTGATGGAACAATTAATAACCTTGGAGAAACAGTATTAAAAATTTATAATAGAGATAGCGGCGACAACCTACAAATGAAAGATATTAAAAAATATCATATTGAAAACTATGTTAAGCCGCAATATAAAGATAACTTTTATAAATATTTCTCATCGGGAGAAGTATGGCGGCAAATTGAATTTATTCCGAGATGCAAAGAATTTATTTCTAAATTATTTAATGACGGACATACTATTTATTTTATTACAAAGACAGAACCGCGGAACTTCTTTAAAAAAGCTAGCTGGTTAGAGCGTAATTTTCCATATCTTGATATTCGAAAATGCTTTTTCAATTGCCCCAACAAGAAACTAATGAATATTGATGTTATGATTGATGACCACTTAGACAATCTAGGTGGTGCTCAAAAATTTAAAATTATTTTTGATTATCCTTATAATAGGGATTTTACTTTAAAAGATATGACTTATTTCCGATGCTATAATTGGGAAGAAATCTATAGTATTATTAATATGCTCAATGGGAAAGCTTGATTTTTTCTTTTTTGTTATAGTATAATTAAAGAAAATAAAGAAAGAGGTATTTAAATGGAAATTATTATTGATAAATATGATTTTTGGAATATAGAAGCTGCGAAATACTATTCTTTTCCAAAGAAATTTTCTGTAGCTGAAAAGAAAGAAAAAGCTAAATATATGTGTACTTGCGGCGAATACTATGGTAGTATTAAGGTTGATGGGGCATGGAATATGCTTATTAAAGATATGGAAGGCAATTTCCATTTAAGAAGCCGAACAGAATCAGTTAATGGCGGCTTCACGGATAAGGCAGAATGGATTCCACAGATTACCAAGGAATTATCTTATCTTCCAAATGGAACAGTTTTATTAGGAGAAATTTATTTGCCGAATAACGAAGGTAGTCGTAAGATTACATCAATTCTCAATTGCTTAAAAGACAAGTGCTTAGAGCGGCAAAAGAAAAATCCATTACATTACTATGTTTTTGATATTATTGCCTATAATGGAGAATCTTGGCTAAAAAGACCATTTAAAGAGAGGATTAATCAAAAGATTATTCACTATGGAGAATATTGTTCTGAAGCTGTTTATTACTCTGGTGAAGAGCTTTGGGACTTATATGGCTCTGTTATTGCCGCGGGACGAGAAGGAATTGTTATTACACATCAAGACTATCCTTATTGTCCCGGAAAGAGAACGGCATGGAAAACTCTTAAATTAAAGAAGGAACTTCAAGATACTATTGACGCTTATGTAACCGGTAATTATCGTAAACCAACAATGGAATACAAAGGAAAAACAGCGCTTGAAGAATGGAATTATTGGGTTAATACTAAAACTGGGGAACGATTTACTTCTAATCAATTTAATTCTTATATTAATGGAGAACCAGTAGTGCCGGTCACAAAAATTTATGCTATGGGCTGGGCTTCTGCAATTGAATTCGCAGTTAAGAGAAATGGAGAAGAATATTCTATTGGTTATATTTCTGGTATTCCAGATAGATTAAAAGAAGAAATTATTACAAAGCCCGAAGAATGGCGCGGAAAAGTTGCTGAATTAAATGCAATGGAAATTCAAGATGTTGATAACACTGGACATTACACTTTGCGGCATGGCGTAATTGTAAAATGGAGAGATGATAAAACAGAAGATGACTGTGATTTCTCTCAAATTAAGTAAAACTAAAAAACTATAAAATTTTTATTAAATTAATACATTATTTTGATAGGAGATAGAAGCGATTCTATCTCTTTTTATTTTATCTAAAGAGGTGAATAGTTAATGTATGATTGTAAGAATTTTATGACACCTATTAAATCTGATAAGCCATTACCACCAGATAAAAGTATTCGTGTTAGATGCTTTACTTGTTCCAAATTTCCTGTATGTTCAATACGTTCTGACTATCTTAAAACGGCGCAATTAATTGAAAATATAGTAGGGAAGCCAAAAGACGATTATGAAATAAATTGCTGCGCTCCATATCTTCCTCATTTTGATGGTACTCTAGTTGAGAAACCAGAAGAATATCTACCAACAGAAATTACAAGCGAAAAAGATACAAAAGCAACACTGTTTAAATTAAAATATATAGATTCAAATAATTTTAATTTCGTTTATTTTGTTGATCCTTACTATATTATTTTCTCAGCAAAATATAATGAAGAAACAAAAGTATTTAATATATCTGATGGGGTAGAGCCATATTATGGTGCAATCTTTAAAATAAATAGTAAACACAATGATGATATTCAATTGGGTTTAGCAACTCTTAAAGAAGATTTAGAAGCAAAAGAGCCAGAAGAAAAAGATGTTATTAACGTCACCGCTTTTTCCGCTGAATTAAATTGTCAATTTTACGAATGGGAACACAGTCTATCATATGAAGACGGATTGAGAAGAATGGTTGCACAATATCCAGATGGTATTAAATTAGATGATAATACTTATTATTATTTAGCTACATATCATATTGAACCTAAAAAAACTCCATGCTATCATCCGAATAACGGAAAGGTAGGTTTTATACCAATGCCGTATCCAGTATTTATACCACCTAAAAAATGTTGTAAACCGCCAACAAGGGATGAGGTTAATGAGTTCTAAGGGAGAAAAGAAAATAGAAAGAATTTTATCTATTAATGGTTTCTCTTATAAAAAAGAGATTAGTTTTAATAATTTAAGAGGATTTAAGCAACCTTTAAGATTTGATTTTGCTGTTTATAGAAATAATAAATTTCTTTTTCTTTTAGAGGTAGATGGTCAATAGCATTTTAAATATATTCCATATTTTCATAAAACAAAAGCAGGTTTTAGAAAAGAAATTATTATGGACGAAAAAAAGAATTCTTTTTGCCTTTTAAATAAAATACCTTTAATTAGAATACCTTATTGGGCATTAGAAGAATTAACGATAAGAGATATATTGACTAATAAGGATTTTATAGTAAAATCAAAACATCATTATTCCTACTTCAATAATGGAGGTGGAAACAAATGACAGAAATAATTTCATTATTATTAACCATTAGTGGAGTTTGCGGCGCGATAGTAACAATAATTGGCTGCGCGACCTTATTAGCAAAAAAACCAAAAAAATGGATTTAGAATTTAATAAAAGAAACAGAACTTGATTCTCAAAAGGAGATTAAAAATTTATTAAAGAATATTGATTCAAAAATTGCAGATAATAAAGATGGAACTTTAGCAAGTTTAAGACATTCTATTACAGACATATATGAAACTTATGAAGATAAATAGGAAATGCCGCTCCATATAAAAAAGGATTTATGTTCTTTATATGAAAATTATATTAAGCTTGGTGGCAATAGTTATATTGTTGAACTATTTGATATAATGCACAATTGGAAAATAAAATAAAATTAAGGTCAAGAGATTAATTCTCTTGACTTTTTTATCTATTTATATTATAATATAAGTATGAATAAATAGAAGGAGGTAATTAAATGATTACTGTTATGAAACGCGGCGAGAGTGAAGGCTTCAATTCTAATCGTATTAGAAATGCTATTATTCAAGCAGCGAATCAAATTTCTTATCCAAATTTTGATTTGATTGATTCTTTAACTAATAAAATCTGTAGATTAATTATGGATAAAAGTAGAGATAATCGGATTGAAGTTAAAGAAATTGAAAATATTGTAATGAGCGTTCTTTATAGTGATGCGCCGGATATTGCTAAAGAATATTCAAGCTATAAAATGGATAAAGAACGTGCAAAAGAAAATCCAACAGAAATTGAGAAGGTTCTTTATGTAAATGACGATATTAAATACGAGAATGGAAACAAAAATCCTAATCTTGTACATATTAAAAATGCCTATTTGGCAGAAATCCCAAGTAAGGAAATGATGAAAAAATTATTACCAAAAGACTGTTGGGAAGCTCATGAGCGTTCAGTTGTATATTTTCACGATAGTGCATATAGCGCTAGAAGCCTTTTGAACTGTACTAAGGGAGATGTATGGATTGATGTAAGAAAGACTGATAAAAAAGATTATTGTCAAAAGACTACTATTGAAGATTTTTTTAAATTATTTGAAAATTCAGATAAAGATTGTTTAGTTAATATTGAAGATGGAGGTTATCAAATTCTTGCAAGAGATGGTTGGACTAAAATAAAAAGAATTAATAGAAGAAAGCTAGAACCTGATGAAGTTCTATATCAAATTAATGTAAGAAATGGTTTGCCATTAAACTTAACTGGTGGACATAGACTTCCAATATTAAGAAATGGAAAAGAACTTCTATTAAATGCTTCTGAAATTAAAAAAGGAGATAGTTTATTAAGTTTCGATGATAATAAACTTTTAACTTATGAGGAAGTCAAAGAATCTTTTATTGACTGGAATCAAATAAATGATGAAGATATTGATATTCGTGTAAGTAATATTAGTATTCTTAGCAATTATTTAAAATATAAGTATAATTTTACTTTAAATTATTATATTAAAAAGATTAAAAAAATACCTATCAAGGGAACAATAACTTCAATAAAGCTAGAATTTTTAATTGAAATAATTAATAAATTCCCAGTACCGCATGAAGTTTTAAATAAATTACTAATTAATAGTTGTGGTTCAAAACATAAATATCCATTTTTAATTCCATATTCCCCACAATTAGCAAAATTATATGGCTATATTTATAGTGATGGTAGTGTATATAGAAATAATGAAAGAGGAATATATCATGTTACTTTTACTAATACCAATGAAGAAATGCTTAATGATTATTTAGAGTGTTTTGAAGAAGTTTTTGGACGTAAGTTAAATAAAAATTACCCGTCTGTTGGAAGTACATCTCCTTGTGTTCGTATTCAATGTGGAGATAAGATTACTAGTAAAATTTTTAAGGATTATGCAGGAGGAAAAATGCTAGGCAGTGGTAATTTAAAAATTCCAAACTTTATTATGTATGGTAATAGTTCAATTAAATATAGCTATCTCAGTGCTTCAATTGATAGTGATGGTAGCATTACTCCTCAAAATATTAGCCTAACAAGCGCATGTAGAGCCTATTGTGAACAAATAGTTTTAATGTTACAATCTTTAGGCTATACTCCAACCTTATGTTTAAAAGATAAAGCTGGCTCAAAATATCATTTTGGAAATAGTAATAGAACAGGAACGAGAAATTTTGATAGTTATATCGTTAAAATTTCAAAAAATACCGAAAAGATGAAACTATATAAAAATCTTTCAACTATAAAATCTATAGATGCTGAATGTTATAATACAATAAGCAGATATAATAATCCATGCGAGATAATTTCAATAAATACCTATTATGAGGATTGTTTTGTCTATGATATAGAAACAGAAACACATTGGTACAATATTAATAATTATTTTTCTCATAATTGCTGTCTTTGGAATCTTGAAAGTATGTTTAAGGGATGCTCAATTAATTCTACTTATATAGAAACTCCTAAAAGTTTTAGAACGGCTTGTACCGTTGCCAGCCAAGCACTTACTATGGCGACAAGTTCTCAATATGGCGGCATTACTATTAATTTGTTACATCTAGCAAAGTTTGTCGATATAAGTAGACAAAAGATTAGAAAAGAAGTAGATGATGAATTAAGCTTAGTATTAGATAATATTTCTGATAGTTCTGACTTTAATTATGAAGTAGTAAGAGAAAAAATTGTAGAGGAAAGACTTCAAAAAGAGATTAGAGATGGAATGCAAACTTTCCTTTATCAAACTAACACTCTTTGTTCTGGGACGGGGCAGGCGGCATTTTTAAGTGTAGGTTGTTGGTTAAGTGAAGATCCAAGATATTCTGATGATTTAATTATGGTTTATAAAGAATTGATAAGACAAAGACTGGAAGGAATGCGGCAAGAAGATGGTACTTATTCTAATCCTAATTTTCCCAAAATACTATATGTACTTGATGAAGATACAATGAAAGGTGGAAAATATTATGATATTACTAAGTTAAGTGCAAAATGTAGCGCTTCAAGATTAGTACCAGATTATTTAGGAATGAAGAAGCACAAAGAACTAAAGGGTGTTTTAACTTTTCCAATGGGATGCAGGAGTTTGTTAAACCCTTATCAAGATGAGAATGGGAATTACATTACATTTGGAAGAGCTAACTTAGGAGTGCAAACCTTAAATCTTCCTTATATTGCCATGGAAAATAACAAAGAACATTCAGAAGAAATTTTATTTAAAAATCTTGATCATTACATGAAAATTGCGCAGCGAGATATGCTTTGGCGTGCAAACCATATTGCAAAAATTAAAGCGAAAGAGAATCCACTTGCTTTAATGTATGGTGGATATTTAAGATTGCAGCCAGAAGAAACTCTTGAAAAATATGTATATTCTGGATATTTTTCAATTTCATTAGGGTATGCGGGACTAAGAGAAGCTGTGTATTATATAACTGGTGAAGATCAATTTCATGATAAAGGAAACAAATTAGCACATAAGATTCTTGATTATCTAAATAACAAAAATGATGAATTAAGAGAAAAAACAGGTCTGGCAGCGGGCTTATATGGTACTCCAATGGAAACTGGCGTAGAAAAATTTGCAAATGCTTGTATTAGAGATTTCGGACAAATCGGAGATGGAACTCAGCATAATTATATTACTAATTCTTATCATCATCATGTTTCAGATAAAGTAGACGCTTTTACAAAATTAATTGATGAGGCACAATTTAGCGACAAAACTACTTCGGGTTCAATTAGTTACGTAGAAATACCTAATCTTTTTAATAATATTGGGGCAATGCTTGAAATAATAGAATGTATTGGTGAAAATTGCTTATATGGTGAAACTAATAGTGAAATTTCTCAATGTAAAACATGTGGTTTTAAAGGTTACGATTTTAAGAAAAAACTAGATGAGAAAGGCTTAGTAAGGTGGGAATGTCCAAAATGCGGGGAAGATAATCCAGAAAAGCTTTTAGTTTCATATAGGATTTGTGGCTATATCTCCAATTATACACCAAATGCAGGACGTTCATCTGACATTTATAATCGAGTAAAGCATCTAAATTAATAATCTATAAAGGAGAGGCCTATTGACTTCTCCTTTTCTTTATGATATAATAAAATAAAGAAATAAAAGGAGGGTATCTTAAATGGAAGAAAAGAAAGTTAAAAAAGAAAGAAAACCAGTTAAGAGAACAAAAAAGAATGTAATTAAAAACCTCGTAAAAGAAAATCAACGAATTCATGATTATAATAGCCCATTTGGCGTTCGTTTTTGGAATAAAATTTTACGAGATACTAAACCTTTTGGTCGTCGTCATAAAGTTTTCGATAAGAATATCCCAATTGTTATTGAGCGCGCGAATGAACGTTGGTCAAAACAACTTGAAACTGAAACTGATCCAATTAAAATTTATGAATTAAAGCAAATGCTTTATCAAATTAATTTCTTTTTAACAGACGAATGGAAAGATTTTTTTGATGAAGATGCCAGACTAAAGCCAGAGCATAGAGAAATTCTTTGGTTAGAACGATGCGCCGGTGATGGTATGAAAGAATATTATGATGAACTTAAAGTGAAACGTAGACTTGCGACAGAAGCAAAGTTAAAGGAGAAGAAAGAGAATGAATTACGCTGATATTATATATTATGACACTGGAAACTCTCACGGAATTTCTACTACTTTATTTGTTAGTGGGTGCGATATGAACTGTCCAAAATGTCATAATCCACAAGCACAAGATTATAATTTTGGAAAAGTTTTTACTGAAAAAGAGGAAAAAGAAATTCTTGAATCTTTAAAAAAACCTCATGTTGATTATTTTGTTTTAAGCGGCGGCCAACCATCGGCAGATAAGAATAAGGAAGTTTGTTTACAGTTATGTAAAAAGATTAAAGATGAAGTGTCGCAGATAAAGATTATTTTATATACTGGTCATAAAGTATTGGATATTGACTATAGGTTTTATAATTATTGTGATTATATTATTGATGGAGAGTATAATCAAAGTAATGTTACTCCAATTCTTGATTTAAGAGGTAGCACAAATCAAAACTGTTGGGAAGTCGAAAGGACAGCTTTAAGAGATAAAAGTAAAGAAGATAAAGATATGGCATATAGCGCGGCATTTTTAATTAAAAGAGATAATTATTTTAAAACTTCTGACGAATCTTCTATAAACAAAGAGGATCCTATATTTTATTTGATTGTTATGGATGAAATAGAGATTACTTCATTGGATAATGTGTAGAATATAAAATCTTTTAATGAGCCGCCGAAGAAAAATAACTATAAGATAGAAGAAGAATACTATAAAGATATGAAAGATTATAAAATATATTTAGAATATCTAAAAGAAATTGGAGATTTTGGTGAATGTAAAAGATTAAGAATCTTAGAGAATCGAGGTGATTTTCATTAAAGGCGCAATAATAGGTGATATTATAGGTTCTATTTATGAATTTGATAATTATAAAGGAGATATAGATAGTTTAGAACTTTTTACTCCTTATAATTTCTTTACGGATGATACAATAACAACATTAGGAATATGTAAAGCTTAGTTAGAAAAGAAGTATCCTACTGTAGTTGATTATGCTAGAAATTTATGGACTTTTTGTAGAAAATATCCAGATTTATCTTATGGAGCATCTTTTAATAAATGGTTACAACAGAATCCACCAAAGCCATATAATTCTTATGGAAATGGCGCGGCAATGAGAATATCTTCTATTCCATATTTTTATAAAGATAGCTCTAAAAAAGCTATTGATTAGACTTATTTAGCAACGTGGATTTCTCACAATCATTAGGAAAGCTATAATGCTGCAACGAGTGTGGTTAATACTATTTGGCTAATAAATAATAAAACTAATATTACTGAAATTAAAGACCGAATAGAATTTTTATATGGTGATTTACCACCAATTCAAAAAATTCAATTTGACGAAACTTGTCAAGAAACTATACCCATATATTATTCTATACTTCTAAATAGTTCAAGTTTTGAAGATGCAATGCGTAAGTCTATTTATGTTGGCGGCGATACTGATACTATATGCGCAATTGTAGGTAGTATGGCAGAACCTTTATTTGGGATTCCAAAAGAAATTGAAGATAAAATGTGGGATTATTTAGATAATGATATGAGAGAAATTGTTGAAAAATTTGAATAGGTGATAAGTTAAAATGATTCTTGACATAATTATTAAAATCGAAATAGTAATATTTTTAATAAGTTTACTTTGTGAAATATGTACAACATCATCTGTTGTAATTGAAGAAGATGAATAAGAGGTGAATAATTTGATATATAATACTGATTGCATAGAATTTATGAAAACGATGGATAAAGACAGTGTGAATTTAACAATAACAGATATTCCTTATGACGGTTGCTCAAAAGAAAGTAATGGTTTGAGAACTTTAAATAAAGGTAAAGCAGATATACTTACTTTTAATTTAAAAGATTTTCTTAATGAAATTTATCGAGTTACAAAAGGAACTATTATAATTTTTTGTGGAACAAATCAAATTTCAGAATTATTTTCTTTTTTTAATGAATATTCTCTTAAAAAGAAAGGAACTACTCGTCAATTAATTTGGAGCAAGACCAATCCAAGTCCTATGAATGGAAAATATATCTATCTTTCTGGTATTGAAAATGCTATTTGGTTTAGGAAGCCTAAGGCAACTTTTAATGCTTACTGTAAATCAACAGTATTCAACTATCCTTGTGGCCGCAGTAAATTACATCCAACGGAAAAAAATATTAATTTAATAAAAGAGTTAATTTTAGATAATTCAAATGAAGGAGATATTATTTTTGATCCTTGTTTTGGCTCTGGTTGTCACTTACTTGCAGCAAAAGAGTTGAACAGACAGTATATTGGTTGTGAAATTGATACAGAATATTTTAATATTGGAAAAAGTAGATTAGAATAAACAAAGATAAGTCAAGGTAAAAATAGCCTTGACTTTTTCTATTAGGTATGATATAATTAATATATAAAATAAAAGGAGGGAACCAAATGCAAGACAATTACGGCGTTGAAAATATATCTCATCTTGAAACACGAGAAGCAATGAGAAGTCGAATTGAAATGTACTTAGGTAGTAATACCACGGATGGCATATATCAAGCTTTTAAAGAAATAATTAACAATTCTATTGACGAAGCTATTGCTGGATATGGCGACAAAATATTTATTAGAGTTAATGAAGAATCAAATTCAATTGAAATTCGAGATTTTGGGCGCGGAGTTCCATTTGGAATTGTAGATGGAAAGAATATTTTAGTTGCCATCTACACAGAAGCACATACCGGTGGAAAATTTGACAAAGGAGTATATAAAAATAGCAGCGGCTTAAACGGAATTGGAGGTACAGCAGTATGTATGTCCTCGAAAATGTTTAAAGTAACATCAATTAGAAATAATATTTTTGCGGAAGCTTGTTTTGAAGAAGGTAATTTACTTTCATATAAAGAAGATAAGTGTGAAGTAGATACACCAAATGGAACTTTAGTAGCTTTTATTCCAGATAAAGAAGTATTTAAAAATATGGAAGAAAGTTTTTCTTTTGACAAAATTTGTGCAGAAGTTAAAAATATTGCTTATTTAAATAAAGGAATTCATTTTATTGTAGAAAAGTATCAAGGAGAGTCCATAGAATATTATTCTAATGAAGGCATTGCAGATTTTATTAAGGAGAAATCAAAAAAGCCCTTAATGAAAAAACCTATTATTTGTTCCGCTAATGATGAGACAGATGAATTAGAAATTGCTTTTATGTGGACTGGTGGAACTGACTCATCCTATGTCTTTGTAAATGGGTTATATGTCCCAGAAGGCGGTTCTCCAATTACTGGTGCAAAAACAGCTTTGACGAATTCAATGAAAAAATTAAGCGGAAAGAATTTTGATTCAGAATTGATTCGTAAAGGATTAGTTTATGCAATTAATTGTAAAGTAACGAATCCGTCATTTTCTAATCAAACAAAAACTAAAATCAATAATCCTAATTTAAGGACTTTAGCTTCACAGGCTTTTAAAAAAGGATTAGAAGAGTTTTCTCATAGTCAAGATTTTAAGACTATCGTTGATATGCTAACTAAAATTCAACGAGCAGAAAAAGCGGCAGATAAAGCAAGGGAAGCGATACTTAACCAAAATAGAGAAATTGACAAAGAAACAAAAAAGAAAATTATTTTAGCCGAAAAATTAGTTGATTGTAGGAAACATGATAAAGACTCTATGCTTTTCTTGGTGGAAGGAAAGAGTGCTAAGGGCGCGATTGTTAAAGCAAGAAATTCTAATACTACTGCTGTTTTTGATTTAAGAGGAAAAATGATTAACGCATTAAAAAATCAAGAAGAAAAAGTTGCAAGTAATGAAGAGGTAAAACAGTTACATATAGCTTTTGGTTGTGGAATTGGAGAAAAATTTAATATTAATAAGTTACGTTATGGAAAAATTGTTTTAGTAGCAGATATGGATAAAGATGGCTTTGCTATTAATTGTCTTATTTTAACTTTTATTTATAGATTTTATCCGGAACTTATTAGGCAAGGTAAAGTATATTGGGGTGTAACTCCGCTATTTAAAGTTGAAACAAGAGGAAATAGATATTACGCATATAACGAAGAAGAATTGTCAAAGTTACCCAAAGGCGATGTAGTAAGACTAAAAGGTCTTGGGGAATCAACGCCTATTGATTTTAAAGAAACTATTTGTTCTGATAATCCTAGATTGGTTCAGTTTACAATGAACGACGCTGTCGCCGCAGATAAATATTTTGATATTTTATTAGGTGACAATATTACCGAAAGAAAAAAATATGTCTTTGAAAATGTAGATTTTGAAAATTTAGAGGATTAAGGAGGTTAATAATGCCAGAAATACAATATTATAGTTCTAGTTGGGAAGTATCTGATGCGTTACAAGGTTTTTATACTCCATATGCTTCCTACGTAATTCAAACTAGAGCATTACCAGATGCAAGAGATGGTTTAAAGACGGGTGCGCGTTTTATCTTATATTCTCAATACAAGGATAAACTAACTATTAAGAATAAACGTAGAAAAGCTGTTGCTACTGTTAGCGCGGCGATGAGATTCTCGCCACATGGAGATGCTTCAATTTTAGGAACAGCAGTAAGACTATCACAAGATTTTTCTATGAGATATCCTGTTATTGAAGTTCAAGGTAATAATGGTTCTTATTTAGCAGGGGATGATTACTCTCAGGCTCGTTATTTAGAGATGCGAGGTAATGATATTGCATATGAAATGACTTATCTCCTAGAAAAGAATACTGTAGATAAATGGAAAATGAATTATACTAATGAAGAAAAATATCCCACTTATTTACCTAGTAAGTTTCCTTTTGCTTTAGTAAATGGAAGTTTTGGCATTGGAGTTGCATGTGCAAGTTCCGTACCGCCGCATAATTTAATAGATGTTTGCAATGCTGCGATAACTTTAATTAATAAACCAAACGCAAGTTTTGAAGAAATATATTGCCCAATTGATTTTCCTAGTGGTGGTACTATTATAAATGAGGACGCTGTAAAAGAAAGCTTAAAGAATGGAAGAGGAAAAGCGGCCTTAATAAGGGCTTCTATCGAATACAATTCAGATGAAAATGAATTAATTGTATATGAAATGCCATATATGACATTTACTGGAAATGTTGTTTCTACAATTAGTAAAATAATTGAAGATGGTACTTTAACAGGTGTATCTTCTGTAATTGATGGTACTGATTTTGATGGGCCAAAGATTTTTATTAAATTAAATAAAGGTGCAAATGCAAATAAAATTGTTAAACTTTTATATAAGCATACCTCTCTTCAGAATAGTTATTCAATAAATATGAATATGTTGGAAAATGGAGTAAAACCTAAGTTGTATACTTGGAAAGAACAATTAGAAACATATTTATACCAATTAAAAGATATTGTTGTAAAATCTTATCAATTTGATTTAAAAAAACTGTTAGATAGACTCCATATTTTAGAAGGTCTTATTATTGCTTTTAATAATATAGAAAACGTAGTTAAAGATATTCGTAGTTCCACAGATTCTTCTATTGCAAAGAATAAGTTAATGAATAATTATAATCTTAGTGAAATTCAATCGGATGCTATATTAAAAATGAAGCTTTCAAATTTAACACATCTTGAAATTGAAAAGCTCGAAAATGAAAAAAATGAAAAAATTGAGAAGTCTAATGAAATTAAAGAGATTTTATCTTCTGAAGAAAAAATTAAACAAGAAATGATAAAGGATATTTCAAATATCTCTAAAAAATACGGAGATACAAGAAAGACAAAGAATATTAATCTTGATTTTTCTTCTGAAGAAGAAGATGCTGAACCTATTGAAGAGAAAGAATTATTAATCTATTATACAAATCACAACAATATCTATACTCAGGAATCTACTACTCTTATAACTACTCGCCGTGGGAGAAAGGGTTCAAAAGTTAAACTAGGTAAAAATGAAGTTATTGTTCAAACTATTAATGATAATAATTTAAGTGAATTACTAGCCTTTACTAATACAGGAAAAATGTATTCTACCTATACTAGTGAATTGCCAATTAATGCTAAAATTAATTGTAGTCAGCTATTTGAATTAGAAGATAACGAGTATATTACTACTTTAACAACAATGGAGAGAAAAGAAAAAGCTAAATACTTGATTTTTGTCACTAAAAATGGTATAATTAAGAAAACAAAAACTTCTGAATATCAGAAGAAAAGAGGCAAGTCTTTAAAAGCTATTAATCTTAAAGATGACGATGAAGTTTTAAATGTTTATCCTATTGATAATGAAAAAGTAGGTTTTTTGACTTCTGATGGTAATTGTATTATAATTGAAACAGAAAATATTTCTCCAATTGGACGCGCCGCGGCAGGAATTAAAGGAATTAAACTCAATGATGGCGCGCAAGTAATTGATTCACAAATTATTGAAAATCAAGATAAGTTTTTAATTGCAGTATCTAAAAAAGGCTATATTAAGAAAATGAATTTATCTGATATTGGTGTTGCTACTCGCGGCACCAAAGGCAAAAAGATTCAAAAGCTTGATGATGACGATATGACAGTTAAAATGTTGACTATCAATACAGATCGTGGTATAATTATTAATACAAAAGGAAGAGTAATTAAAATTAATTCTTCTGAAATCTCTCTTTTAAGTAGAGATGCGGCTGGAACAAAATCAATGAATCTGGAAGAAAATGAACAAATCCAAGATATGTTGATTAGTTGACTTTAATTATAATCTATAATCTATGATATAATACTTATAGATTCAAAGGAGGAATGGTTTTGAGTTTAGAAAAGAAACGAGAAATTATTGTTAAGAATAAAAGTTCGGCTTTAGCCGCGATAAATGGTTATTTAGATAAAATGTATTATCTTACAGATGAAATAACTGAAAAGAAAAAAGATATTAAAGATGAAAAAGCTAAAAAATTTATTTTATCTTTAATTGACGAAGAAAAGATTTATGAAAGGGTAAGACGAAAATTAATAGATGATGAAGAGTTATCATTAATGGAAATTAATTATATTCGTTTAGCTTTTCTTTATTCAAAAGGCTGCTTAGAAGAGCAAATTAAAAGTGTTCAAAAAGCAATCGAATTAATAAATGAAATAGACTCAGCGATTCTTAAAAAGTAAAGATGTTGACTATATTTCAAAAATATGATATAATAAATAAGTAATAAATAGCAAAGACCTGCTATTTAAATATATTTTAATTTTAAATTTTTACAGGAGTGATTTTATTATGACAGATAACGCAAAGAAGGTTCTATCTTATCTACAGGAAGCAGGTTCCGGTGCAAAGTTTACCGCTAAGGACGTTCAGGCAGCACTTGGTTTTGAAAAGGTTGGCGCAGTAGTTGGTACTGTATCTGGTCTAGCACGTAAGGGCCGCGCGGAATGGATTACCGAAACTGTTGTTGATGATGAGGGCAAGGAAAAGAAGGTTAAGTATTTTTCTCTAACTCCAGATGGCCTAGCATTTGATCCAGATGCAGCTACTGAATAATTGAATTAAATTAAATTGAAAAAAGAAATGACTTGTTAATAACAAGTCATTTTTTAATACTAAAATTAATTAAAAATTTTAACTATCGGAGGAATTTATTTATGCTAGATATTAAAAAGGTACAAAGTGTTAATGAAGTTACTGTTATTGGTGTTCTAAAGGAACTTGATGTTGAAGAAAAAGAAACAACCGATGGTAGAAAGTATATTACAGCAACTGCAAGAGTTGGTGTTGACCAAGAAATTAATGGTGTTATGACAGAGAATATTATTCCTATTCGGTCTTTTTCAATGAGAAAGAAGACAGATGGAACTGATAATAAGGCTTATGATAACATTCTCGCAATGAAGAATTTTGTTTCTGAAGCAGCTGCAGAGGATTGTGCACCAACGAGAGTTATGTTTAGCGGCAGAACTTGTAATATTAATGAGAATATTTATGTGAACCGTGCGGGCAAACTTATTGATGGTATTTTCCAAATTAACTGCAATTTTCCTAATGAAGATAGACGGAATCTGCCAGATGAAGCAACATTCACGCTAACTGGTGTCGTTGGTTCTATTAAGCCAGAATATAAAGACGATGAAGAAACTGGTAGAATTAAGGTTAAGCTTATTGTTGTAGGTTATCGTGGTAAGGCTAATGTAATTGAACTTATTGCAGAAGCGGGCAATGTGGCTAATTTCGTAGAGCAGAATTGGCATGAACAAGATACAGTGGGCCTAACGGGCGCAATCAATATGACTTATAAAGTTGAAGAGAAGAAAGTGGAGCAGGCATTTGGCGTTCCAGTCATTGAACGTCATACTGTTTCTAAGAATGAATTAATTATTACTGGTGGCTCATTCCCACTAGATGAAGATAAGTCCTATGATTCTGGACAGGTAAAGGTAGCACTTGGTGAACGTCAAGCAAGAATTAAGGAAATTGAAGATGCGGCAAAGGCTAAAACTAAGCCAGCAGCTAAGAAGCCTTCTGCTAGTGATTTTGGCTTTTAAGCCAATTTCATTTTAAGTTAAAATTAAATTAAAATGAAAGGAGGAATCACTAAATGATCAATTTGCTTGAACTTGAACCACAAAAAATTAGTAGAGATATTCGAGGTAAATTTGCTCTTATTTACGGTGCTCCGGGTTGCGGGAAGACCACCTTAGCATCAAAATTTAAGAAAGCTTTAATTCTTTCGTTTGAGCCGGGTTCTAATGGATTAAATAATACATATGTAGTTCCTATTAAAACTTGGCGAGAATGGAAACAACTTTGTAATCAGCTAATTAGAGAAGAAGCGCTGAAGGATAAGTTCTATTCCCTAGCAATCGACACAGTTGATGAAGCTTATAAACTTTGTGAAAAGTGGCTTTGTCAAGAACATGGAGTAGAAACCATTAAAGATGTAGCAGCTTTTGGTGGAGGATATAAGTTACTAGACGATGAATTTATGTCTACATTTAGAAGTCTGGCCTACGCCGGTTATGGTTTAAACTTTATTTCTCATGAAACTGAGAAAGCTTATACCGACGATAATGGAAAGGAATATAATAAAATTGTTCCTGCACTTCCAAACCGTCCATTCCTACTAATTAATAAGTTTGTAGATATTATTACTTATATTCGTGATATTCCTGTTGAGGTTGGGGATACTATTGAACATAAACGTTTTATGTTCTTTAGAAGTGATGAAAGATTCCTAACGAAATCCCGCTTCAAATATATTACTCCAAGAATTGAACTTGATTATAACGAATTTGTTAAGGCTATTCAAGATGCAATTGACAAGGAAATTGAAATGAGTGGCGGCGAAGCTACTGATGCCCCTAATCCATATAATATTCGTTCTTTTGATGAATTAATGGATGAAGCTAAAGAAATGTGGATTAAGGCAGATGGAAATAGAAAAGAAACTATTCTAAAAGTTCTTGAAGAAGAATTTGGAAAACCAACTAAATTCTCTGAGATTCTCCCAGAGCAGAGAAATGAACTTGAACAGGCACTAATTAAACTAATTGATTAATTTAAAATGGGAGAGCATAAAATTGCTCTCCTTTTTTATTTGGAGGAATTAAATGGAAAAATATATAGTTGATACAAATATACTTTTAGACTATCCACAAATTATTGATATTAAAGATGTTGAGATTATTATTCCAACTTGTGTTTTAAGAGAGTTAGATGGACTAAAAAGGAATCAGAATAATGATACGGCTTTTAACGCTCGCCGTGCCGCGGTCTGTATTTCAAGGAATATGGATAGTATTTCTTTTTATGATAGTGATAATTTAAATATCCCTGTAGATGATCAACTTCTAGTTATTGCTAAAGACAAGAACGCAACTCTTGTTACAAATGATGTTTATTTAAAAGTCAAGGCACAAATTAAAGGAATCAGTACTAAAGGATATTCGCATTCAGATGATTACGATGGTGTTAATTATTGGTATTTAAGGAATAAAGATTGCGAAGAAGAATTTACTAAAATTTATGAGAGCGGTAGCATTCCAGAACAATTAGGACTACTATACGAAAATCAATATATTATTACTAAGAATTTAGATGCACCCTGTATTAATAATAATTTTAAAGAAGACTATGAGACTTATGGAGAACTTGTTTATCGTGATGGTAAGCTAAGGGGAATTAAGAATTTACAAATTAAAAACAAATATATTAATTGCATTGTGCCACGAAATTCTGAACAAGCTTGTTTATTTGATATTTTAAATAACAAAAATATCACCATTGCTTATGCCGGAGGTAGGTTTGGAGCCGGCAAATCGTTTATATTAAATAATTTTGCTTTACAAGAACTAGAAAAAGGTAATATTCAAAAAATTGTTTATGTTCCAAATAATTCTTTTGTTGAAAATACAATGGACATCGGGGCACTGCCGGGCGAATTACTAGCTAAGATAGAAGGACAAATCGGTCCCCTTATTGATTTAGTTGGTATTGATAGAGTCCAAGATATGTTACAAAATGAAGAACTAGAAATTGTTCCAATGGGTTTTATCCGTGGCCGCAGTTTCCAAAATTCTATTTTAATTATAAATGAAGCACAAAATTTAACGGAAGATCATGTTAAGCTTTTAATTGCTCGTTGCGGCGAGGGTACAAGAATCTTTTTTGATGGAGATATTAAACAGGCGGATAGTCAGCTTTTTAGAAATAAAAACGGCCTAAAGCTTCTACTTGGATTAAGAAAATCTCCTATCTATTCTAAAATGTTTGCTACTATTAAACTTACAATGACCGAAAGAAGTAAAACTGCACAATGCGCAGAATTTCTTGATGACCTTTCAAATAAAATGTAAATAAAAAAGAATGGCCCAGAAATGGGCCATTTTTATTGACTTTTTTGATAAAATATGGTATAATAATTATAGAAAATAAAAAAGAAAGGTGATTAAATGGGAAAGTTGTCACAAGATATTATTGAACAAATTCCAATCTTATATGAAGAATTGAAAGCCAAGACTGCTGTAGCAAAAGAGTTGGGTATTTCAGTTAAATCGGTGACGAAATACTTATTACAAGAAAATTCAATTCCGGGGGCAAAAGAACGAAAGAAAGCGGTAAAAGTTACCCCAGAAATGGAAAGCAAAATTAATCAACGCTACCAAGAATGTGGTAATATGGCACAGGTTGCGAGAGAATTTAATGTTTCGGTTACGGCGGTTAGAAATCATTTATCGGAAGAAAGTAAAGAAAAATCCAAAAAACTTTATGATGATAGAGATGCTTTATTCTTTTATATTTATAGAAAATTTGGAGCAGAAGATGAAGAAAATCCTGTAAGCGATTGGAATCTAATTCAAATGAATAAATTTAGAGAACAAGGAATGCCTTACCGCGGCCAATTGCTAACATTAAAATATTATTATGATATTAAACATCATAAAGTAAAAGACGAATATAAAACTATTGGTATAATTCCCTATATTTGGACTGAGGCTGCGGCTTATTATAAAAAACAAGAAAAGCTTCAAGAACAAATTTCAAAAGAGATTGAAGAACAACTTGCAAGAGATAGGGTAGAAATTTCCTTTAAACCTTCTGATTATATGAAAAAGAATCGTAGAAAAAAGAAGAAAATTGATATTAAGAATTTGGAGGTAGAAAATGAATGATTCAAATTGATAGACATACTATAATCCAAGTTCTTGGCGGCCTAATGAATCACCCAGACTTATTAAATGAAACAGATAAGTATAATTTAGCACCAGAAGATTTCCCAAACTCTCTTGATAAGTATGGTTTTTCAGCTATATATAATCTATATGCCGATGGCGCGAATAAAATTCATGCAGTTGATGTGATTAGTCTACTACAAGAAAATTTAGTAGCAAAGAATTTAATTGAAAAAGAAAATGGTGTAACATTCTTTCAAGATTGTGAAGTTAATAGTGACGAGGGGAATTTTAATTTTTATTATAATAGATTAAAAAAATTAAATTTATTAAGAGAAATTCAATTAACTGGTCGCGATACAAATGATATTTTTTGTGAAAATCCTTTAGATGATAATTATGTAGAAATTAATGAAAAATTTCAGAAAATGAGTGTCAACGATATAGTTAATGTTCTAAAAGGTGAAGTTGCCAGTTTTGAAAATAAATATTCTTATAATAATCTTGTTGAAGAAAGTTATGCCGCTGATGATATTCTTGAATTAATTGATGAATGGCGAAAAACCCCGGAAATTGGTTATCAATTGCAAGGAGATATTTTTAATACTGTTTGTCGCGGAGGCAGACGTGGAAAATTATACCTACGATCTGCGCCAAGTTCAGGAGGTAAATCTCGTCAAATGGTGGGAGATGCGTGTAATATTGCCTATCCTATTCGCTATGACAGAAATAAAGGAGAATGGGTTTCTACTGGTAGTTGCGAAAAAGTCTTATATATAATGACAGAGCAAGATCCAGAAGAAATTAAAACAATGATTTTGGCTTATTTAACAGGATATAATGAAGAAATTTTTCTTTATGGTACTTATGGTGAAGAGGAAATGCCAAGAATAAAGATTGCGGCAGATATAATGGAAAAATTTAAAGATAATATGCTCTTTGCAAGAATACCAGACCCCTGTAGTTCTGTTGTTAAAAATTTGTTTAGAAAATATTCAATTCAGTTTGGTGTTAATATTTTCTTTTATGACTATATTTTCTCTTCACCAGCTATGCTTAGTGAATATAGAGATTTAGGATTGCAGGAACACGTTTGTTTAAGAATGTTTACTACTACTTTAAAAAATTTAGCAATCGAATTAGATGCTTTCATTATGACATCTACACAAACAAATTCTGAGGATGCTCCTAAAGGCGGTTTTAGGGATTTTAGGAACCTAGAAGGTAGTAAAGCAATTAGAAATCTAGTTGATTTAGGTTGTATTTTTGCTAGAGTTACACCAGATGAATTACAGTTAATTTCTAAATTTATTGATAATTTTGGATTAAAACCCAATATAGTAACTGATGTTTATAAAAACCGTAGAGGCCGTTGGACAAACATTCGTATTTGGTCTTATTATGATTATGGAACTTGTAGAAAACAAGATTTATTTGTTACTTCGGCAACAATGAAGGAAAAATTAGAGGATTTTGTTATTATGGACTTTAAGAATCAAGACGAACAAGATTTTTCCGATTTACTTGCATTATATAATAATGGAGAAATTAAAGAAAAAGTTTATAAAGAATATTATATGCCGGCTGACGAAACGAATGAATTAGTGTCTGATTTAGAAGATGCTTTTGGTGATAGAGAAGAACGAGAAAAATTTTATAAAGATAAGGCTTTCGGTGATTTAATATAATGAGTGAAATTACATTACAAGAATTAAATGATTCATTAACGCCAGACAGAGTTATTCAATTAGTTTTAGCTCTTGGAGCAGATAGATATGAAGAGAAAAGTGATTACATAATTTTTCCTTCGCTCTGCCACAATTCTAACGTAGAAGATGCTAGTATGAAGCTTTATTATTATAAAGCCAATAAATTGTTTCATTGCTATAGCGGTTGTGGTGAAAGTTTTAATATTTTTGGATTATTTGAACGTAGATATAATACATTAGGAATAGAATATAATTTTTATCAAGATATAGTTTTAAAAATTGCAGATGGCATTGTTACAAAGAAAAAAGACAACGGATTCTATTTTCCTTATGAATCTCAATATGATAAATTTAAAATACAAGTTCCTCAGATTAGTTTTCGTGTTTATAATCCAAATTTTTTAAATATCTTTTCTAATTATATGCCGCAAGAATGGTTAAACGAAGGAATTTCAGAAGAATCTTTACACCTTTACAATATACGATATTGTATTTCTCAAAATAAGATTATAATTCCTCATTACAATAAAAATGGAGAATTGATTGGTATTCGTGGTCGTGCGCTTAATGATGAAGATATAGAGATTGGTAAATATATGCCAATTACAATTGAGGGGCATTGTTATGCTCATTCTTTAGGATATAATCTTTATGGTCTAAATTTAGTTAAAGATAATTTAAAAAAATATAAAACGGCAATAGTTGTTGAAGGAGAAAAAAGTTGTATGTTATATGACTCAATGTTTGGTCATGATAAAAATATTTGTGTTGCGGCCTGTGGAAGTCAGTTACATAATTATCAAGTTCAATTGCTATTGAATTGTGGTGTTGAAAAAATTATAGTAGCCTTTGATAAAGAAGGGGAAGATTGGAAAGAAAAAGAGAAATATTTTAATAAATTAAACAAAATGTGTAGTAAATATAAAAATCTTTGTGAGATTGGATTTATTTATGATAATCAAAATTTATTAAAATTAAAAGACAGTCCTTTAGATGAGGGAAAAGAAACTTTTATAAAATTGTTTAACAAGGTGGTTTATGTAAAATGAAGTATGTTCGTAGAACAAGTTATGATATTAAAGATAATTTTATCCCAAATCTTTTAAAAGATAGAGGGATTATTAATGAAGATAATGAAGAAATGTATTTTTATCCAACAGAAGAAGTTGAGTTAAATTCTTGTCAACTTGACAATATTGATGCGGGAATTGAGCTTTTAGAAAAGAATTTAAATAATAAAATTTTAATTATTGTTGATTCAGATTTTGATGGTTTTTCAAGTGCGGCATTAATGTATAATTATTTAAAAGCTATTAAAAATAATATTGATATTGATTATCTTTTGCCACAAGGTAAAGAGCATGGTTTTCAAATGAAAATGGAATATTTAATGGAGTCTAAGAGATGCGATTTAATTATTATTCCAGATGCCGGCAGTAGTGACCATGATGAAATGAAACAGTTAAAAAACTTCGGTTATGAAATTCTATGTTTAGATCATCATATTTTTGATTATTATGATGAGAATGCTGTTGTAATTAACAATCAAGGTGGAGATTATCCCAATCGCTCATTAAGCGGCGTAGGTGTAGTTTATAAGTTTATTGAGGCTTATGATAGTAAAATGAACTTAGAATCTAATTTAGAACAATACTTGGATTTAGTAGCTTGCGGCGAAACTGGCGATATGATGGACATGAATACCTTAGAAAACAGATATTATCTTAGAGGATTAAAACATTTTGTTAATTTTGGACTGAGAGGCCTAATTAAACAGCAAGCTTATCCTCTTTTTACTATGAAAGCAGAAGAAATTACAGAAAACTTTTTGAATAATTGTAGCCTAACTCAAATTCAAGTTGCCTTCTATATTGTTCCACTTATCAATGCTTTAATTAGAATTGGTTCTGATTCAGAAAAAGATATTCTTTTTAGAGCTTTTATTAATGGGGACGAGAAAGTACCTTCTACTAAAAGAGGTCATAAAGGAGAGTATGAAATGATTGCAGAACAGGCAGCAAGAACTTGTTCAAATGCTAGAACAAGGCAAAATAAAGAAAAAGATAAAGCTATTGAATTATTAGATATTCAGATTATTGAAAATTGTTTAGATGATAATAAAATTTTGATTTTGAATGCTGATGAATTAGACACTCCGAATACTCTGACTGGACTTATAGCAATGGGTGTCGCGGCAAAATATAAAAAGCCTGTAATGCTGGGTAGAATTAATAATAATGGTGAATTTAAGGGGTCAATTAGAGGAAGAGGAGAGTCAGAATTAAAAGACTTCAGACAATTACTATTAGATAGCAATTTAATGGATTATGTCCAAGGGCATTCTAACGCTGCGGGTTATTCTATTAAAGAAAAGAATATTGAAAAGCTTCTTAACTATGCGAATAATAAGTTAGAAAATATAGACTTTCATCAAGGTCTTTATGAAATAGATTTTAGTTTAAATGGAAATAGTCCAAAACTTGGACAATTGATTTTAGATATTGATAAGTATAAAGATGTTTTTGGTCAGAATAATGATGAACCAATTGTTTTGATTGAAAATGTTCCAGTTGAAAATTTGAGACTAGTAGGTGCAGATAAAACTACTATCAATTTTAAATTTAATGAAATTGAATATGTTAAATTTAAAGATCGAGAACTGGCTGATACTTTATTGCATAATAAAAATTCAACAGTTAATATTATTGGTCGCGCATCAATGCACGAATGGTTAGGAAGAAAAACTCCACAAATTCAAATTATTGATATGGAGTTCTGTAATGATAAAATGGCAGATTTTTAAGGAGGAATCATAATGGAACTATTAAAGAGAACGGAAGAATATCGTGTTGAAACAGAACAGGAAGCGGAAAATTTTATTCGAGATACGAAAGATGCCGCAAATGAAAAAGGATATGAATTAATTTCTTATAGCGCGACGCATAAAATTAAGAAAGATGACGATTATTATTTATTAAAGCTTGTTAAGTCATATATTTAAGTAAGGAAGTCAAGCGATTTTGCTTGACTTTTTTTATTATTTATGATATAATTAATATAGAAAAGAAAAGGAGGGAAGGATTATGAGTTTAAATGGTATTGCTCGTATGGATACTCACTCACATAGTGAATATTCAAATATCCGCTTACTTTGACTCAATTAATAAGATTCCAGATATGCTAATAACAGCAAATAATCTCGGTATGAAAGGTATAGTTTTAACAGATCATGAATGTTTATCTGGTCACTTAAAATGGTTACAAGCGGAAGAAAATTTAAAAGAAAAAAATATTCTTCCCAATGATTTTAAAGCCGGATTAGGCAATGAAATCTATTTAGTGGAAGATAGACAAAATATAGAGAAATATTGGCACTATATTTTAATTGCAAAAAATAATATTGGGCATAGAGCTTTAAGAGAATTAAGCTCTAAAGCATGGTATTATGGTTATTCATCGCGAGGAATGATGAGAGTTCCGACTGAAATGAATGAATTAGAAGATATTGTAAAAAAATATCCGAATAGCTTAATAGCAACAAATGCCTGTATTGGTGGATTTCTTGGCAATAGAGTTCTTGCTTTAGTAAAAGCAGAAAATAAAAAAGAGATAGATAAAAATGAAATCTATTCTCTAAAAAAAGATATTAATGATTTTATCCTTTGGAATAAAAATCTCTTTGGAGATGATTTCTATTTAGAAATCGCGGCAGGTCAATCAAATGAACAAAGAAAATTTAATGAGCGTGTAAAAAATATTTGTAATGCTTATAAATTAAAAATGATAATTGGCTCAGATGCTCATTATTTAACTGCGAAAGAAAGACCTTTGCACAAAGCTTATTTAAATTCAAAAGAAGGAGAACGTGAAGTCGATCAATTTTATTGGGACGCACATATGATGAATAATGATGAAGCATATGGAAATTTAAAAGATTTTTATACTGAGGATGAGTTTATTCAAATATGCAATAATTCTATGGAAATCTACAATAAAATTGAAGGATATAATTTATATCATAAACCAATTATTCCAGAAGTTTCAGTAAAAGAATATCCTATAAATGTCGTATATAATATTGAATTAAATAATTATCCGATTATTAAAACTTTGTTAAATGGAAATTTACAAGAAAGATATTGGGTAAATCAATGTTTGGAAGGGTTAATTGATAAAAAGTTAATTAATGAAATTTATCTTAATAGACTAGAAACAGAAGCAAGAGTAATTTCAATTATTGGCGAAAAATTAGAAGATTGTCTGTTTAAATATTTTAATACTTTTCAACATTTTATTGATTTGTTCTGGAGATGCGGCTCTATTGTGGGGCCGGGCAGAGGAAGCAGTGTATGCTTTCTTTCTAACTATTTAATGGGTATCACTCAATTAGACCCAGTTGAATGGGAATTACCTTATTTTAGATTTCTAAATGAAGAAAGAGTTGAACTGCCTGATATCGACATTGATTTAAGTCCATCAAAAAGAAAAAAAATATTTGAGGAAATTAGAAAAGAAAGAGGGGAATTAAACTTAATCCAAGTAGCAACATTCGGAACAGAAGGTACTCGTCAAGCTATTGCGAGTGCAGGAAGAGGATATCGTAGTGAAGAATATCCAGATGGACTCGATACTGAAACTACTCAATATTTAAGTAGTTTAATTCCGCAAGAACGTGGCTTCTTACCTTCAATTCATGAAATAATCTATGGTAATGAATCAAAAGGGAAAAAACCTATTCAAGCATTTATTGATGAAGTTAATAAGTATCCCGGTCTTTTAGAGATTATAGAAGGAATTGAAGGACTAGTTTGTAGAAGAGGAGAACATGCGAGTGGCGTTATGTTATACAATAATTCTCCTTTTGAAACAAATGCAATTATGAGAAGCCCCAATGGAGATTTAACCACTCAATTTGAACTCCATGACAGTGATAAAATGGGTGATACTAAATTTGATACTTTGGTAACTGAAATTTGTGATAAAATTACTATTTGTATTGAATTATTACAAAAAGAAAATATTATTGATAAGAATTTATCTTTAAGAGAAGTTTATAATCAATATCTTCATCCAGCAGTCTTAAATACAAAAGACCAAAGATTATGGGATGCATTAAGTAATGGAGAAGTTTTAGATGTTTTTCAATTTAGTACTGGAGTAGGATTAGATGCCGCGAAAACTATTAAGCCACAAAATCCAACACAATTAACTTCCGCCAACTGTTTAATGCGTCTAATGGGAGAGAAAGGAAAAGAACGACCATTGGATAGATATTGTCGTCTAAAGAATGATATGTCTTTATGGTATAAAGAAGTCCAAGATAGAGGATTAACACAAGAAGAAATAAAAATCCTTGAGCCTTATTATTTACCTAATTTTGGGGTGCCGGCAAGTCAAGAAGATTTAATGTTGGTTTGTATGGATAAACAAATCGCACATTTTACTCTAAAAGAAGCTAATTCCGCTAGAAAAATCGTGGCGAAGAAAGATATAAAAAAAGTACCAGAGTTAAAAGAAAAATTTTTAGAACAATGTCCTAATGAAATTTTTGGTCAATATGTATGGGAGACAGTTATGGAACCCCAGATGTCTTATTCATTCGCAAAGCCACATGGACTTGCCTATTCATTTGTAGGGATTCAAACATTATATCTAGCTACAAACTTTCCATCTGTATTTTGGAATTGTGCATGCTTAATAGTTAAAGCAAGTGGGGCTGAATTATTAAATTTAGATGTAAATGATGAAGATGAAGAGGAAAATGAAAAGAAGAAGAATAAGAATGCTAATTATGGAAAAATAAGTACAGCAATTGGTGAATGTATTACTAGAAATATACAAGTTCTTCCTCCCGACATAAATAAATCTCAATTAATTTTCTATCCAGATATAAAAACAAATTCAATTATTTATGGCTTGAAAGGATTATCAAGAATTGGTGATAATATTATTATTCAAATTATGCAAAACAGACCTTATAATTCAATTGTAGATTTTTTGTCAAAAGTAAAAGTTAATAAAACTCAGATGGTTAGCTTAATTAAGTCTGGAAGTTTTGATAATTTATATTCTAATATGAATAGAAAAGAAATTATGTATAATTATCTGGAATTAATTGCAGACAAAAAGAAAAGAATTACACTTCAAAATATGCAAATGTTAATAACAAAAAAATTAATTCCAGATTATTTAAATCAACAAGTTAAAATATTTAATTTTAACAAGTATTTAAAAAAGAATAAACAAGATAAATATTATTTATTAGATAATATTTCTTTTAATTTTTATAGTTCTAATTATGATATTGATAATCTTAATGATGTTGTAGTTAATGAAGAAGAACGAAGTGCAAAGATTGAGCAGAAAATATGGGATAATATTTATAAAAAAGAAATGAACCCAGTTAGAGACTGGATGAAAGAAAATCAACAAGAAATATTAACCAATCTTAATAAAACACTAATTGATGAGATTGCTGAAAAATATGCAGAAGGGAATATCGCTAAATGGGAAATGGACAGTTTAAGTTTTTATTATCATGAGCATGAATTAAATAAATTAAAAACATCTGTTTATGAAATTTCTGATTATACAAAATTAAATCCAGAACCGAAAATCAAAAATAAATACGAGACAAAAGATAACAAAGTAATTTCAATATATGAATTATATCGAATTGCAGGAACAGTAATTGACAAAGATAAGAATAAAAGTTCTGTAACATTATTAACACCAAGCGGAGTGGTAAATGTAAAAATTTGGAAAAATCAATATGCGAAATGGGATAAGCAAATTTCTCAAAGAGATATTGATGGGAAAAAGCACGTTCTTGAAAAATCTTGGTTTACTAGAGGAACAAAACTTATTATTACCGGCATTCGCCGCGGCGACAGTTTTGTTCCAAAGAAATATAAAAGTACAGAATGGCCATTATTTGAAAAAATTAATAAATTAAGCGAAAACGGATTTATACTTGATTCAAGTACAGAAAGAATTGAAATTGAGGAGGATTGATACTTATGGCGAGCATCGCCTTATTTGACATAGATTTTTGGTATGGTAGAAAACAATATCCTAATCTTGAATTAATGAAAGTTTTTAATTACTATTATTCTCAAAACCATATTGTTGTTTTTACAAAACCTAATCAAGATTTAGAACGATTTAATAAAATATTCTACTTTTTTGAAAATACGAATATTCAAATTCCAAAGAGTCTTTTTATTTCAAATGATAAATCACAATGCTATGGTTGTGGTTTTTATAACTCCTTTAGACCGTTGATTAATCCAATTAATGATTCGCCACCATCATTTATTCCATATGATTTAGAAGAAGATAAAATAAAAGATTTAAAGAATTATAATAAAATTAAGAGAAGTTCTTTAATAAGACTTGAAAATAAAGATTTTACTAATTTTGATTCTAGTAAAAGACACATTTATTTAGTAGACCATGATGTTCTCTATCAAAATGATATTGAATCATTTATTAAAGAATATAATAAATTTAATTTAAATTGTTATTATCCTTTAAATATCTATTCAGAAGATAAATTAGATAGGATAAATCAATATTCTCAATACTTTAAGGGAAATCGTTATAATTTACTTTTTAATTATACTAAAGAAACATTCGATAAATATGGAAATTATAACTATATCTTTAATTTCAACGATTTCACAACAAAAGATAATCGAATAAAGTTTATTAAAAGTATTCTATATTTAAAAGCAAAAGGATTAAAACCATATTTTAATAAATTCAACAAAATTCCCGTTGAATTAGAGTCAATTTTTAAATGGTACAATTCTGGATTGCAAGAGTCGTATTACTCTTATATTTCCGATAAGCCAGAATTAATTACACAATTTAATTTAAATTTTAAAAACGATTCTGATTATAGATTACTATTAAAACAGAATCCAAAAACTCTTAATTGTTTGACTTTTAATATATAATATGATATAATATTAATATAATAAAAGAGAGGTGAAAAGTGATGACTAAAGAAGAATTAATTAAACGAAAAATGGAAATCCTCCAAGAATGGGAGGATAATATTAATAAGTTTGTTTATAATCCAAATATAGAGAAAGAATACAAAGAAATTTGTAAGCAAATTGAACAAATGGAGGACAACGATTAATGGAAGAACAAGAAATTCTATCATTTTTTAACAAAGATGGAACAATAAAAGACAAAGACGAAGTAGTTCAACAAATTGAAGATATTTATGATGCCATTAAAGAAGAAGAGGATTTAAATAAAGAAAATTCCTATTTCTCTAAGATTACTAATCCAGAAACCTCGATTGATACTGCTAGTTCTTTAGAAACATTTGATTTTATGAATCGAACATTATTTTTAACTGAAGAAATTACAGCAGAAACAGGGCCGCAATTTTTTGAAGCTATTAGATTTTTTAATAAGTGTGATGAAATAGATCAAATCCCAGTAGAAGAAAGAAATCCAATTAAAATTATTATTGATACTCCCGGTGGCGATCTATGCGCTACATTATCAATAGTTGATTCAATTAAACTTTCAAAAACTCCTGTATGGACAATTACTACTGGTTGCGGCTATAGCGGTGGATTTTTTATTGGAATTTGTGGTCATAAAAGATTTGGATTCCCTAATAGTTCATACTTATTTCATCAAGGAGCTTGTAGTTGGGCATCTGATGCTCATAAATTTCAACAACAAGCAAAATTCTATGAAAAGACTTTAGATACTCTAAAAGAAATTACATTAAAGAATACTGAAATTACAGACAGTGATTATGAAAAATATAAGAGTGGCGATTGGTGGCTAACAGCAAAAGAAGCTATGAATAAAGGTATTATCGACGAAATTTCAACAGAATTGGTTTAAGGAGGATTTTAAATATGAGTGATTTTATTAATAAGCTAAAGGAAAGTAATTCCACTAGTGCAGATATGTTTGCTCCTTTTGAGGAACTACTAAATCTACCAGATGAGGAATTTGATAAGACTTATCCATCCTTTAAGGGCGAACTTGAAAAGTTACTTACTGGTCCAGAGATTGATAAGATTATCTATGATAGTGCTAAGACCGCAGGTCATGCAGATATCGAAAAGGAAAAAGAAGCATTAGAAGAAATGCTCAAAGAAATTGCAGCTGATGATTCTCTTTCTGAAAATAAAAAGGATTTATTAATTACAATTTTTAAGACCACTATTAATCGCGGTTTTGCATATATGGCTAATCCAAGAGAAAGAATTGGTGTTAAAATTCTTAAAATGAATAATGATGCGGTAATTCCAAGTTATGCTCATGATACTGATGCTGGCGCAGATGTTTATTCTTGTGAAGATATTACAATTGAAGCCGGCGAAACAAAGCTGGTTCATACTGGTTTAAAATTTGAAATTCCGTCTGGTTATGAAGTTCAAGTTAGACCAAGAAGTGGCAATTCACTAAAAACAAAGATTAGAATTGCCAACACACCCGGAACGATTGATTCAAGTTATCGCGGTGAACTTGGTGTTATTGTAGATAATACTGGAACAGAACCGATTAATATTACTAAGGGCTTTAAGATTGCTCAAATTCTAATTGCTCCTACTCCTATGATGGAATTTACAGTAGTAGATAAGCTTGCTGATTCAGATCGGGGAGAGGGCGGCTATGGCTCTACAGATAAGAGTTGATTAAATGGCTCGTTTAAAATATGAAGATATTCAAAAAGAAATTCAACTAGAGGGATGGATTCTATAGTCTAAAGAGTATGTTAATTTAAAAACAGACTTAGAACTAATTTGTCCGAATGGTCATTTAAATGTTTTTTCACTTGAATAGTGGCGAAGACATAAAAGCTGTCCAATATGTGAAAATAATAAATATGCTAATGTTGATACTAAGCCTGTAAAAAAGAATGGTTATCGAGTATTAGCATTTGATTAGGCGAGTATTACAAGTGGCTGGTCTGTTTTTGATGATAAAGAACTCGTTAAATATGGAAAATGGACATCAGATGGAACTCATTCAACAGAAAGAATTTCTTTAACAAAAGGCTGGTTTGCTTCTATGATTCAAAAATGGAAACCAGATGAAGTAATTCTTGAAGATATTCAATTACAAAAGTTTGGAGAGCAGGAAGCAGTAGTCACTTATAAAAAACTTGCTCATTTACAAGGCGTTTTAAAAAATTATTGTTATGAATCTGGTATACCTTACAAAGTGGTTTCTCCTTCAACATGGAGAACATTCTCGGATATAAAAGGGAAAAAGAGGCAAGATAAGAAAAAGAATGCTTAGTTAAAAGTAAAAAAACTTTATGATATTTAGGTAACGCAAGATGAAGCAGATGCAGTATTAATTGGAGCATGGGCCGCGAATGATCATGATAGAAATAAAATAATCAAGTTCTAAAAAAGGAGAGTAGTTAAATTCTACTCTCCTTTCTTTTTATACCTTATAAACGCACCAGAAGTTCTAATCTGAGCAATCAAAAGTATCGTATAATATTGAATCAATAACGCAAGTAATATGTTCTGGCATTGTAATTAAATAAGTTCCTTTTAGTTTTAGGTTCTAAAAGTCTTTTATCGTATGAATTTTTCTTCTATTTAAATAGAATCGTTCAAAATTATCTAATAAATAATTATTTAAAAACTCAATCTCGGAAAAAGTAATTCCTTCTCTTCTTGCAAACTCAGAAAGCTCACAATATGTTTCATCCCAAGAGCGATTTGTAGCCAATGAAATTGCTCTTACTGCACAGTCTGAAACATTGCGACCTAATGGATTTGCATTATAATATTTAAACATCTTAAATATTTTTCATCTTATTTAAATGTTTTCTAATAACTTCTTTTTCCTGAGATGTTTCTGCATAATCGGATAGTTCTTCTACAAAATTACAGATAGCGCCCATAATCATTTCCATTCCTTCAACAAGTCTATCTGGATTATCTCCCTTTCTGTAACGTTCATGGTCGTAATCATAAGTGTCCATACCATCTCTTATCTTATCAAAATAGCGATTAATGCGAATATTCATAGGATAAGTGCCATACCGATCATCGCTCCACTTATCATCATAGTCATGATAATCTCTATCATATCGACGATCCCTATCTCTATCTCCCATATATCTACCACGACTATCTCTCATTCTTCCGGCGCCATATTCACCGCACTGTTCATCATAATACTTACTTTCTTTAATATCTTTATAAATATCAATTAGTTTATAAGTAGTTTCAAGATTAGAAGAACTTAGTCCCTTATCTGCTATATTTTCTAATTCTTTCTCTACTCTTTCTAAAAGTTTGTGCATTTTTTATCACCTCTTCCCTTCAAGGAGTTGTAGTAGTTACTTCAACTGGTAACGCAGCTGCTGTATTGTTTTTACATTGACAACAAGAAACTGGGCCTAATAGTTTGAATACTCCGCTCTGAATATTAGTATGAACTCTTACTGAATATCTCTTTCTTGTGCTTAGCTAGCAAGCATTAACATTGGTGCAATTACAATTTATTAATGGATATAATGTAGTTCCATCTCCAATTGTTATATAAGCATTTGATGTAATTGTAGTTGCTGCTGGAATTGTTTGTGCTACAACAATACAGTATTTTTCTCCATTAGCATAACTGCCCGCTGGAATATTAATAATTAATTGATTATTTGCAAAACTTACTGCTTGCGAAATTACAAGTTTATCACATAAGCATTTTGAAGTGGGACAACTCATTGTTTATCCCCTCCTTACATACAGCCGCAACCATAAGCATTTACAGTGTTAATTCCCGCGGAAGCATACGGTGAACAAGTAATGTATGCTGGCTTTGGAGTGGGTTGTAGCTGATTAACAATATTGCTAGTCTGTGATAGCTGAGAAAGTTGTAGCTGTGCAGACTGTAGTTCTGTTCTTAGATTATCAAGTTCATTCTGAGTTAAATAGTTGATAATTCTATCAGTATTCTTATCTGCATTTGTAATTATGTCACAAGTAGACTGAGCAAGAGCATATTTTAGATTCTCTTGTCCGCGGCCTAGATCGCAGCAGCAAGAAGCCATCTGATTTTGAATTGCATTGAAACCAGTCTGATTATTGAAGTTAGACTGCATAATACTTTCACGAGTTTCGCAGCAACAATCCTTCATATTATAGTTAGTCTGAGCGATTGCACTCTGAACGCCATTAAAGCCAGAACATAGAGATTGCTGAATAGTATTGCCAGTCTGACTAATAGCATTTTGAGTTGCATTAAAGCCCTGTAGATTAGCGACAGCGTTAGCATTAGCAGTCTGAGCAACAGTATTACCAAGATTAGAAATACCAAGACTTGTAGAATAAAAGCCATCACAAAGACCATTCTGTACACCGCGAATACCATTGTCTAACTGATTAAAATTAAAGGCATCAGTTACGCCTTGCTGTGTAGCTGGAGCGCAACAGTAGTTATATCCATTGCCTCCAAATAGACCATTACCACCTGTAGGAATGAACACTGTATTTACACCTCCGTCGTTGTTACCGTTTCCGTTACCATATCCTCCTCTGTTGCCGCCCCAACCGGCAAAAGCAAAGAAGAGAATTAAGATGACAATCCACCAAGCACCGTTACTACCAAAAGTACCATCAGTAGCACCGTTGCTAGTATTTTTGTTCTGTAGCGCTAAAGCGTCAGCAACACTTAGTCCATTTTCTCCCATTTTGATTCCTCCTAAATATTGTTTAATATATTTTATCGAGAATCATTATTTCAACATAGCCATAAAATTATTATATTCAGTCGTAAAGTCTTTGCCTTGCTTTTGAAATATTGATTCTGCGAGTTTAGTTAAATTTTCATTATCTCCATTTTTTGCATAACCTATTAATTCATTAATAGTTGGATCATTAATATTGTTGTTTTTTATCATTGACATAACTAATTCTTCTGGATTCCTTCCTTTTAGTAAACTAATCATTTCCATTGGATTCATCATAATTTCCATTCACCTTCTTTTTGAATTTTTCCTAATACACCTTCTATATTAGTCACTTGACTTTCTAATTTATTGAAACGATTGTCATAGTTTTCAAAATGTTTTAATATCTATTCATCTTGATTAGCTACTTGTTTTTGTTGCGGCTCTTGCTTTTTTATGGGTTCTGAATTACTTCCATCATAGGGAAGTATTCTATAGGCCCAAAACATTGGGTTACCATTCTACATTGTTTTTATATACATAAACCCTTCATTTAAACATAAAGCTACTGAAATTCCCGCTCCTGTGGGAACGTTAGCAACTTCAAGAGTTGAATTTATATTGTAAACATTTCCTTGTGGCTGAGGAAATAAAGGTTGTACATTTTGTGTTTGAAAAGGCATTACCGCCATCTATTGATTCTATTGATAGGGCGGCATCGTTTGATTATTTTGTGGACTTGAATTTTGTCCAAAATTATATGCCATGATTAAATCACCTCACGAATTATTTTTCTAACATATAAATAATGGTTTCTTAGTAAAAATTGTCGTATAAAAAGAAAACAGTCCGAAAATTTTCTACTTTTTAAACAAAAGTTTATTTCGGACTGTTATTAATTTTTATTAATTTTTAATAAAAGGTTCTAGTAACTCTAACTAATCTAAAGTTAAATTTAATTCTTCTAGTTCGTCTAAAGAAAGATATATATCTGGAACTTGTACTTCGCACTAATTTATTTGTTTTATTACTTCTTGACATTCATTAATCTTACCTTCTTTAATTTTAAAACCGCCTTGATTGTTTATTTTAATATTTCCATTTTCATCTTTTTCAAAAAAATCTTGACAATTTAAACTAATCTGTTCTTGATATATAATTCTTTCTTCTTCTATTGCTTTTTTAATTTTTATAAACTTATATTGTGTCCTTACGTTAAATTTTTTTGAATTTAAAACTTCAAAAATAGATGTTAATGCCAAAGCATTTTCTCTTTTTAAAAGCAATATTACCAACCTCCATTTAAGAATTTTTTAGCACTATCTCTTCTTTTATTCATTCCTTGATAAGTATAGACTTTAGAACCGCCATACATTTTTTTACAAGCCTCTATTGCACCAGAAGTTTCTAGTGGCTGCCCCGGATAAGACGAATTACCTACTCCTCTCTCTACTACTACCTAGAATAATTCACACTAATAAATTGCTTCTCCTTTTCCACTGTCTAAACCTTTTTTCTAAGCATATTCTAAATATAAACTTTTCCATTTGGGAATACTAACACAATTAAGTTCTCCTTCTCCAAAAAGATAATCAATTGTAGCAATAGCTAGCTGTTCATCCGTCGAATACGCGGTATTATTAAATATTTTGGAAATAAAAACCTAATCGTTTGTTTGATATAGACCACAATAACCCAGTGAATTTTTTGCTCTTGGATTTAATCCAGATTCTGTATATAAATTTCCCATAATTCCTGCAACAATCGGGGTATAATCTGTAATATTTGGTAATACTTTTTTTAGATTAACTATTATTTGATTAGCAATTGTACTACCAATTGATTCCAAACCACTAGGATATTTCAAGTCAGAAGTAGTAGCGCTTGGCTCTAAATAAGTAGCTGGTGTAGCTATAACTTCCCAACAACGGCCCACAGAATTTGAGCCTAATTGATTAGACCAAATTTTAAACGCAGCTTTCTACTCATCAGACCAAGTATCCTAATTGCCTCTTGCCTCTAATAATGTATCTTTGCCATATGTGCCGTTTTTCATATAGCAGAAGTCAAGATGTAAATGTGCTCCATCTGCCTAAGAGCCATCAACATACCCAATTATATCTCCTTGTTTAACATGATCGCCAACTGAAAAAGGAAATTTATCTATATGATAATATCTGATTACTAAACCATCATGATTGCCCTTCCAATAATCTCCTTCAACTAATATGTCACAACTAGTATAATTTGGATTTGTAATATCATGACCAGCTTTTTTAACAATTCCATTTGTCATTGCACGAACCGGAGTACCATCTGGAACTCCAAGATCAAGCTTCCCTATTCCATGGCCTGAATAAGTTTTTGCTCCATGTATCTTTTCTCCAGTATTGGTATTATATACGTCAGCATCTAAAGGAAATAAATATTTTAATCCCAATTTTATCACCTCTATTATATTCTATCTACATCATCTTCATCAATATAGTAGCCAGAAGTTCCTACGTCTCCAGTTGTGGTAGTACTTGAACCAGTAGATGTTCCAATCTGATTACTCCACGCAATAATATTATCTATAACAGACTTTAATGATGTTTTTGTACAAATCAACTCTCCAGATTCACCTTTCGCGGCATAATAAAATTCAGACCAATCGCACCATATTTGACCGTTATTTGACATTAAAATTTTTGGATTAGTAATTCTAACTTCATCTGGCATATATTGCATTCCAGAAATATTTAATTCTCTACCATAATAATCAGATACTTCTCCACCTATATATAATACACCATTTTTTAATACACTAAGAATATTATGACATTTATATGATGAATCTTCTTCACCAGCTGCGGCAATCATAAATGTTCTTTCAGCACCAGATAATATAGATGTCTGGCGTTCTGCCCATTCTTCATCTGAAAGTTCTGAGGTGTATTTCTAAGATAGGGTAGACGTTTTATCATTATAGTCTTTATTATTCTAATCAAGAGCTTTTTTATTATTAAGGAAAACTCCTATTTCAGAAGCAGAAAAATCAGTATTTATTGAACCTATAGAAACATCATCTACTACATTTCTATTACACCAATAACTTAATTCATTGCCATTTTGATATACATATAAAAGTTTTGTAGCAGATTGTCCTTGTAAATCAATATAGTTTATATTCACGTATTGAATATCACTATTTGAACTAATAGTAATGGATTCACTTTCATTTTCATATGCTAAAGTATAGCTTTGAACAGGAATTAAAGACTTACCATAGCTATTTTCTTTTATTGAATAAGTTCCAATAAAATTATTGGTTGAATAATTATTATTCAAAACAGCACTATTTGAAAAATTAGAACTTAATATATTAATAACATTATCGCCATTTAATAAACTTTCTATAAAATCTTTCATATTAACTGTCAAATCTCCTAGATTAACAGAATCAGAAACATTTAAAAGATTAAAATTAAATTCAATAATATTTAAAGTACAAGTTTGATTTTGAGAATTAATAGTTGGCGTAATATAATAAATAGTATTATCATTTAAGTTACTAGTATAAGTATAATATTTACTACCATTCTCTGTAATTTCTTGCATTGTCATTTTAAAAGTTCTATTTCCGGCAATATCTACTGCCACAGACTATTCATTGGTAATTTCATTTTTTATAGAAACTATCATGTTTGTGTACTGATTCCAGTCATATTCATACACACTTGTGGTCTTAAAAGCCATTCTATGTGAAAGAGTAATTAAAGAATTGTGAACTTGGGAAGTTCTCCCCAATGCTCCGTCATCAAGAATTTTGTTTGTAACGAACATTTCACCTGTAAGTGATAATCTTGCTGTATAATCAGATTTACTATCCTAACTATAATTAGAACGAGTTTCTGTTTTAAAAATAGGCTTTCCGCTATCATTATACAAATAGAAACCAACATTCTAATTAGTTAAAGATAATTCTTCTTTATAATTACCTGTCGTGTTTGTATCTTCGCCGCTTTTAAACTCATATCCCGCACGAAGTCTTATATTATTGTTTTCAATTAAACTTAGACCATATCTATTAAATCTAGCAAAGTCAACCAACCCATCAGTGCTTGTAGCCGGACTTCTATAAGCATTAATTCCATCTTTATCCCAAAGGAAATATATATAATCTCCATCTACTATCTAAACTTTTGACGCATCTAAATTGCCAAATTTAGCATAATCGAGATTAATGCCATTTGGGCCTACACCATAATCCCAAGTTTCGCCGCCATCCTTAGAAAAATAAACTCCTTCTCCTGTTATTTTATACTGACTTGCGGCGTTATTTATATCATTTCCTTCTGTTCCAGATTCATCTAACTTTATATTATCTTTAGGAGTATCAAGTAAAGTTAAATCTCCAATGTCTAAAGTATTCTGTAGAGTGTCTGTTTCTATATATTGCTTAGCTGAAAAATTAGAAGCTCTTTTGTAGATATTTTCATTAAAAGTCAATGATTGGACAGAGGCACTAATAGTTTGAAATAGGTCATCAAATTTTGATGTATAATTTTGAACATTAATTGTATTATTAGTTGGAATATCTAGGTCATATTCGATTCCAGAAACAATAACTTTTTCTCTATTAGGTAATCCAGTTTTTTTATTAATTCCAAAAAAATCAATATCTTCAATAAAAGTTGTATCAGCTAGATCAAAACTATAATCATCAGAATACTCAGGTAAAGCTTCTAGGTCTACTACAGAAATAGAATATGATATTTGTGGTTCGCAGGAATCATCTAATACTTGAACGCCGGCCCAATAATATTCATTATCATCTAAGTAATTACTATCTGTAAATGTACCTTCTTTAATATAAGGCTCATATTTTTTATAGAATTGTTCACTTAAATCATTTATTTTATTAAGAACTTTTGCTCTTTCTCTTTTCCAATATAAAACTTCATTATATAATTTTCTATATTTTCCTAGACTACCATTAATTTCATAAATTTTTGTATCAACTATTTCCTTTTTAAAATCATTCCAGTGAGTAAAAGGTGGTTTGTAATCTTCATCATTAAAACCTTCCATCATTAGTCGCATGAATAATTCGCCTTTGCAATATTTAGTTCTATACTTGTTATACATTTCTTTTAAGCCCGGAATCTTTTCGTTCTATAAGGAATAATCTTTAGTATAGTCTAAATTGTAAAAGGTATAAATTGTTTTTTCTGGATCGTCTAATGCTGGATTACCTACTGAAATGCAGAAATAATTTCCAGTAAAGAATAGTTGCTCTATTAAGCCCCATAGAATAGTTGATTGTTCTCTATATTTAGTTACGTAATTTTTATAAGTGTCTGATGTAGTATATTTTACTTTTGTTGTTATTTTCGTGCTAGAATTAGATGTTGTTTTTGTATAAGTTGATTTATACTAATACATTGTCTAACCTATTTTCTTCCGTTCTTCAAGTGCTGTTGTTATCCCTTCAATAGAAACAGTATTTTGTGCTTCTAATTCAGTTAATGTCTCTCCTGTCATTGTAATAATTAAATTAGAATATTTATCATATAGTTTATTATATTCTCCAATTCTAGGTAAGAAAGCAAAATCTCCTGTTTTTAGACCATAAATATCTCTTTGTAACTAGGTTTTATCCAAAGTACCTATTTTTGCATAATAAGAGAAATCTAATATATATGAATTTTTTCCAATGTTGTCAATGGCTGTTTGAATTGAGCAGACACCAGTACTTGAAGATTCACAGTCCACATTTTCGACATATAATTTAGTTGTAATAGAAGATGAATCTAATGTTCTATTAATAGAAGACAAATTCTTTTCATATCTAAAACCTAGTTTATTTGTTTTTCCTTTTTCAGTCATAAAGAAAACATGTTTTTTCATGTATCCGTTTTCATCTAAAATAATTTTTCCATTATCATCATGTTCTATATAAAAGCAAGGATAGATTTTAAAGACTTCGCTTAATTCTTGAATTAAATTAAATCTATTCGATTTTTCTTGTTGTAGAGTTCTGATTTTTCTTGGATGCTTTTCAGTTTGGAATCTATATGGACAGTAACCATTCTTTTGATAAGCGCATTCAACTGCCGGCGAACCATCATTCAATGTTCTAGCTTTACAGTCACACCAATTATTTTCATAAGTTGCTAATTCTGGACAGTAATATTTACATTGTAATAAATCAATAGTTGATGTAAGTACTTCCAAATCATCTTCTGTATAAAGAGTTGCATCATAACCGCCCTGCTCTTTATTAATATAGTCTTTTATTTTAAAGGAATCTTTATACTACCATCTTCCAGACTTTTTCTTTATTTCGTCTGTAGAATCATTTGTCCAAATAGGTGCTTTAATAGCTTCAACAAAATATTTCTATTCGCTATAGGTTTCCCCAAGTGTTACGTCATTTTCTTGTAATAAATCGCTGGAATGAATTAAATTACAATAAATTTCATTTCCAAAGTTATAATCTCCATCTACATTAAGCTTCGCAGCACTTTCTTTATCTCCGCAGAAAATATCTATATTGCGGCCAGTATATTTATAAGTAAAATAATTATCTTTATATGACATAATTCTTGAAGTTTCTGAATCATCCTATGGGTCTCTTTCTTCTGCTCTAACTGTAGTATAGTTTTCTTGAATAAAGTCGTGTCCTCTCGTATAGGCTTCAAATAATTCTAAATTATAAAGATTCAATGCTTTTTGTTCTTGTTTAGCAGTTAAATCAATACTATATTTTTCATTTAAAATGTTTTTTAAGATAGCGGCATTATCATCAATAAAATTATTAAAATTTATTTTATTTGTCTCTTCATAAATGCCACTATCGCTATCATAAGTATAATAGACAAAATTATAATTTTTTCTTTTATTCTTATCAAGTGAAAAATATTCTGATAGAGTTACTCTTTTTTTATTTTTATCATAAATTCTTACAAGAGATAATAATATCTATCTTTGGTCATCAAAACCACCGCTAACAAAACTTTCAGAAATGCTTATTGCTTTATCTAACTATTCTACTAATCTATCTAAATCGATTTCAAAAGTTTTTGTTCTTATCATTGGTTTAACAATTTCTAAATTTTTAGCGCCGCCATAGCTATCTTTATTCTTCATATTTAGTGTTAAATAATTTTTAACTTTATGATTATCCTTACTTTCATTTTTAGGTGGAATTAAATTAACTTTCCAATTACTAAAATCCTAAATATAGTTCTTACTTATAGATACAGCCGAGGCACTCCAATCTACTTCTAATGGTGAAATAGGAACTTGATAATCAGACATTGTTCCACCAGTCAAACTGCCGCTGATATCTCCACCAATACTACTACTACTACCCGATTTATAAACTTTGTAGTGTTGAGCATCATCTGAATTTATGCCGCCATCACTGGTTAATACATAAATACTATAATATCCAACTAAGGAAGCGGTATCAGATGTTATTGATGATAAAGCTACTCTTGCATAATTCTTAACATTGTTATTTACGCCTATAAAAGAATTGGAAGCTTCATATACTGAAACAGTTTTTCCATCTTCATTTCTTTTATAATAACCTGCATTTAAAAAGAATCCTTCTGGTTCACTATAATCTTTTTTACCTATCTCACTTACATAAAGCTGCTTACTAATAGATATGTTAGAATCTATTTGTTGACTTTTACTATTTTCAAGTGTTTTTAATTTATTTAATCTTTTTAGCTGTCCCAAATCATGACAATATGCAATTCCAACCCTAGATGAATATTGAGATTCTCTAGTTGGGACTCTATAAATACACCAAAAAGTATAACTAGAATTTGTTGTTATAAATGAATTAAAACTATCCTAATCAAAGAATTTTCTCGCGGCCTAGCATATTATCTGAGGAGCAGAAGCTTGGAAACGATTATTAGACCATCCAGCAGGTGGATTAATTTCTAAAGTATGGAAATAAGTTGCTTCTCTTTTCAGGAGCAGTAAATCTTTTCTTTTATAAAAACCGTGTATTGTTTTTGTCGCTCCTTTTGTTGCAAAAACGATACACTAGTTTTGTTCAAGAACTGATTTTTCATTATTATAACCAACTCTTATAGTCTCATTTCCTGCCGCGCCATAATATCCTATTCCAACGTAACCTGTCGGAATAGCACCGCTAGTATACAATCCTTGAATACCAGATTGATAATTCCTTATGTCATCATTGTATAAATCTATATAACCTAAAGACATTATTCCACCTCCTTTTATCTCTTATCTAAGTAAACTATGCCGCAAAAAACATTATTTTGAAAATATAGATAAGGAATAGTTTTATCTTCGTTGCTATTTTTTAAAAATACTCCACAACAAGCAGGATCATTTGCGTCTGTAGTATCCGTCCAATTATTATATTTACTTGTTAGATAAGAATCCTTCCAAACTAAATTATCACCACAGTTGATATCAAAATCTCCTGTTTTTTTGTCATATCCAATTAAATTTAAAAATTCTTCGTCGCAAGTAGAGGTTGTAACAGGAATTAGTTTTATTGGAATATCATCATAATAATAAGGATTTTTATTAGTCTCTAAGGTATCACAAACATTAAAAACAACTCCGTTATTTACAGATTCTTCATATTTTTCTACTTGAATACTGTTAAAAATAATTTCTAATGGGCCGGATTCAGTTTTTATTGCTATATAAGGATTCTCAATTGTTCTGTTTGCTTTAAACAATAGAAAAGCATCATCTTCTATAGAATAGTCTCCACTTTTTGTATTATTCCAAGACCATTTCTTATTATTATCTGCCGCTTTGCTTAAATTATGATACCATTTTTCCTTTAATGCCGCAGCATTAAACTATTTATCTTTTCTAGGAACAAAACATAAAGACGGTTGAGAATTAAACAGTCTTGAGAAACTTATATAATTTTTATTCTCATCATCGATGCCCTAAATTGAGTAGTTGCCATTTAAATCAATCGCACCAGCGCCAATTATTATTTTATCTAAGTCATCGTTAATTTTTTGATTAAACTCTTTATCATAAACAATATATTTATCTATCCAAGACAATATAATTGAATTAGTAAGTTGTTCTGTAGTATCTGCCTAATAACTAGAAACAAAGTTATCTGAAAGTTGATAAGAATTTAAATGCCAATAAAGATAGAATTTTAAGAATTTTACATCGCTATATGTATAGGAGTATTCTCCATTGTCATTTTTTGTTGGCTTAATAGCTATAGACGAAATTTTCTAATAGTTTTTTATTTTATTATTTTTATCATAAATAGATATTAATCCTGCTAGTTTCCCGTTATTCCATTTCTCAAAATTAACTTGCTCTTCATTATTAACAACTAAATTATTTTTAGTCCATATCATTACATTTTCGCCGCCAAATAGAATGCCATTTATTAAAGAATCTATTGCCTTAATTTTTTCGCCGCGAACAGTGTCTCCACTTGAAGGATAGCGCTTAATTATTTCATAAAATAGAGTTATCTCATTTTGATCGTTTGCACTTAAATTAATTCCAATAGTCTTTAATTTTTCAGAACATTTCTGAGCGTTTTCTTCTGAAAAGCAATCAAAAAGTTTTTTATAATCGTACATCATCTACTTATATTCTTTCGCTGCCGTATTCGCTTCTTGCTCAGTGGCTAAATTGTCTATCTTATCTAAATTTCTATAAGATATAGTTGCTCCTGTAATCTTAATATCTCCAGTTTTAATTCTAATTGCATAAATTTTATCTTTTTCTATCTTTTTTTCTTGGCTAATAATACCAAAATTTAAAGCATAATCTGTAGAAGTAGTTCCTTCTTTAGAGAAATCTATAGTTTTATTTATACAAGGACTTAGTAATTCTAAGTAATAATCACTTATAGATTCATCGTCTATATTTCCATCTAAATCATAATTGTCTATTGAAACTTCTTTCGTTTCTGTTAAAGAAGTAGTTTTCTAAATAGTTGATTTTACAGAAACAGTTAATAAAGTTGATGCTGAACCAGTACCAGTATCTTTATCATTGTTTTTATTCTAAACTTTAGTTTCCCAACCATTTGTACTTGTAATTTTAGTACCATTTTCGACTAGATTTCTTGATAAGGTAGGTAAAATCTGACGAGTATCAGTTTTTGAACATACTCGATAATCTTCTCCATTTTTAATTTTCTTTGTGAGTTCTACTTCTGAATACAAATCTTCATCTGTGCAATATTCGTTAGCTTTGTTATTGTAAACTGTTACAAACATATCTGTATTTTTATTATATTCTGTTCTATCTGTTACAGAAATTTTTCTAGCCTAAGTAACTTCTAAATCTTTTATAGCGTCTAAATAGCCATCATAATAAACTGGATACCAATTAAAATTATCAATTGTTGAAGAGGAAGGTGTTACGCCGTAAGTATAAGCAATTTTATTATCACTATCTTCTTTTATATTATATTTTCCAGATTTTTTTAATGCAGATGATAAAGGTTGCTTCCAATATAAATATCCCTTTTTAGAATAATCTTTTTTAGATAAATTTTCTTTTAATAAGTTATTCCATTCTTCAATAGGAATTATATAATGGTATTCATTATTTGCAAGAACCCCACCTTCGTCAATATTATATTTATCGCCTTCTTTTAAAAAGATAAATTGAATAAAACCGCTAGGATTTTCAGATATAGGTTGTAAAGCATATCCCCTATCTACGCCGCCATAATATCCATATAGCGCCGGCTCTTCAACTGCTTTATATGAATCCTCATAGACAGTTCCTAGAATCATAGATAAGTCTGTTATAGGAACATAAATATAATCGCCCTCTAAACTGACCATTTTTTTTGAATCTAATAGCTTCTTACCATTGTCTTTATAGTAATTGTCCCAAAATAATTGGCGTTCTCTTGCTAAATCGTCCCCTAACTCAATTATTCTTTTTTCATTAGTATAAATATTTTCAATAGTTAAAAGTTTTTCAACGAAATCTTTCTTGTTGGAAATTTTTTCCCATTCTAATTCTTCTTTATCTAATATCTTTTTTAAATAATCCTTCGGTCGCCCATTGTCATCTAATAAAAGAGTATAATCTACTTTTAAATCAATAGGATAACCAATAATTTTTCCGTCAAATTGTTCAAGAGGAATTCTATAAAATCGTTGTTCTTTAAATTCTGTAAAATCGCCAATATTATGTTCTGGAGTATAATCCCAGACACTATCATCTAAGATTTCCTCCATAAAATCTCCCACTTCTGCAACACTATTATTTAACTCATCAGCAAATTCTATTTCATAGCCTGTTCTGGAAAGTTCATTAATAAAGCTATCTTCACACTCATAGTTATACATAATAGCTTTATATTTCTTTTCTTCCGTAATCTTTTTAATCTAAAATTCATACCATTCTTCACGATATTTTAATTTTAACTTAGTTTCATTTAGAAGATAGTCAACAAATTCATTATGAACAAATTCTCCTTTTTCGTTATCATAGAATTTAGAAGGCATTTGGAATGTCAATGTATTTGTACCTTTAATTTCTCTTTTTAATTTTATCCCAGTCGCGCGGCCCTCATAGGTCATATCATTCGCGCCAATAATCATTCCTTTTTTCTCAATCTGCTTTCCAGAAGAATCAAGTTCTTCCGTCCACACACTTAATTCATATTCTTTTTTAAGAATACTCATTTCCTTTTATCACCTCTCTTAATAGAACAATGGTGTATATTTAATCTAGGCTTTATTAAGTATATCAGCGTAGCCCCAATATAATGGCGGAAAATGTTCCCATAAATAGTTACAAGCATACCACCACCATTCTTCGATTTTACCTGTACACCCCATTTTATTCCATGTTTCAACTTTTGCTGCGGCTCTCCAAAAAGCATGAATAGTTTTTAGCAATCCGTATTCAAGATTTTGTTCTCTAGTTTTATAAAGTTCAAAAGCAAAATTATCATTACCTTCAGCCGCAGAAATCTGAGAGTCAAAAATATGGCGAAAATTAAGTAGTTCAATATAGTCAGTCGTTGTATCTGATTCGTCTAATTTTCCAATCTAAATTAAATAACTTTTCGCCGCCATTTCATAAACTTTATTGAAAACACTTTGAATATTTTTTTGTTTGCCTTTTTCACCACCATAGCCCCAATCAAAAGGACGAGCGTCTAACCAGCGTTTTCCTCCCCAATTATCTTCATCACAAACAGGAGTTACCTCAATCATAGACCAACCGGGTGGTATCTTAAACCAATGTCCTTGTTTAATATTTTCATTGTAAATATTCTTTGTTGGTTTATAATTATAAAAATTAGATAATGTTTCCTTTTTAGAGATATTAAACTCTGGATTATTTACATTATACAACATTCTTTTGTCTGTGTCAAGATATAGAGTCGGTTTTGTTATATTATCAGTCGAAATTTCAAAATAATCTTCTGTTAGATATTGCGGCATTATATTTAAATTAAAGTCAAATTGACCATAATATAAATCTTTATTTTTACGAATATATTCTGGTGGATTATGAATATAATCATAAATAAAATCATCAAGAGTATAGTCAGTATTATCTTTAAAAACTTTTAATTTCCCATACTAATTAAGAATAGCTTCCTTTAGTGTTTTCCAATATAATTCATTTTTTTCTTCATCAGTTATACATAAATTATAAAGTTCATCATATCTATCAGCTAATTTTATTCCATCTTCAAAATCAAGCATTGGCGCACCATCATCATCTGTTAAAAGAGAAGACTGCCAATAAAATAATTTAATAAAATGTCCTAATTTTTCTTTAGGAATAGGCTCTACGATATAAGCATGTTTGGGGTGATGGTTTCCAATAGGAATATATTTATAAGTATATGAGCCATCATTTTCATTTAATTCTAATTTTAATTTTTTAAAGTATCTTTTACCATACTTAAAATCTTTATTTTCTTTAGTCTCACAAGTCTTTAGACCAGTCCAATCTACTGCTTCTGGTATTGTTAATCTTTGAACATTAAAACGTCTAACTTGGAAGTGATTACCACGGGACATCCAAAATGTTCTTTCATTATTATCCAATTTAACTTCAAAATCAACAGGTAAATCACCGGGATTGTAAACTAAAAGTCTACTGCCAATTAAGGCATTTGATTGGTTAAAACCAGTATCCATATTATAATAATCAAGTTTACTGTATTGCGGCATATAGATTAACTCTTGGTCATAGTCTAAAGTTGGTGTTGTTAAAAGTTTTGCTGTATTTTGCCATAAAGGAATATTATTCCAATATCTTCTAACATCTATAATACTTTTTTCGCCATCTGGAGTATTAAAATATAATTCTCCTGCTTGAACTTGTTGGATTGTTGGATAACCACCTTTCCAAGGCGTTCCCATATTATTTTCAACATTATAATAATCTTTTGTATATTTATTATAGATAATTTGTTTTTTCTTTTCATATGGATTTTCAAAAATGGCTGATTCTTTTATTACTTTTTCTGGCGGAGTTTTTAAATAGTAGTCTGCCGCCCTAACAATATATTTATTAAAGCAATAAGCATAGGGGAAATAACAAATAAAATTAAGTGTTCCTTCTCCTTTATAAACTCTTTCTCCTGTATCTTTATCTCTAAAGCAAATATAATTAAATTCTGGTTTAGATTTTAATTTTGCTTTATATGTTTTATATGGTAATTCATCAAATACTAAGTCTTGCGGCTTATCAGTAGAAAAGATTTGACTAATTTTTCTAAAATCTTTTTCACTAATTGAATCAAAAGCCACATTACAATCTATTTCTCGATCTTTATAAAGTTGACCAAAATAATATGTTCCATCACTACCGGGAACTTCTTCTGTATAATCGGTAGGTTCTGGTAAAAGATTTTTGGTATATCTATCACTAGAACTTACAACAACTAAATGAAGGTCTTTAGTATAGTAATTTCCAAACCTAAAATCAGTATAATCCATTTTATCACGCTCCTTTATATAAAGTAAAAAGGAAGAGGTTTTAAACTCTTCCTTTTCGTTTTAACTCAAAGTCTTAAAACTCCTATAAAATAGGTACTTAATGACTTAAAAAGTTATAATGTTTTATTTTCTTAGAATAACTGAATTACCAGTTTTATTATATGCGTCAAGAATATTTTGTTTAACTCTTTCTGTTGCTTGGTCTACATCATAATCACTTGAAATTGAATCTACATTTACGGTTACTTCGATATTTGGAGAAACAATATTAGACGAAGATTCATAAGTAGATTTTGATGGAGTAGAAAAGTTAGAGAGTAAAATATTCATTATATCCATCATTTGGCGAATATTTTCGGTGTCTGTTGCAGATAGAAATGCTTCTGGTCTTGTTTTTGTTCCATCTACCCATGCAAGGCCAGTATAATCGACGAGTCCGCCAGTAGCAAATTTAACCCATTGTTTATGTTTAAAACTACCTCCTCCAGTATCAACAAATCTATATCTTTCAAAACCTTGCGTTCCCCAAATTTCTGCGGTTCGCTCATTTGAAGTTATATAGTATTTTCCATTTTCATCTTTGAGAAGAAAGTCTGATGTTTTTGAATAAGCATTTCTTCCTCCATCTGTTCCCTATTGCTACATTTTTTTTGCGATATTTTCATCTATTGGACGTAAGGTGTCATCAGAAGAGAACTCTAATATAGCCTATTTGCCAACTTTTTCTTCTGTTAAATTTTTTAATAACTGAGTTGCTGTTGTATGTTTAGTTTTTCCTGTATCTGCTACCCGCCTTGTCTCAGCCTACGTTTGATTAGCTTTTATTTGTCCTTTCTAATAATAATTAACGTCATTACCAGTACTTTTAACTGTTTTAGCTTTATTAAGCAATTCATCTCCATAATTTATCAAATCTTCTGCACTGGTTCCTGCCTAATCAGATAGATATTTTAATGCCAATTTTGCTAAATCTAAATTTGCTGTAGCTGTAATAACAGCCTAATCAGCATCTTTAATATTATTTTTAGCATCTGCTACATTATCTTTTGCATCTATTACTGCATCTTTCGCGTCAATCACAGCCTCTTTTGCATCTTCATACGCTTGTTCAGCTTCTTTCTATGCTTCTGCTATTTCGGTCTAAACTTTTTCACTATCTCTTTCTATTGAACCAGTCGCGCCCTCAGAAGTAGTATTAATAATGTTTAAAATTTCGTCAGCGGTAGTCTATGTGGCAGTTTGAATATTTTCAGACTATGTGGCCAAATAATTAACTATTTGATTCCCTTGTTCAGCCCATTCATCCATCTAAACGGCTTGTTTATCAACAGACATATCCTAGAAATCTACATCATTAGTAGCCATCCAGCCTACATAATCTTCTGCTGTTGTAAATGTTTTTAGAATTGCATTAGCTTCTTTGCTCCAATTAGTTTCTTCAATAACAGCTTCTTTTAATTCAATTTCGGTATCTCTTAGTTCTTGCTATGTTTCTTGTAAAGATTTCATATTATCAATTATATTATCTACTTCTTGATCTAATAAATTTTGTTGATCGTCTTTAATTTCTTCTTCTAATGATAATGCTTCTTTTCTGTTAGCTCCAGAGGTGTCTCTTTGCATTAAAGACAATTTTTTCTATTTCTAAGCTAAATCTTCATACTAATTTTCTGCATCTCTTAATTTTCTTTGTTTATCTATAGCATCTTGTAAAGCATCTAAATAGTCATCATCTGCTTCTTTTAACTAACTATATTTATTTTTTTGAGTATCTACTTCTTCTTCTGCTTGTTTTTTTAATACATCTGCAATATTATCTTCAAGAGAAATATAATTTTTATATAAATCTTTTAATTTATCCTAATATTCTTTTCTAATATCATAAGCTTCTTTTTCGCCATCTGCTACTGCATCGGTGTATTCATTAACTTTCTAAATCATTTCTCCAATAAAATCTTTTTCAGCATCCGGGATTTTAGAATCTTCTAATAAAGAAATATCTGGCATTAATTTTCCATAATCATCAATACTAAAATATTGACTATATTTCTACATTAAGAAGTTTTTACCCTCATCAGCTAAATTTTGATTTAATTGAGTTTTTGCTTCTGTTGTCGCCAATTGTTCATGAATTGCATTCGCATATCCATTCCAAGCTTTCGTAGCAGATGATATATCAGAAGTATCTTCTAATAAGCTAGAAAATTTTTCAAGCTTTTTATTAATGCTTGTAAGGCGCTACTCATAATTATATAAATCATCTAAGTTAGAATCATAAAATTCTGTTCCATAATATGATTCTTGTAAAGCTTTATATGCATCGGCTTCTTCATCAATGGCATCTGCTAAATCATCATGAGCCTTCTTTTCATCCCTTAACGCTTTCTAATAATCTCTCTCTGCTTTTGCTTTTTTACGTTTTGCGTCTTCAAGTTCTTCTTCTTTATCTTCTACACTAGAATACTAATCTTTTAGTGCTTGTTGAATTTCTGCAGCGCTTTTTTCAATTTCTTTTGGAAGTGCAGCCACAACTTCTTCCATTGACTATTCATATTCTTCTACAGTTTTTTGACCAGACTCAGTAATACTCTGCATCAAGCCTTGATCTAATCCCAGACTTTGCATTTTAATTCCAAAATCATTAGCAAAGCTAGCATAGTCTGAATATCCACCTTTTTGATATTCTTTTAATAATTTCTAGTACTAATTACGGCTACTATTCTATAATACATTTAAATAACTTGCAGATTTAGTTATTTCATCTATATGTGCTTTTGCCGAGCCAGTTAATTCATCAACTAATCCACTAGCTATTTCTTCAACATCAAATTTAACATTTCCTGTTTTTTTATCAACAGTAAATTTTTCTGCTCCAGTTTTAAATAAATTTGTTAAATCTTCATAAGTACCTTCTCCAGAAGCCCATTTCACATATGACTCTAATACATCTTTATTTGATTCAATTGAAGAACTAATTCCTTCAGTAAATGAATCGAATGCTGTTTTTAGGGCCGCAGTATTAGTCAATACGTTTACTATAGCGTTTGTTCCTTGTGCTATATAGTCTGCATAAACCTTTGCCGCCTCTTCTGTGCTTAATCCAGCATCTTCTAGTTGTTCTACAAACTATTTCCGGTTAGCAAATAAAGTAGAAAAGCCCTCTGTCAAATCAATTTGGCTTAAAACATTAGCAACATTATCTTGTACTTGCCCGCTATATTTACTTAAAGTAATCTTCCATATTTCCGCTACTTTTTGAACCTCGGCATCTGATAAATTCATAGATTCTAATTGAGAAACTACTGCTTGTTTTACGTTTAAGCTCCAATTTTCAAAAATAGAAGAATCTGGAAAAACTTTAATAAGTGCACTCTCAGCTTTTTTAGTAAGTTGAGTATAAGCATTATCCATCTTATTTTCCGAATCTTTTAATGCATCTGTAATTTCTTGTATGCCATCAATACCAGTTGCTTGTAAATCAGAAATTATTGAATTTAATTTACTCTGATACTATTCTTCTGTCATTGTTCCCATATCTGTCTATAATTGGCTATATTCCTAGATTATAGGGGCGACTCTTTCATCAGTAATTTTATTACCTAATTTTTCAAATAATTGAGAATTACTTTCTGCAATTTGCGCCGCAGCTTCAAGATCTCTTAAAATATCTTCAAATGCGTTATTACTACCTAGTTTCCCAGCGTCAGACCATGCAGCCTCATCAATACCATAACCTTCTAATGTTGCTTTTGTTTCATCCGATAATTCTGAATATTTTTTTCTTTTACCAAATTCACGACCTTCTGCGGATAAATCTCCTAATTCTATTCCTGTTAATGCAGTTATAGAGTCCATTATTTCGTTTTTTGATTTTAGAGAATCTTTTTCTCTTTGCTCTTCTACTGTTATACTCTAATTTTCAAGATTTATAACCAAAGCATCAGCTAACTATTGACCAATTTCAAGAGTTTCATTTGACATTCCTTGAAGGTAAGTCGAAGCATTTTTTCTAAACGCTTTATCTATTTCATCTTTATTATAGAAATTACTAATATTTTTTACAGCAGAACTAAACTCCTCTACTCCAACAGTTCCATCTTTTAGCTTTTGAGCTAAATCATCAAAAGAATCCACAGTTGTATCTAAAGAACTATTTAATTCCGCTAAAATTGTTTGTTCCTATTCTGCATTTAAATTTTGTGCCGCTGACATTATTTGAGTAACAACATCACTATAGCCCTATCCATACCCCTGTGTAATTTCATAAAAATTCGTTCCTCTTTCTTTATCATCTGCCGATGTATAATTAATACCATCTTGGCCTGCTCCATAATACCAATCACTTAGATTTTTCATATTATTAAGAATTTGATTAGCTTTTTTCATCTAAAAAGTATAGTTTTCTGTCTATTGTTGTCCACTCACAGCGATAGTTTTTAAGTTTTCTTCTCTTTGTTGCTGATATTCCAAAGATAAATTATCAATAGCATTTGTATTTATTTCTAAAGTTTGAGTTGCCTCATCATAGGCGCTCACAACAGTTGAAAAATTAGAATTTAAATCTTCTATGGCAGAATTTAATTTTTCCTAATTTTCATCAGTCAGAAAAGCATTATTATGAAATCTACTATAAGTGTTTATATCTTCCTGTAGTTTCTTCTAATCTTTTATAGTTTTTTTGTTATCATCTACAGCAGTAGTCTATTTTTGTTCTAAAGCTTTATTTGCATCTTCAATATTAGATAATCGTTTTAATTCGGCTTCTTCTGTTTCTCTTATTTGCTATTTTCTCTTCTTTTCATAAGCATAAATAGCAGTTCCAATTGCAGCAATAGCAAGTGTCACCCACCCCGCAGGGCCACTAATAGCACCAATTGCATACGGTGCTATTGCTGTCAATACTTCTGGAACAACAACAGATAGAATTGTAATTCCCGCATTCTTTAATGCATCAACAAAATCTCCACCAGATAAAGCTGTAGTAAAAGCAGTAATTACTGCTGGACCAATAGACTAAGATAAACCATTAAAAAATGACGCTCCGATCGGTGTACCTTTTAATGCAGCAAGTTTCCCTTTTAATCCAATATTACCAGATGCTCCTCCACTATTTCCGCCTGTAGGAACTCCTGCATTAGCAACCTCAGTAACTGCAGCCTATTCCTATTTATTGGCTGCCTATTCCTGTTTGTTTGCGGCATTGCTCTAATCATCAGATGCATGATTTTGTTTAGTAGCAGCTTTATTCTATTCTGTCGCGGCCTGTCTCTAAGTTTCAGCGGCATGCTTTTGTTGTTCTGTTGCTTCCTTTAAATTTTCAGCCGCATCACTTTTATTTTCATCATCATCAAAACGTTTACCAGCTTCTTTATCCCAATTGGTAATTCTTGCTTCTTCTGCGTCCTATAGTTTTTCTAATATATCAGCAGGAATTTTATCATATTTTTTGTAATACCTTTTTAAGAAGTTGCCATAATCATCTTCGCTATTAAGTCTTTTTGGAATATCATCCACCGTAATATCTTCTACATCTTTAGTAAGAAAGCTAGCTTCTTTAACTTTTTCAACTAATTTTTCTCCTCCTCTTTCAAGAGAAGATTCAATATCGTTGCCTGCTTCTGCAACAGAATCTTTTAGATTATTTCCGCCTTCAGTAGCATCATCTTTTAAAGACTAACCTGCTTTTGTAACACCCTCAACATAAACTTTTGTTGCTTCTTCCGCGTTTTTTTGTTCCTAGCTTTTCTTGTCAACTTCTTGATTTTTACCATACATTTTTTCTTTTAGTTTAGAAGTTGCTTTTCCAATTTTATTGAAAGAATCTTGATAAGTTTGAATCATTTTCTATAAAGAACTTTTACCTACTGTTAATCCTAAAGTTCCTAATAAAGCAAAATCTTTTAAATTTAAATTCGTTAATTTATCTACTAATTTATTAATCCAATCTACAGCATTTTTTAAAAAATCACTTTTAAGAAAACTTTGACGTAATTCTTCCCAAGAACCCTTTAACTGTTTAACTTTATATTCTAATGTATCTGTATATTTTGCAAATTGTTCATCTGATTTACCTGCGGAATTCTATGCAGTTTCTACTAATTCCATAGTTCTATCATAGTTTTCCATTAACTCTGTTTTAAGAATAAATTGCTAATTCATTCCTCATTAAGACTTATAGTTACCTATAAGAAAAGGTCATATCTTATTAGTTAATTACTAACTAAAATTTCCGCTTCGGAATGCATATTCCTACAAACTTTCGTTTTGACCGTCGAACGTTGTCTTTTAAGACCTTCGCTGCTGATTGTCCATATAGGAGTTTCCAGCAATTCAAAAATTGTCGCCTTAAATTAAGCGATGAACCGTGACTGCTACTAGTCACCAATTATTTACGAATCCAATAATAACCTCTTGCTTGATTTTTATTTTTTAATGCTCTACTAATTAATGCAGGCTAACAATCCATATATTTCGCTGCAGCCTTTATGGAAGGAAATTTATTAACAAAGTTTTGCTTCTCATCTAACTATATAACTGCTATTGCATTCTTGTGTCCATTGCTCATTGCATTTATCATGTTTTCAGAATGAGAAATATCTCTTAAATTAGTATAATGATTATTAAATTTATCTCCATCAATATGGTCTATCTCATAATTAATAATAGGAGATACAAAAGCTTTATAAACTAATATATGTGCAGGAGTAGTAATAGATTTACCATCAAGATAATATGTATATCGTAAATATCCATCTTTTTTTGGTTTTAATTTTCTGCTTGTATTAGAATTATATACATCTCCAAACTCTGAAACATAATACTGGCTATTTTCTATCTATCTCCATTCTTTATTTTTTAATTCATTTTCTGTTATATAACTTTGATTTTTAGTATTTCTTCTTCCCATAAGATAGCTTTCCTGAAGATTATCAGAAAAACTTACCCATTTTAAATTTTCTACTTTATTATTTAATTTATTCCCATCTATATGATGAACAACGGGATAATTTTCCTAATTTGGCAAAAAATATTCTGCAACCAGCCTATGACACAGAAAATTATAATATTTCCCATTAACTGTAAGCTAATAAACTCGATACCCAGTACTATTGATAGATCCTTTCAAAAATTTATTAGTTTTTTTATTAAAAAGTCTTCCATCATCACTAATTAAATAATTTGTATTTTCTCCTTCAATTGTTATTATTTTATTCATAAATACCTCCTTTTATTTTTCAATAAAAGATCGACTATATCTTTTACTATAAGCATTCTCTTTTAGTCTGTGAACCTTTACCTCCACGGCACTTGGCTGCTGATTGCCTATTCTATAATATTATTATTATATCATAAATCTTTAATCTTTTCAAGCATTCACAATTAAAATTTCTTTTTTTGTTGTAGCGATTAAAGCTTTAAGGTTTCCCAGCAATTGAAAGAATTGTGTGGTTTAGCTGCACACTCCGCTAGCATTATACAAACGGGAACCAGCCGCTATAGTCGCGATATAACGCTATGAATTACGATCTAAAGTATTCCATTTAGAACTTAATTCCAAAAATACGTCATCCAAATCTCTAAACTGTCCACTAGCATCTTTAATTGAAATACCAACAGATTTTAGAGCAGTATCTACTTTGTTGTAATCTAAATCATCAAATTCTGAATCGACTGTTCCAGCCACGTTTTCTTTTAGTTCGGTAAAGCGAGCTATGATTGTCTTCATTGCCGTACCAATATTTTCCGGCGCTTCCTAAGTTGTTTCACCTACCTACCGTCTCTTTCGAGATACTTTAACACTAATTTAATAGTCGGAGTAGACTATACCATTATCCTCAATAGGATACTGCTTGGTAGTCGTTGAGGGCACTAAACTCTAAATATTTCTCATATTTTCTATCGAGATAAATGGTAGCATTTTTATACATAAAATTTGTAATGTCTTTTACATCTTCAAATTTGGAAAAATTAAACCTATAATTACTACCACAAGTCGATATACAATGCTCTTTTTGAATATAAAACATAATATCTTTTAAAAATTTCTCTGTTCCAATAAAACTAACTTGCCATCTGATTTTTCCATCCATTACAGTATGACATAAAGAGCCATCACCATCAAAATATCCTCTTATAAAATGAGAAATTAAATTAACAGGAATTAAATTAAAATTAATATCTAAAGATAAACTTTTATTAGGTGTAATGCCTAATTTATTCAAATCTTTGCAAATATCAATACTATTTAAGTCAATATAACAGGAATGATTATTTGCTCTGACACTTTCTTTTATGGGCATATCTCCTTGAATATCTTCTCTAAGTTTAAACAAATGATTTTTATCTTTAATATTTAATTCAATTCTCATTTTTAAAAAATCTTTTCTAACATTACCATCTGCGGCAATAAAACCCCGCCCAATAGGCCTGACTTTCAGTATTTATTGATTCAAAAAAATTTCTATTATATTTATACATTATTTCCTCCTATACTAATATAATATTTATAAATATATAATATCATAAAATATAAGAAAAATCAAGTTTATTCCCTGCGGGTTGTCCAATCCTTTAACTTTTTACCATACCTTAATAATTAGTTAAGCCATTATATAATAATTTGGTATTAAAGGCTCTTAGGAGTTCCCCGCATATTCGCAGTTCAATATAATATTACTATTATAAGGGACTAAAATTAATCATTTGTGTCAAGAATGCTGATGTTGTCTCAAAGGCCATACCAGCACTCGAAGCAATTGACGCTGTTTTACTCATAGCATAAGCAATACCATTTACATCTGCCGCCGCTTTTGCTGCAAGTTCACTATATACATCGGTAATATGACTACCCTAATCCATTTCCATATGAAAGCCACGTAAAGCCGCGGTCATCTGCTCTGTTGCAGTTTCAAAATCTGCACCAGCTAGAGTAGCAAGTTTCATTGTTGACTCAGTTAATTTTAAGGATTCTGCGGTGTCTAGACCTTGTTGATAGAATAATGCACTAGATTTAATTACATCCTAAGTTGTCTAACCAAGTTCTTTAGCCATTTCATTATATTGTTCATAGCTATTCCACATTCCTTGAACAGAATAATCAGTTACCATCGCAATAGACGCAAAAGCTTGATCTAACTGCTTTGTATCTTCCCAAGTTTTTCTTATTTCAGAAGAAATTTTTGAAGCTGCCGCTCCAAGAGATAAGTAAGAAGCTATATATCCCTTAATATTTTCAAAGGTATTATTTAATTCTTTCTATTTATCTGCTTCTTCCTATGCTCCATCCGCTGCATCATGCTATGCTTTATTCAATTCTTCATATTTTAATAATAATTCTTCTAAAACTTTTTTAAAAGTCTCATTATCACTAGTTGCATCAGTAATTATTGCACTATATTTACTTGTACTATCTGAATATTCTTTTTGTAACTAAGAATAATTATTGGCCTAACCTAACCAACTTGAACGAGAGTCTTTTATATTGGACTACTATTCTTTTAGTTTTCCAAGTTTAGCCTATTCACTAGCCATTCCTTTTATACTGGAATCAGTTGGAATAGTAGCATTATTTAAAGAGGAAAAATCAGATGCAATTTGTTCAATTAATTTATCCGTTTCTTCTAGCTAGATATTAAATTTAGTTTTTAGTTCATTATTAATCTCTTGGAAAATTTGATCTGGTTTTAATCCTTTTAATTTTTCAACATCTGTTATAATTTCTCGATAGGTTTCCTCAATTAAATCATAGCCTTGTGTTGAAATTTTATTTGTGAAGCCGCCCCTTTCTCCTATAACATGAGTCTGCTCAGCATTAAAGCCTTTAGTTCGTCTATCTACAAATGATGCCGCGGCACTAATTCTACTTAACGTATTCCCTTTATCAGTTTTTAATGCGCTAGAAGTATTTTTACTCAATGCCTTGTCTTGGGCCTCAATCTATGCAGTTTCTCTTAATTTGGTAATTACTTCTTCTTGTGCCTTTACTGCTTTATTTGCTGAATTTCTAATATTATTATAAACTTTTTCTACTTGCTTCTGATCGCCGCCTGTAATAGCGCCGAAAATTTTATCTACTTGTATATCACTAAGTCCAAGATTTTTTGCATTTTTAGTAAGTTGAGATTTGATAGATTTTTCCATATCTTCAACTTTTTTCTTTAATTGCTTAATTTGTTCCTAAGCTCGTTTAGTATCAAAATCTAACTTTACATCTCCAACGTCAGATAAAGAACCAACTAATTGATGAATCATTAAATTCATTTTATTTAATGATGTCATATATTGTTTTAAATCATTATCATTTGAAAAACCTGCTTTTTCTGCTGCCTGAAGTTTTTTAAAAGTTTCTTCAATTTGAAGTAACTGTTTATCTACACCACTTAACGAATTTTTGTCAACTACTTTTTTACCCAATTCTTCTCGAATTTTTTTAGCTTGCTTTAAAGTATCCTCTGCATCAAGAACTGTCTTTAAATAAATAGTTGATTTATAATTTTTTGGCATTTATTTCACCTCTTTAATCTTTAAGTTGATTATATAAATCTTTTAAAGAAATTGTCAATCCATTAAATTTTATTCTATGAGAATTATTTTTCTTTTTTAAAATATTTGCAGTAGGATTTTCTAAATATCTTTTTCTATATATATCATATTCTTTATTACTTTCTTTTTGAGACTAAATCTTTTTTAAATTATAATTAGTATTATCTTTAAAAAAACTTCCGTTTATTTGAATTAAAGGTTCTTGTTTATTTTTTTTACTAAAATTTTTATAAATCTATTCTCTTAGTAATGTGTATATAACAGATGTTGGAATAACTATATTATTTATAATATAAAAAGCGTTACCTATATCCTAATTATTATCAATCAATATTGGAGATTCGGCTCTTAAAAAATAACTTGAATTATAAATAGCAATATTTCTTAATCCTTCTGAAAAACTATTTTCATTTAAATTATAAGTATTTAATCCCATTTGCTAGAAAAAATTATAATTAGCTTCTATATATCTTAATATTAAAACAGTTTTTTTATCAAAATACCTGTATAAATAAGAAGAGAATAAACCAATAGATTCATCTTTTTTGTCTTTGTATAAAGAAAAAATCTATTCACCTGTTTTTATGTAGTGTTTAATATTATATCCATACGTTATTCCTTCTTCTGTTGTTCGTTTAGTATCTCTAAAACTTTGTCCTAATGATAGCTTTTTTCCATTGCTTAATTCAATTTTATCTTTAATCTTTCCTGTTATTATAGTATCTTTCTTTAAAGCGTTCACTAATTCAGCTAAATACCCCTACAATTCATTTCCATAATTAGACACATCTATTTTTTCTAATTTAATAATTGTTCTTACATACTTTTCATTTATTTCATTTCGATTTGAAAAATTTTCTATATCTATAGTCCCATAAGAACCTAAAGAAAGTTTTCCATTATGTGTTTTACAAAATTCCACTAAATAGTTAATAAGTCGTTCTTTTAAATTACTTCCAAGCTATTTATCTCTTAATGGACTCATATTATTTTTATTATAATTATAGATAAGTAAGTCTTTTTTTCTATACTTAAATACAAATTTGAAATTTGTAATTGAAGAATTACCACTTTTTTCAAACTGCTCAATCTATCTAATAACCTCATTATCCACAGCTTTTTTAATAATTCTTTTAAAAGACTGCGAATCATTACCTTTATAATTACTAACATTATTTTTAATATTAGAAATAATTTCATTCCTTTTATTTCCTTTATCATCATCACTTAATCCAGTCCATATAGCATCCATTATAGAATCAGCAATATTATTGGCTTTTTTTCCTGTAAAAGCTTTCTTTAAATCTGATACTATCTACTATTCTGTCTAATTTGAAAAATTTTCCGGACTATAAAGCGCATGTCTAGATAATATTGAATAATTATATTTATCTGTTACTTCTTCCGCAAATTCCTTCGATAAAAGTACTGAATAAATTAACATTTTATTATCTAAATCATTATTATTATTTTTTGTTTTATTTAAAATATTGTTATGATATAAGTCAGTCCAATAAGCTACTTTTTCTTTTATTGATAATTCACCATAATCTTTCCGGCCACTAAGTTTTTTTTCAAATTTTATTGACGAAAGTATTTTTTGATTTAATAATTTTTGTATATCATCTAATATACTTACTACTTCATTTGGATTTTTAAGATAATTAAAAATTGTAGCTACATTAGACATTTTATTATTTAATACATCCGTTCTAGTAGTTCCGTCAACTTTTTCTTTTAAAAGATCTTTCGTAAAATTTCCTTCTGTTATATTAAAAAAAGCAAAATCTCTATTCCAAATAGAGCTAAGTAAATTCATCTATTTCACCTCCATAAATAAAATAAAGCGATATTCCATTTCTGAAATACCGCTTAAATATAATCTCCTGTCAATTCTTTGTCCAAAAAAGTTATCTAACAAACCTATTGTTTTTCTCTCCGAGTATTTTCATCCGGATAGCCAGTGAAATAAAAATCACTAACAATAGCTTCGTCACAATTTTTACCAAGCCGCAACGACAAACTTGATGATAACTTAATTTTCGGTATCTCCAATATTGCAGTCGAGACTTCTCCACTTTTTTCATCTTTTACACTCATTTTCCCGTCTAGTCTTAAAAATCCATTAAATAATCTATTTCCCACTTGAATTGTTTTTATTTCGCTATCATAATTAAAAGTATAATCTACCATTACAGAATGATAAGTCTATCTAAAGAAAATTCTATTCTAGTAAATTTCAAATTCATGGATTCTTAATCCCGTGTCACCATCGTAACAAAAAATATATTTTTCTTTACTTGGTGGTAGTGGCTTTAACATTAATTCTGGTCGCCGCCCCATTGGTAGTGGTTCATTACAAGGATTACCTTGAATACCCATTTTATCAATACAATGATTGGGACAATACTTTAAATCAATATAGCAATAATCTTCATCATCAACTGTTTTTAAACTTTCACAATAATTAACTGATTTATTTTTCTAAGATTCAATATTTGAATTACTTAAAATAGACCAACCAATAGGAGACAAAACACCATGAGTTATACCAAAATTAATTTCTTTATCTACTTCCCAATTAACTAATGCCGGATTATGATAACCGCCTTTCGCAGATACATTGGTTTTATTTTCAGTAATCTACGCAAGCTCAGCAGTCTTAAAGACTAGAATAGCTTCATTCATATCATATTTTTTCCCAGCAATATCAATTGGATTATTTAATCGAATAGTCATATCATACAATTCTTTTACTCCAATATTACGATAATCTAACACTTGCTCACCTCCTTTAAATTCTAGTATTAAAGTAATAAATATAATAAAATCTATAATAAAATAAGGCGGCCGCGAACGACCACCTTATTAAGCTTATTAATAAATTTCACTATTATCAACATTAACAGACTCAAGCATTTCAATATTTGTAGGAGTATAAGTATATTTAGAATGTTGCGGAACAATTCTAGTACCGCCCTCATATTTATCCTCTTCTACATCTATTTGTCTAAATTCCATCATAATATCATTAGGTGGAGTTAATACATCAATACTCATAGAAAATGTCGTTGGATCACCTTCTGCTTCAAGTGTGACATTAGTATCACTAGAAACATTTGCTTCAAATATTGTAAATTGATAACGCTGGTCTTTTCCAGTCTTTTGTTCTCTAATATAGGTTTCTCCAATAATTTTATAATTATCTGGGAAAGTATCTGCATCTATTACTAGAGTTTTACCTAGAATACCATCATCTTCATCTTCCTTATATTTAACAGTTCTAGTCCATTTATAATAAACTGTTCCAATTTTAATCTTGAAAATATCAGTTTGTTTATCATAAACTCTTACTTTTACCTTAATATGTTGAATAGTCATTTGGTTTTTTGAAATATCAGTTGAATTTAAAATATCAAATCTAACGCCAATATCCTATCCACCATTATTTATAGATTCCATGGTAAGAATTTCATAATCATCATAATTGCTTAATTCTTGACGAATTTTTTTGTCTAATTCTTCACAGTGCTATAACTCCCAAAAATCTTTCCAGAAATCTTTTAAATTTAATCCCAAATTATTAAGCCTGTTTTGATATTCTTGATTAGTTTCTCCTTTTAGTCTTTGCGGAATTTTATTCAAAACATGAGTTGGTAAATTTGAAAAATACCAAACTTTATTTAACATAATTTCTATAATTTTATCTTCTTTTACAGTTCCTATAAAGCCATTATTCACAGGTAATAGAGGTAACATCGTTTTTGCATCATAAAAAATAGTATAAGAAGAAGTTCTATCATCAGCATAATATCTAAATAGATTTTCTCTCTATTTTTGGGCACTAATAGCTAAACCATTTCTATCTTTTACAATACATTTTTCCATTCTGTCAATAACTTCCAAATCATGAATATCTGTTTTAATATATCCAATTTTATCAAGAGTATCAATTTGTGTCATAATCTTTTGAATAACTTCCGTTGGCATTCCACCATTATATTCTCCATTGGTATCGGAGATTTCTTGCTTGCGTTTAAAATACTTCTTTACCAGAGTAATTCTATTTTCTTCAATGTTTTTTTTATCCTATGATACTAAATCAGAAGGATAAGTATACTTTGTACTGTTATTATTTCCACTACCAGAATCTAGTTCGATTAATTCCGCCGCCTTAAATACCACTTCCCATTCTCCGTCAGTCATTGCAGGAGAAGGATAAGCTTTAATAGAATAATGCAAAAGACCATATTTATTAGCCAAATTACATTTAACAATTGCACTTGTATAATCAGACAATTTAGATTCCAACATTCCTCCCCATATCATGCTCATACTCGCAGGAGAAAATAAAGCATCTTCTAAATTTAAAACTATATCTTTACCAAAATTCCAAGTAATAAGTTTTTTATTACCATAACCGCCTCGTGCATCAACTTTTTCTGCGGTCTTTTCAATTGTAGATACCTTTAAAGTATCTAAATATAAAACAGGAGTATAAAATACCTCATCGCCAATTTCGTTAATACTATAAAATACGACATCAGCAACTTCTTTTATACCATATTTTTGAAACAGGTTCATTTTCTCACCTCTCTATTAATTCAACACTATATTGAGAATCTGGAAGATTTTTTATTGTAGTAGTTCCATTCTCTTGATAAATCTTTCCATTTTCTTTATATTCAGCAGGATTTGAAATAACCCCATTAGTATATTTTCTTAATTTATATTGCTTATTATTTGTAGTACTCTATCTTACAACTAATTTACCTTTATCATCATTCGCGGCCAAAGCAGATTCAATATATTCTCCAACTTCATAGTAACTACCAGAAGTAGGAGAGATTATCTTAATGCTTGATTTTTTCAAATCTTCTATATACTCTTTTTGATAAGTAATCTTATCGTCAATCAGACCCAATAGTAGGGTCTTCTGTCATCACCTCAGCTTTAGGAGTTACATTAGTACTACCGCTAACATATCCATCATATTTAGCCTCCTCAACGCTATACTGAGTTAGTTTCATCATAACACCATCTTCTCTACGAAGAACTTTGAGCGTCATGTTAAATGTGGTGGGGTCTCCATCTGCTTGTAATGTTAAATTATTTTCAGCGCCCATTTTACATAGCGGAATTTCGAATTGATATCTATGATCTTTACCAGTTTTTCTACTACGGGAAAATGTTTCTCCTACAAGTCTATAAGTTCCGGGAAAATGAACTGCATCAACAATAATCTGATGGCCAAGAGAAGTGTTTTCAATTGCCCTTGATCTTGTCCATTTATAATAAATTTCATGCTGTTTAATTACTCTTAATTCACCGGTAATAGTCTAGCCATTACGGCGAGTAAACTCATCTGTATTTGGTTCGTAAGGCTGCATTGTTTTTGGATCAATAAATACAGATAACTCGCATTGTGAATATTTTTGTAGATAACGATAATTAGCATGTAAATCATTAGATTTTGTATTAATAACAAAAGTTTGACTAGCTTTGCATTTTTCCATTCTATCTAAATAATAAACATTATTTAGAGCATGATCAATTTGATAAATAGCCTCTTCTGGTGGAATTATTTGTTTATTCATCTCATCACTTAAAACGAAGTTATAATTAGTATCAGCAACTTCCTTCTGAAGAGTTAATGCACCAGTTTGGCTACCTGCGGCTGCAATGCCCCATTCTTCTGTTTCTATATTATATCCAAGCATTTTGTTCTCAATACGACATCTTTTACCATTCTTTCCCACAATTTTATAATTTGCGCCTTCCCAAAAATAAGTGTTTGCTGGTCTTGAAAAGCCTCTATAGCTTTCAACTTCAAGTGTCGCGGCAGTAGGCTCTCCAGTTCTTTTATCGGTTAATGTACCATATAATTTAATATGCTTACTACCATGCTTTCCTGCCCAATTCATACCTTGACTTGCTGGACTATATAAAGCATCCTCAAGAGTAACAGTAATTTCCTTACCATAGTCCCAAATTATCAACTCTGGATTACCTAATCCACCTCTCGCGGCAACCTGTTCAGCAGTTTGTTCTACAGTAGAAACCTTTAAAGTATCAAAATATAATACAGGAACATATACTTCATCGTCATTTTCATCTAATTCAATAGAATATAAAGTAACATCAGCAACTTCCTTTATACCATATTGGTCGAAAATATTCATTTTTCTCCCTCCTTTTACTCACTCAATACTTCTGTTGAGCCATCTTTTTCTACATAATAACCTTCCGGTGTAGATTCCATTTTCGTTGCTACTTCATAAGATGTTAATTCCATCATTACACCACTAGTTGGCTTAGCAACTTCTACGTCCAAATTGAATGTAGTTGGATCGCCCTCAGCTTCTAACGTTAGCGTCTAATCAGACTTAATTTTACATAGTGGGAATTTTAGTTGCATCCTCTCATCTTCACCAGTATCACGACTTCTAATATATGTTTCACCTACAATCATATACATACCGGGGAATTGTCCTGCTGTAACTGTGATTCTTTGAGACTTTAATTTCTTCTTTTCAGACGCAATAGTTAAAGATTTAATATAGTATGGCTCACCTTGATTGAACCAATAATCATCTTCATAAGGAGTCATTGTTTTTGGATTTACATAGGCCCAAAGTTTTCCTTCCTTTTGCTTTGCTTCTTCTGATTCATCAAGAGAAACAGACCATTCAGCACCGGGATTATCAGAAGATTCATTATCTTTTGGTTTATAAGACGCAGATTTAATATAAAGAATATCATTTTCATATTTAGTTAGAATGAAATAAATTAGCTCATTAATACTAGAAAATCTTAACCACATGTCTAAGCCTTTGAATTGCTCTACATTTATATACTTGTTTTCTTTTCCTGCACTTGTATCCATTAATGCAGTTTTGCCAAGATAAGCTAAATATCTGTCATCGTTTGTAACTCTAATTTTTAAATAAGAAGCTGTTTTTAGAGATTCTAATGTAGTATAGTCATCACTTGTGACCACTGCCGCAGCATCGCTCTTATCAATAATAATTGCTGCTTTTGGCTTTTCTAAAGTTAATCCTTCGGCTGGATTAATTTTATAACAAATTTCATATTTAAAATCATCTTTTGAAGAAGAAGGAGACTTAACTGTAATTGTTTGCTTGTCTGCAATTTTATAAGATTTACCATAAATATCAAAAAATTTATTAGGAATCTGAGAAATAGATTTAATATTAGATTCAATTGCAAGTCTCCATTTATATGTCCTATTATTAACATACCCAAAACCGTTTACTTCCGTACCATCGACAATGCTGGATTTAGAAAGAATTGTCTTTTCATTCCCTTCATCATTTAAAAGATTGTCATCTTTCATATGAGGAAGCAAATAACTAATATTTTTTCTGTCTCCTCTTGGATAAAATGCTTTCTCCATTCTTGAAAGTCTTTCTACAGGGTGTTTATCATTGAAAGTAATTCCCATATCATGATTTACATGACCATCTTTCCAATCAGAACTTAGTACACCACCCCAACATAAGCCCAAAGAAGCGGGAGTACAAAGAGCATCTTCAAGAGTAACATTAATCTGTTTACCATAATCCCAGCAAATCAAACGAGCATTTCCAAGACCACCTTGTGCCCAAACATTTTCAGCAGTTTTTTCAGTAGAAGAAATTTTTAGTGTATCTAAATATAATGCTGGAACATAATAAACATCTCCACTACCATCTTTCTTTTTATGAATACTATAAATAGTAACGTCAGCAACTTCTTTAATGCCATATTGGTCAAAAATACCCAAAATCATTCACCTCACATATTACTAAGAAAAATGGCTATTGAATTAAATAGTTCAATAGCCAATAATTCTTTTCTATTATATCATCAATATTCAGTTGCGCCGATATAAGTCGTATCGTCCTCTGAATCTGCATTAACCTTAAACATTTCAGCATCGTCAAGTAGATTTAGGTTTTCAGTGTCCTTAACCATAGTAGAACCATCGTTCTCTTCAGTGTTATCAACTACATCATACTGAACAAGCTTCATCATAATTCCATCGTCTGGACGAAGAACTGTTAATGACATATCAAAGACCGTTGGATCTCCTTCTGCTTCTAGTGTAATAGTAACTTCGCTTCCCATTTTAGCTTGTGGAATGATAAACATAAATCTCTCATCCTCACCAGTTGTTTTACTTCTTGCAAAAGTGTCGCCAACAACTTTGTAAGTGCCGGGGAACTTTTCAGCAGAAATTTCAATCGTATTACCAATACTATTATTCTCATAAGCAATAGAACGAGTCCACTTTAAGAATAGTTCGCCCTCGGCAATTGGAGTACCATCTTGATATGGCTTCATGGTAGAAGGATCAATAAATACTGCCTGTGCAGTCATGTCTCCTTCAGAGGGTAGGCCCTTGCTATTACCAGCCGGTACGATAAATGAACGCTTAGCAATTACTTTTTCCATTCTATCAATATGCTTAGTATCCTTTACACCATTAACGAAGTTAGTACCTTCATTGCCTAGCATAGCACTCATAGAAGCAGGAGTATAAAGAGCATCTTGTAGAGTTAGAGTAATATTCTTACCATAATCCCAACCAATTAAATTAGCGTTACCCTTACCACCAGTTGCATATACTTCCTCTGCGGTCTGTTCAATAGTAGAAACCTTTAGAGTATCTAGGAATAGAACAGGTGTATAATGTAGAACATTCTTCTTAATCTTGCGAATAGCTAGTTTAGAAACTGTGCAAGTTGCTTCAAAAGTTTCATCATTAACTGTAACTGGAACAGTATGAATTAAGCCATTTTCAACAATTCTCTTACAGTGTTCATCAGAAGGATATCCCTTGCGGCTTACTACCCAACCAATTGAGTCTGTCTTGCGATAACCACAACGATTAGTTACAAAAATTAGACCTTTCTTACCAATTACTACTAGCGCTAGATGTTCTACACCAGCAAAAATCTTATCTTGATAATAAACTGTATTGCCCTTCTTGTCTACAAAGTAGAAGATACCATCCTTATCAGAGGAAAGTTTCTTAGAGTTCTTGTTGGTTAGAATGTATAGGAAAGCACCTGCAGCCATATCCATTTCGCCATCTACACGAACATAAATTGCACGATTGGAGGACTATCCTTTAGTTGTTGTAACCGCTAAGTCGTCAATAACTTCTTCATTGGTATAAGTTAGCTTAGTAAGAGCATCAAGAACACTCTGTAAAGAATAATTACTTGTTACGTTATCACCAGCGCTATAATTATACTTATTTTCATCATATTCTGTATCAGCTTTACCAGCTTCTGGAGCTACATTACCCTTATACTTATCATTAACCTTATAGCCACCATGAATCTTTAGAACACCCTTTAGACCATTCTCGCTTTCATTGTCAATAACAAGTTTCTTCTGTTTTAAAGCATCAATCGCATCATTAATACTATCGTGTTCTGCTTTACCCCACATTTCAGAATTAGCAATTGCTTGGTCCACGCCACTTAGTTTTTCTGCCCAAGTAGCATAAGTATTATCTGCGGTAAAGAAGTCAACTTCACCAGAACCTTCTGCGCCTTTAGTATAAGAACCGCCAAGATATGCTGGATTGAAATAACCCATTTCATCTTCTACAATTAATTCAGCATAATCAGAATACTGTACATCATATGCCTTAGCGGTAATAGTAGCAGTTAGAGAAGAAATAGTAGTCATTACGTCTTCTGCATCATATAGATTTTCAGTAAACTTACCGGCTAGTCCAACTACAACCATTTTAGAATCAGAGCCGGGGGTTTCAAAGAAATTATCATTAAACTCTAGGTCACCAAAATAAGTATCTGCACCATCGAAATGATAACGAGCACCGGCACGAGTTAGCAGATTCTGATTCTTTGCATATAGCATTAGAACCTGCTCTGGATAAGAATATTCATGAGTACCAGAGTTTGCAGGAGAACCGTCTTTGTTTACAGTATATTTTACTGTTGCAGTATAAGTCCATTCTGTTTCGCCAAGATTTGCAACTGGAGAAACTTGTTCCTCTCCATTGGTAATAGAATTCTTATCAATGGTTGTGTCATTTGCTTTCTCAACAATTGCGGCAACTGTTAATTTTGCATTCTCTGGATCAGTAGATGTCTTATAAACAACAGTTTTTGTTTTTTCTTCTGTACTATCATCACACTTATAGTTAGTATGAGTTAGAAGCTCAGCATCAGCAAATACATAAGCCTCAAATCCTTCCTCTGCGCCAACACCAGTTCCATCATTTGGATAAACTGTTTTTAATTCAACAGCGCCCTTTAGAATGGAAGCCGCAGTAATTTTACGCTGAGACTCATAAGTTTCTTTTCGTCTGTCAATACGATAAAAAGTAACGTCTGCGACTTCCTTTATACCATACTTTTCAAAAAGATTTTTTTCAGCAGCCATTTATCTTACCTCCTTTAATCTTTTTCGAGGTTTTCACCCCAATATTTTGTTTTCATTTTTTTGGAATCTGCTCCTGCACATATCATCTGTATATCCTAATCCCACTTTTCCTTTGCTTGATGCCGCTTTATTAATCTATAAAATGCAAACAAAGTACAATTAAGATAATCTATCCCAAAGACTTCTGCCATTTCCATAGACTCAGTAAAAGTCTATATTTCACCTTTTTTCTCCTATTGCTTCTTCTTAGCAGCATCTCTCATTTCTCTTTTCAATCTGAATTTACGAGCAATTTCAGATTCATTTTCTGGAGGAGGCTCTTTGACTGGTCTTGCATTTTGAATACAAAGAACTTCTTGAAAATCAGAAAAATTACTATCAGTAATTAATCTTTTTTCCTCTGGCGGACCAATCAATACAGAATTTATTTTTGGGAGCAATAAAATATCTTCCGCTATAAAAGTAGTAAAGCAATTTCTTAATTCTAAATAAAATGAGTCATCTAATTGCGCACTCTATAATAAATATTCTAGAGGCTTTGGTATTTCTTCTGGATTTGGTTGTTTTCCTGTCTTTTCTTTAATAATCTTAATAATATCTGCTTCGGTCAATAATAAAAGAGCTAATCTTTTTTCGTATTCCTATCTACCCAGAGTTAAAATTTCTTTTATTGTTAGCGGCTAAATTTTAGCTATATTTCTAAAATTATATGCTGCATTAATAAAAGTTTGCTCTTTAATATAATTCTATTCATCATGAGAAAGCATTTATATAAAACCTCATAGTATGAGCACTCATTTCTTCTGTTAAAGTAGACAGTTCAAAACCTTCATATCTTATCTCTCCTAAGCCATTTATACGAGTATCCTGCAAAGATTTTCTTATTTCACTCATAATAGCATAAGGCCGCAAATCATCACCAGTTATTCTCCACTCTTTAAAAGGACAGTAAACATTTATTACAAAAGACAAATTCTCATTGTCTGAATTAGAAGAATTAATATCTCCAGAATCATAAAAAAGAATTATTTTACTTTCAGTAGTCTGCTCATCATCTCTTAATAGTGGAACTACTCTAATATTTTTTTGAAATAACTCTATTCCATTTATCTATTCTGGATGTTTATCTTTATTTAACGGATCTAAATCTGTATTTACTAATAGCCTACAAAGATTTTCATTTTTAAATAATTTCTTACAAATCTTTACAAGGTTTCTGCCATGTTCCTATCCATATTTTACACTAGAATCCATTGTATTCACCTCACCGATTTATTAAGAAGAAATTATCTTCTTCACTTACTGGAATATCCTTTGAAGAGGTGGGTTCCGCGGCATGAGTTAATCTTTCAGATATAGTAGTATAAGAAACATTTTTAATACTAACATTATCTTTACCTTGAATCTCCCATCCTCTATTTTTATAATTAAAATATACATCTTTTTTTAGAAAATCAAAATCTCTAGTTATAAAGATTCCGCTCTTATTTGGTTCTCTATAATCATTAGTTCCAAATTTAAAATAATCAACAACAAGTTGAGATGTTGAATTAACAAATTTAACGGGTACTACAAATTGTGTATCTCCATATTCATTTGTAATATTTATTTCACTATCTAAACAAACGACCTTATAAGTATAATAACCATTTGAAAGATTATCCTCAACAAAAAGTACTAACCATTTCTTATTCAATTCTTCTTTTTTAATTTTCTAATAAATACATAATATATCTCCAGTATTCAATTTTTTAGTCTTTGTAGAAATCAACAAATTAGAAATTAATTCACTTTCATTCCATTTATTTGGCTATAATGAGCCAATTAATTGTACCGGCTCTTCATTTATTTGATAAATTTGTGATTGGTACATCGTCTTCTTTAAGAATAACTCATCAAACTCTTTTTCTTTTCGAGTTTTAATTCTTTCCTGTTGATTATGTCCATCAATATTCATTCTCTTTAAGTAGACTTCTGTAAAATAACTCATCACACATCAACTCTATCAAATAAATTCATACATTCAAATATTGTTTTTCTATAATATTTAAATGAAAGATAGCGGCAAGCATTAAGTTTATTTAAAAGAGTGTAATACTCGATAGTCTTTGACTCATCTTGATACCCCAGAAGCTCAATTAAAATAGTATCAAGAAATTTTTCCCATTCTCCATCTTTTTCTCTTTCTCTTAATAAACCATAAAGCCGCTTTTTCATTTTTTCTTTATAAGCTTCCTTTACACTATCCATATTATCGCCGCCATCTGTTATGCTTTCCAGCAAGATTACGATAATGAAAGGGCCGCTTGGCAACAGAACGATAATAAATAGCTTGAAGTTCTTCCGCTTCTGTTTGAACTTGTTTTCTAAGTTCAATAAAAGTTGATAATAGTTTAGCTTGGGAAAAATCAGATTCGTCATATTGTGTTTTAATATTTTCCCAAGAATCAATTGTTCTTTTCAACCATTCCCATTTCATATAAGTAGCTAATACCTGAACTTCTTCGTTAGAAAAAGATTCATCTTTAAAACATTGCTTCTCTTCATCTATATCAAGCCCGCAACGCGGGAATTTAAAATAAACTATGGAGGCATTTAGGAAACTTCTCCAATCTTGAATGAACCATTTTAAGTCATCTTCATTATAACAATGCGCCCAATCATCCTCATTAACTTTTGCTAGAAAAGCATCATAAACAGTCATTAATTCAACCATTTATTATCACCTCAATCTTTTCTATCTACCTTCGCTAAATCTCTATTTAATGCTACTGCCTTTAGAATATCAATTCCAGTAATATCTTTTAGTAGGGTACATTTTTCAGCATCTAGGACTTCATTCGCAATAGCATAATTAACGAGAGCATTAATCTGAGCATCATTATATTTCTTTAATTCACCCTTAAAGGTAGTAATCGGATACTTAATTAACATATCTTTAATCTTATCATCTGTTAAAACCATAATATTTTCCGGCTCGGTTGCCCCATATGGTTCAAGACCAAGATCAATCTTATCCTACATACTATCAATATAAAGATAACCACGTTCTAGCATCTTACTAAAGCCCTCATCATAAATCATTTGTTGAACAGTATCAAAAGGAAGTGGAATAATCTGTCCTTTTTTTGTCCACTTTCTTTTAATTCCATATTCTGGCTTGTTTAAACCAATTGTCTTATTAACCATATTTTGTAAATTTACCATTCTTGTTGCCATAATTAAATTCCTCCTTTTAACTCAAAAAAAGGTAAGTGAGTTAAACTCACTCACCCTTTTTCCATTGTAACTTTTATCTATATTTAAATTATCTCAATTAGTCGCCAATTGGATACTTAGTTGGATAATTAGTAGTATCTGCAAGAGTAGTATTCTCATATACACACCAGTTGTGATTTGTTATAATAGCTACAGCAACCTTCTTATATGCTTCAATTTCCATATTGCGGTCACGGCCTTTGAAGTCATCAACCTGAGTTGGGCCTTCAAATACAATCTTAACAACCTTTTCGCCGCCAGTCGGGAAAACATAAGCTAGAGCAGGATTCATCTGAGTTACTTCATTAGTTTCGTCAGTATAAGATTGTGGAATCTGAACGATTGGATTACCACGGAAAGAAGTAATATAGCCAGTTCTTGCAATAGACTCAATATCACTTGGATTATAAACTGGAGTTGCACCTGCATAACCGGGAGTGCCATTAAAGATTGGTAGACCAATTGCGTCTGGACCCATAGCTGCTACGAACTCTGGAGTAGCAAAGATTGTTGCACCACCGCCATAAGAACGAGCAATTGCACATAGTTCTTGCATTGCATCTGCATCGAAGCCTGCGCCAACATATACATTCTTAGTAGGACGATCTTCTGCATTAACAGATGCAATTAGAGCTTTCTGGATTTCACCCATAATTGCTTCCTGTAGGCCTTCTAGTAGAATTTCAGCACATTCAGAAATATCTTCGTCACCGCAAATATAGCGCTCAAAGTCAATATAAGCAGCACCGCCAATTGCACTACCGCCAACTTCAAAAGTATCCTTATCTAGTCTGAAGGATTCGTATGCGCCGCTTAGACCAACTTGGGTAATAAACTGCTTAGCCCGCTGTCTACCACGCTTACGAACGAACTGTGCCTTCTGGCCATTAGCCACAGTCTTAATTTCAGCAAAAGAACCCATAAAGTCTTCTACATACTTTGGTAGAACTTCATCATAAGATTCCTGCATAATTTCAAAAATATCATATTTATTTCTACGATAAGAGTTATAATCGCTTGCTAGTTCATGTAAAGCCTGAGAAGCCGCACCCTTAACGTCACTTACAGAATACTTAGTAGGATCTGGTGTGGTCTTTTTAAACGCACAAACTACTAGATTCTTAATAGAGTCTCTATCAAATGCCATATTTATCAACCTCCCTTAATTACTTTGTTGGCTTATTAATTACTTCAAACATGAAGGACTTAGTGCCATCTGCGTTTGTATAAGCCTTTACTACACGAGTATAAACTTCGCCTAGTGCATCTGCTACTGCTGCACCTAGAACTAGCTTACCATCAGAACCTTCTACTACATAAGCATAAACATCAGTACCAGCCTCTAGAGCCTTCTTAACATCTGCATACATAATATCAGAATCAAACTTTGGATTTGCAGTAGTAAATACTGTAGAAGCAGTAGTCTCCCAACCAACAGTATTGGTAGTAAATCTCATGCCCGGCTCTACAAAGCCAATACGAGGTAGAAATTCACCACAAATCATGCAAAAATTTCTACGACCGGGAGTAAACTGGTTGTAATTTTTTTCAGTAGAGTAGTTAATACCCATTGGATAACCCTTATCACTTAGTGCCTTGGTCGGAACAGTAACGATATGATTAGCCTTATCTACAGTTAAAAATGCACCAACTTCGCCATAAATCTTCTTTTCCTCTGCTTCAGCAGGAGTCATCGGAAAATGGGAAGCAAATTTCTTATCATCTAGGAAGCACTGTGCTTCAATCATACCAGCACGAGTGAACCATACTTGGTTTGGCTCTAGCTGGCCAAAACCCTTACAATCAAAAAACTTAATTGCCATTACTTATTACCTCCATTCTTATAATTCTCTAATAGTCTCATCATTCCGGTATTACTCTTAGAAGTCTGAGAATCATTTTTATAAATATAATCAGGCTCAGAACTCTTCTTAGAGAACATAGTGGAGTCTGACTTATATGCTGTAGTACAAACTTCCTTCTCAAAATCTTCCACACTATACTTATCAAAAGATTCCTTAAAGGATTTAATCTGCTCATCGTTTAGATGAATAGAGAACTCAGAAAGAATTGCTTCCTTCTTTTCATTCTCAATAGTCTTTTTAAATTCCGCAAGACTATCGCGTTCAGTAATAATGTCTGTTTTTTCAGTTTCTAATACAGACTTTTCAGATTTTAGAGTTTCAATTTCAGCAGAAAATGTAGAAATTTCGTTCTCTTTTTCACTAATCTTAGCTTCGAGGTCTGCTTTTTCAGTAGAATATGTACTAATAGTAGATTCCATTTCAGCAATCTTGGCATCCTTATCTGCAATAGTGGATTCAAACTCTGTTTTTTCAGCCGCATAAGTTTCCGCCGCAGTAGTCATTTCAGTAATTTTTTCATTAACAGCTTCATAAGTGCCAATAGACTTCATAGCTTCAAGAGCATTATATTCAGTCTCGGTTACATCTACAATATAAACATCTACTTTTTCACCGATAGTAACAGAATCATCTTCCTTTGTATAATAAACTCGATTATATTTACCAGACTCTCTATTATAACAAAGAGCATAATCATCGTAAATATCGAGAATACTATAATCAATTTTCCATTCGCCTTCTTCATTGTAATTAGGATTTAGTGCA